AGCGTCAGCACCTTTGGTTAAGCGTCAGCACCTTTGGTTAAGCGTCAGCACCTTTGGTTAAGCGTCAGCACCTTTGGTTAAGCGTCAGCACCTTTGGTTAAGCGTCAGCACCTTTGGTTAAGCATTACAATAGAAATCACGCAATTCCTTGTTTTTGATGACGTCTTTCACTTTAATCGCGGTTTCTCTCACATATTTCGGGTGTGGATTAAGCAACAAATTGCGCTTATCGAAAGTATTTTGGTCGTGAGAGAAAACAAGAATGGTCTTTTCAGTGGCAACCTGAACCATAGGAAACGTATAATTCTTGAGAAACTGTTTCTCTTCGGCCATCTCGGCTTCGTCATCGTATCTCGTTTCAGATAGCAACTTACGTTTAAATGCGAATGTTCCAGCTGTTGCGTGATTGGGAGCATATGGACCAAACTCGAAAATCTTGCCTGTATCCTTGAAATAGATGTGAATTCGGCTGCTTCCACAGACAATAGCATCCGGTCTTGCGCGCAACTTGTTCACGGCATTACTGACTCTCTCCGGTGGATAATAGTCGTCATCATCCATATACACGATGATTTCGCCCTTGGTGTGTTCGTGCATGAAATTGCGCTTTCGTCCCAGTTTCATCTTCTCTTCAACACGAATATACTTGACACAAGGCACGCCCTCGAACAAATCGCCGACTGGGTCAGTTCCGTCATCCACTACAATCCACTCCATACATTCTCTCGGGTATTCTTGAGAGAGAAAGCATTTAATAAGCATAGGAATGAACTTGCGTCGGTTATATGTGGGAGTGCATACACTTACAAATGGTTTTCCAAACGGAACTTTTTTCTGCTGTGTTTTTGACATATTAAAATGCTTTTTTGTATTTTAATATACAAAAATCTATTTAAATCAATTGATGGTATAATTATATATCTAAAAAATGAACGAAGACCATGACATTGAACAGTTTTGGCTGTCATTTAAGCAGAGTATGTTAAACTTTTATGGAATAACAGAACACAACATATTGAAACGACCTATTGAAAAATGGAGTGATTCTCTCAATTCATTACAACGAGAGAAACGCTATACTGACATTGAAGAATCTATAAAACACTATATTTCTCTCTATGCGATGGATTTAATAAGGTGTTGTAATCATTATCATATGAGGATTTTAAATACAAACATTAACCGTTGGAACAAGGTGGCCGCCAATAACAAGTGTTTGCAAGAAGACGACGAGAAAACGTATTTTAATTGTGTCTTTATGCTAATTGATATATGTCTCTCAATGTTGGAAAACGGCAATAAGGATGCGAAGGATCTTTTCTCTCAATATGAGTTGTATATTTTGAATCACGATTATTCAATCCTTATTAATTATGCTGTTGCTCATAAAAAGATTGGAATGTTGGATAAACTGTTAAAATATGATTACTATGGAACGCTTCAAGTACTTGGCATTGAAGAAAGTGATAAAAATACAAAATACAGTGCTAAGAAGTTGTTATATATGTTATAATCCAAAAAATTGAAATACTAAAACGCTTATTGTTTTCTCTCAAACAACGCCGTCATGTCATCAACACCCGCCCCGTCAGAAAGCAATATTGTCAACCAACAAGAAAAACTCACGTTTACTCCTTCCCACATAATTACTAACAAGTTCAACGTGATTATAAACAATGGTGGTCGTGAACCAGTAAACAAATGTGTCGCATGTGGTGTGGACATTGGTGAAGACAATCCAAGGCAATACTGTATGAAGACGTATTGTCCGGATATGTGAAGGGGGGTGGGGGGAGAATTATATATTTAAGGATGATTTCAACTTAAAGAATAAATGATATTTTTTAATGTCTTTGTAAAAAATTGAAATGCTTTGAGCCGTTCTCTCTATAAGCAAATTACAACCCACATCAACAATGTCTCCATTTAACGAGTGCTGTGTCTGCTACTCGACAACTGAAGACATTGACCCAGCATTGAAGAATAGTTTCATAGTCATTCCGTGCGGTGGTAAGCACGAGATTTGCTTCTCATGCTTTATGCGCAACACGAATACTAAATGCCCAATGTGCCGATTTAATTACAAGACGATGAAGAATGAGCAAATGACGATAAATGACGAGACATTTGAACCGAATGACGAGACATTTGAACCGAATGAAGACATTGCTTTCATTGACAACTGGTGGATTCGCCTGAAAGAAAATATTCCAGACCTATTGCCAGTCATTAAACGAGAAGTGTTTGACAAGGGGCTGAATGTAGAGCCGTCGAACAGGTTGAACATAAATTTTGAGTGGATTGAGAATGCTATAATTGACAACCAAGAAGAACCAGACATTATCGGAGATATGGTCGGATTTTATGAAGTGTGCTGTCGCATGTATTTGACCAAGATGCTGGTTATGTTCAAGGATATTGAAAATGATGACTACACTGATTTCGCCTTGTCAGTGAATGACTTCATTCAGCACGAAGCTGACAGTTGGGACTAATAAAAATTGATTTTTTTGTTTTTATATATAAATGTCAGTCAAAGTACCGCTAAAATACTTGCCATCTCGTTTATCCAACAAAGACCGCGCAAAAATCGCGGCAGACCTAGCAAAATCTAAAAGACTCTACAAACGCGGTAAATACTACACTCGTCGCCAAGTAGCATCTTATCCCCACCGAAAATCATCACACATATTGAATGCGCGCCATATTTACGGAATAGACAAAATACGTCCATCGCGAGAGCTTGCGGCGAAAACCGGGTGTTCAATAAAAGCATTACAGGCAATAACAAAGAAAGGTCAGGGCGCATATTTTTCATCAGGTTCGCGACCAAATCAAACGGCGCATTCCTGGGGATATGCGAGATTAGCGAGCGCTATAACTGGCGGAAAGTCGGCTGTTGTTGACTTTGACATCATAAACAAAGGATGCAATCATAAAACAAGCAAAGCATATAAGATGGCGCTTAAAGCAAAAACGATTAAGCGTCGTCATACAAGAAAAATTGAAGCAACTTTTTAATGTCAAAGTTCGGTTTAATTCACAAAACCTACGCTATGGCGCATCAAGTAAAAATTGTGCGAGGAAACATAATCATTACTGTTTCGCAACCAGCAACAATAAGGTATACTAAAAATGATTGGCTCTCTTATCAAGATGTTAAGAGCGACCACTTTCTGACAATACGAATAATTTTAAACGAATCGTGCACAGTAAAATACGCTATAAATTATGAGACACACTGGGACAACAATGAATATGAAAACTATTCAATTGACATTGATAAGGATGTATATCAACAGCTTGCGATGTTGCCTCATTTTAAAAAAAATTCACCTTCAAAAAAGCGGGTTTCGTTTGATTTGACGAAAAACGAGTGGTTCATTGTTTATAAGCATCATTGTTTATAAGCATCATTGTTTATAAGCATCATTGTTTATAAGCATCATTGTTTATAAATGTTTCACACTAGCCATTCCTTTTTCATAATGCAGTTGATTAGTCGCTAACAAATAGACATCAAACTGTGACGCATCATCGCGTTTTCTCTCAATAACCAGGTTCTCATTTTCAAACTGGCAGATGTTCAAATTCCCCTCTGGATAGTGGCAATCCCAAGGTTTTCCGGGGTTCATACTGAACGCCGTAATTTTATCATTTACACTTACGCCATAAACATCAACAAGACGTTCATCATAGTCAAACACTGATACGTGTGACGAATCACTTTTACTATAACAATCATACGTTACACTCTTTATGTTTGCCTTATTCTCACAAACAAGCACATTTTGAATTGACAAGTTGTTTGGCACCAATTTTCCGGGCAACATAACCTGTTTAAAAAAGTGGTCAAAATTGGAATCATTCATTCTCATCAATTCCTTGTTACTGAGCCAACAACCATCGAAAAGCACTTCAACCTCAGTTATTTCTTTCGGCATATTAACAAATCTCAATTCACAGAGACATATTAAATGTAAATAAATCGAATCACAGAAAAAGACGTCAAAACTGAAATCAGTGTAATTTAGTGCGTTGTTTAATGCCGAAATAAGTCGCATTGGGATACTGCTTACCTTAAAACCATCAATCCAGATCTCAGCCGCTGCATCCTGAGAGTATTCTAGTTCTCTCGGAATAAACAATCCGCGGATTTTAAATCTATAGCCGACATCATCAGACTTCAACACCAGTTTAAGGTTGTTGGTAGTGAAAACACGTTGCTCATAAACCCGATGAGAATGTTCATTTAAAGGACAAGTATTTCTCAATTTTGCCACCAATGAGGCCTTTTTGTTAATAGACATTTGCAACTTATCAAATATAGTTTAACCCGTTTAAGTATTTTTTTATCAAATACTTAAACGCATTCCTAAAATTTATATTAGTAATATATGTCGCAACTCTTTAAAACTCCATATCCTCTCGAAAAATTAAAAGAATACATATTAAAATTGTGCGAAAGACTTGATGACTCATCATACATTTTCTCCAAAGTCTGCTTTAAACGGGCACAAATGAACGCACTTGCGACTGAGTTTATCTCCGATGTCGCACCACATTACCACAAATCCAAGCAGAAATACGCCGATGTCAACGCAATAAACTATAAATTGGTTGTTAATGCGCTGCGACAACTCTGTAAATATCACGACATTCACGTAGAGTCGAAAATTCGGTACGACAAATCGTCATATGAGATTGAATATCTTATTCACCTAAAGCCAACACAAAATATTGAGACAGCGCTAAATTACCAAGAAGAACCTGATTCTTTGATTGACGGGCAAACCATTTGTACTTGTTGCGGGTTAAAATTTCCTTCGACGGAATGAGGACACCATATGCGTTTTCAGCTATATCAACATAGGACGTTTCGAGCAAGTCGTCAATTAAAACGTCAGAACCAGATTCGGTCTTTTTGCCGAACAATTTCCCGTCTATCGTGGTAAATTTCGTGGAGAGAAAGCGGTTAACATTGCCTAAAAAGTCTTGTTCATTCGTGAAATCGTGCGAATTGAGAGCCTCTAAATAATTGAGGACATCGCGCATAGCAGGTGAATGCTTGCGACTGCCTACGAACATTACATCGTCTACTTTGAAACCACTGCCATCCTTGAGTTTCTCGTCATACAATGGCTTCAAGTCTTTCAAGCACAAGAATGAATTGGGGCATACAACTCCTCCGAAATAATAGAGCAACTTACAAATGGCGAGGGTTCTTAAGTGGCTTTTCACTGGATCTGCCGCATCTGCTATGCTCACGTTCCAACCTGGAATGACCTTGTCAAATGAGTGGTCATCGATGAGAACAACATTAAATGAGTTACCACAATGTTTTATAATGCTTTCAATGCACATTCCAATATATGGCTGATTGAGGTCAGTCGTGTTTCGCGAGAGAAAAGATGGCCAATGACGGGCATTCACGTCGCGAACAGTGTGAATCCATAAAATCGGTTTGTTTCCTAAAATCGTGTCGTCATTGAGTAAATATTTCTTCACTAAATCATAGTTTTTCTGGTCTTCAGTGAGCCCTTGTTTTTGCTTGTATTTATCGTAAACAATTCCAACAGCGACTAAAACAATAAAATAGAGTAAGTATTTGAGATATACGTTCATAATTATATATAGTGAATACAAAATTATGAAATAATACGCATTACTTATCACTATAAGTTAATTGCTTTAACTTTCCCCAAACCTTGTCCATCATTTTCTCTTGTTGTTCTTGTTGCTGCATGAGTTTAAATGTATTGCGTAGATTTGTTTCCGATTCGCTCTTATATTGTTCATTCAGAAGCCGTTCGGATTCTTCTTTACCAATCGGGACGATTTTGTCCTGACGAGTCTTAACGAACTTATCATAATCACCTGTTCTCATAAATCGGTCAGACATCGCATTAACATCAACCGAAATGAGACCTTCAGTATGAGCCCGTTTCAAATCCTGATACGCCAAACCAGCTGAACCGTGCGCGCTAGAATAGTCTCCAACAGGACCACTCAGCAAATTAGACGCTCCTACAGATGATGCCGATGAAATCGCCCCAAATCCATCGCGTGATACAATTTCATTGCCCGAAATCATTTCTGCTCGTCTTTTTTCAAACTCCATTTGAAACTCGCTATTCGTCATTTGGCGGATTTCCTGCTTGAATTGGTTGACATCCCGATTGCGATGTGATATTAACTGGTTATAATCGGCAATGCGTTCTTCTGGCTTGTTGCCACGCAGCCAATCATCATATCCACCAGACTCCTCTTCTGTCTTCTTAACGTTGCTTTCGAATAACTTGTTAAATGCTTCGTTGAAGTTCTCGGATTTCATCAACGTCTCCGCATAATGGCGATTTTGTTTCTCTTGTTCCTTGAACTCGTTCTTGTATTTATCGACGTATTTGGAATAATCAGTTGTCTCTATTTTATCAGCGCATCCTTTATATAGATTAATGAGAAGTCCATAAGCTTTGCGGTAAAATATAAAGTAATCCGACGGAAGACCACTCTTATCTGGATGAAGAGGCGCAACATAATTGACGAATGCCTGTTTGAGATCTTCGAACTTAAAATCGTGCGACAAATCGAAGAGTGCCAAAATCTCGTCTAAATTATAATTATCAATGTTAATGTCAACATCGGTGTCAACAACCATTTTGTGATAATATAAATAATATAAGTTTAAGTATTTTGAATATTAACATTTTGCTGTGTGAATGAGAAAAATGTCTTTATTTGTTTAGAAATAGCAAGAAGCACGTGTTTGTTGTGAAGTGCTTTTCTTTTCCATCAAACTAAAAAGCATTTCAGTTTGTTGGATGAAATGATTATAAAGGCTAAAATCAATTTATCATTAAAAGCTCGCTTCTCCGGAAGAATTTGTAGAAAGCGAATATGAACAACTAGACTTCTTAAAAAAATCACGGATTTCCTGTTCATTAGCACTCACGATTGCGTGAATAGGTTGTCCTCCAATATAACTAATCATAGTTGGCAACTTCTGTATTTTAATAAAAGAGGCAACATCCACGTCTTCATCAATGTTAATTTGAAGTAATTTCACATTGTCAGCGCCGTGCTCACTGACTAGCGTCGCGATTTCACTCTCAACCAGTGGAGAAACTCGCTTGCATGGAGAACACCAGTGAGCATATGCCTTGACGATAACCAGTCTTCCTGAGTTGTCAGAAAGAAACTGCTTGAATTCACTGCGATCCATATTTATTTATAACAATAATGTGAGATTTTAAGTAATTTATATATATTATATATCAATGAGTTCTCATCCAGGTCAGCGTTATTATAGATGTAATGGTAACTCAAATCCGGCAGCAGAATTGTCATACTCGGGTCAATTCACTTGTCCAAACAATGTGAGCGTGACAAACACTGAGAGTATAACAACTACGTATCATTGTCGCACAAGACGAACAAGGTTCAATCATCAGCCAAAGTATTATCCAGTGTGTTTTGGGTATTTTGACAAGAATAAGCAATATAATAATGCTATGGTTGATAGAAATAGCAACACAAGTTGTCGTGTGAGAACCGCACAGCGGCTCAAAATCGGAACGCGAATGCGCTAAAATTAAGAGAGAAACCATCGCACTTTTTTATTTTTTCTTCTTATTAAGTATAATTAAAATGGTTAAACGCGTTGAGAGAAAGAAGGATGGAATGTACCACGTTCACGGCAATAAGTTTGAGATGCTTGAGGGCTCTCGCGCTCAGGTTTGGCACGGAACTGCTTATAAGACCAGTGGCGGCCTCACCAAGGCACACCTTATGATGAACAAGCACGGTCGCATTGTGTCCAGCGTTAAGCACCGCACAGCCAAGAAGGAGAAGCGACTTGAAAAGGCTGGATACTTCACCAAGAAGGGCAAATTCGGCGCAGTTAAGAAGACTGCCAAGAAGACCCGCAAGCATTAAGCGGCCGATTTCGCAATAATTGCGTAATGTTTTAATATAAAGACTAACTAGTCTATTTATATTAAATGGATGTTTTAATATAAAGACTAACTAGTCTATTTATATTAAATGGGTTCTAATCAATCCGGAACAAGTCTGCCGTCGGACTACTGTATATACGAGGAGAAATGTCCAGCAAGCAACAGAAGTGCGATTTGCGTCCCTTGCTTATATAAGAATAGAACAGGTTCGCTTAAACCACAATTAATTAAGGTTAATCAAGATGGAAGTTTTTATGCACACAACCGGTTAGGAGGACATGTTACAAATTGTAGTTGCATACCGGAAAAACTATGCGATACTTGTTATCTTGTAATGGAAAATTATGTGTTTCCGCCTGGAGACAAGTTGTCTTTGTTGAAACCATATGAATCCAACAACAATTACGCAAAATTTTAATATAAATAGTGTCATCACTTTATATTAAAAATGTTTAAGAGCGAAATATTAAAGAAAACAAGCGAACAAGCATCAAAATTTAAGATGCCATACTTGGTTCCCCTTTTTAATGATTGCGATTATTGTGAATTACTTAAAAAATATCCAACAATTGTGGGACAACACACAAAAGGATGCCCTATTCAGCAACCCACCTGAAATAATTAATGCTCACAATTTTAGCATTATTTGTTTTACACCATTCGCAGTATTTCTTATAAGTCGCCTTTGTTTCCTCGTTATCCACTATCATCCCATTTAAAAACCGTCCAACATCAGTTCGCTTGTCCCACAGCGCACACTTATATCCGTCAAAGTATTTGTTGTCAACTATATCAACACAAGCATAATCCTTTATAAGATCAGCAATGGCCTCTTCATTGAGAGAAGTCGCAGCGAATTTCTCATAAGCGTCACCGTTTTCTCTCAACCACTTCAAAAACATCTCGAATAGCTCGCCGATTTCCAGATATTTCTCTCCATCATCTTCTACAACAGCAGTGTTCCAAAAATTCACAAACTTCGGCATATAAGACTCCTTTTTACTCTTAATACCAACATTTTCCGGCATATATGTCATTAATTCACAACTATTCAGAATAATAGGCAACTGTTTTTCTCTCAAATACGCCTTCCATAAATAGTAAATTTGTTTAGCATCTAGTGATTCTGGTGATGTTGCATCTATAAAGACGAGATTTGATGTAATAAACTTGCCAACTATGTCATCTGGCTGATTCTCTCTCAAATAAAACACACGCTCGCGGAGAGAAACATCCGACTCCTCAGCATACTTATCGGCTGACCCATATCGCACAGAATAATGTGCCGCAACATTTATAAAATCCAAGAAATGCTCCTTCATAAGCGACTTCCACGCAGTCAAGCTAGCTTGATTTTCGAAGTGAATGACTCTCGCATCGTCCATTTTATGGTGCGACATATTGAACCTGTATTTGAAGTTATCAACAGGATTAAACGCGTATTTAAATGAAGACAGTGTCATATCGCTCACAACATTCATAAACACCTTGAACTTCTCGTCGATGAAATACTTGAGTTCGCAACTGTGATGTTTGTTTAAGACGTTATCGCCAACGACAGAGAGAAAATACTTTGCTGTAGCCTTATCCTTACAAATCGTGGCCGTTAGCAGGCCAATAACAGCCTGAATAGTTGCCGATTCAGGGATATTTTTTAGCATATTTCTCTCCTTAATCTGCTTAATAATGTGTGTCTTAATCTTGTATTTCCACTGAAGCAGTTCTTTATTTGGAGCCTGTTTAATAGCCTTTAATACTTTGAACAAGATGCTATCTGCGTTAATATGCGTGTAAGTTGTTCCATCATATGCCACGTGCTTGTCAGTGTTTGAAATGTAAAAGTATTGTTGCTCGTTATTAGAGAGAAATGACTGTATGAATTTATTGCTTAAATCGTCCAGATGTTCTCTCCGCACTTCACGCTTGAATTTCTCAATTATAAGCGCATCCACTTTCGCTGGCAATATATCAACCACGAATTCGTGGATTTTCTTTTCAACAAATTCGTCGCCATTGTAATGAGAGAATAGATCCTTTATTTTTTGAATACACTCGGACTCCATTGTAATACAATTCTATTGGTGCGTGCGTTTAAGTATTTAAACGCAAACATATATAAAGAATGGCGTATATATGTTTTTAATCAATAATAATGTTCGAGGAAGACGATTATGTGTTGGAGATTAAAACTGTTCAAATATCTCCGTTCCGCACATTAATGACTGCTCTCAAGGATATTCTCCTTGAAACAAACATCGTTTTCCAAAAAGACGGAATGAGTATCACGAATATGGACAAATCCCACACTATTCTTGTCAATCTCTTCTTACACGCCAACAATTTTGAGAAATATGTGTGTAAACATCCCAAGATCATTATTGGCGTTAATATGACACACTTGTTTAAGATTATTAATACAATTGATAATGATGATACATTGACAATTTACATTAGAGCGTCTGATTATGATGATGGCGTTGTGAATAACCTGGGTCTCTTGTTTGAAAACGGTGATATCAAGCAGGCAAATAACCACATTCTCAAGTTGATTGAGCCTGATGATGAGAACATGGAGATGCCTGATGTGAAGTATTCTCTCATAATTAACATGCCTTCTTCGGATTTTCAGAAGATTGTGCGCGATATGTCGAGCATTTCAGACCGAATTGAGATTAAATCGGTCGGAAACGAGCTGAGTTTCGTGTGTAAAGGCCCATTCGCCACAAGCGAGATAAAACGAGCGGAATCTGATGGAAATATGGACATTGTAGAGCAAGTCGCGCCATCGAAGATTTTTCAGGGCGAGTTTGCCTTGAAGAATCTGAGTTATTTCATTAAATGCACGAATTTGTGTAGTTCAATTGAAATGCTTCTTGAGAATGACTTGCCGCTTATTGTCACATATAAGGTGGCTTCTCTCGGCGAGCTTAACATGTGTCTTACTCCATTACCGAGCAATACATCTGATAAGAAGGACTAACATATTACAAGTATTTAAACAAAATCGGGTATAATTGAGAGAAACAGACGGGCATTCGGTGTTCAACGTGCGTGCAATTCGTCTGATGTGTGTGAAGTCGGCCTGTTTCGTTGAGTGTTTTCAAACCAATCCAATCTTCCGTGTAAATTGGGTTGTTTTCTAGTGGCAATATTGTCAAATCGGCATTAAAGGTGTCAAAGATTCCGCTTGATTGTGGTTTGATTATATCGTCATTTGGAGAGAACACCATTGCGAAGTTGGTGAGTGCCTGTAAATATTTATTGCGTTTCAGTTGCTTTTCCCCGTTGGCTTCTGGTAAAAACGACGAAAAGAGCTGATATCTTACTAAATGTGTTGGATCCCGCCAATATCCGGCGAAACTGAGAGTGGATTGTGCGATTGGATTGTAAAGGTCAATGAATCCCAAGTTTTTGTCATATACACCACCGTGTGGAGAGACGAGTGTGATTAAATTGATGATTGGTGGTGAATTGTAGCGTAAAACATATCCACGACCAATTAGACCACCTTGAGAGATGCCTATAAAGTCGAATCCATCGCGAAGGATTGTATTGTTACAAACAACATCCTTAAATGCGTCGATTTGTTCCCACAAGGGCGTGTCGGTGCTGTAAGAGTCTCCATCACCGAGTTCGACGTTGATAACCTGGCGATTAAATGTGGTGCTGACCCAATCAGCGAGTTCAACCATGTTTCCTGCGTTGCTTTCAATGCCGTGCATGAGAACAACAGGGTGTTGTGCTGAGATGGTTGTGGAGAGAAAAGTAAGCAAAAATAACACACGTGCGTTCATTAAAAATGTATGCGATAAAAGTATTTTAATTCAATTCTTGGGTTTAGTGGCTTGCTTATCTTTCTTTGCTTCTTCCTCACGCTTTTTCTCACGTTGATCCATTACCGATGCAATAAGATTGAGAGAATGACTAACCGCAATCAACGCGCAATGTATGAAAGACCAATGCCAGACGAACGAAGAGACCGAGTGGGAAACATGATTAATGTGCTTGTGGTTGGTGAATTGCTTTTTAAATAAGTATTATGAAGCATTTCAATTTTTTTAATTTAACTCAAAACAAGCAGAATTAAATTAAACAACTGTTGTCATTGCGAGAGAACTCAATATTTTATTCCCAAAGCATTGTTCGCGTGCCTCTTAAACAGAACACCCTGGAAATTGAGACCGTTTAGCTTCTCAATCTTCGCCGGATTCTGATATGAACAACCGCTCATCCAAATCTTAATAATACAAAACGACTTCTTAGATGAAATCGTGATACCAGTGATATTATTGTAAATGTCGTCATCCTTTGTCACACAATTTCCAGCAACCGCATAAGAAAGGTTCTTCCAAGCGTTCACCACGCTCTTATTATTGCTCTTAAATGAGAAACAACCACCATCCCGGTTCTTCTTGTCCTCCCACATTGGATTTATACCCTCTTTCATAAAGAACAACATACAATTACTAATTAGGGGCTCCGGCAAGTTCTCAACCACCGCAATCATCTCCTCCATTGTCTCAATTTTCATAATTTTGACATAACTGGGAAGGGTCCAATTTGTATCGTGTGGCAAATGCGCCCAAAGAACCCATTTGTCAGTAAGCGGATGAAACCCAGTGTTTTCTGCCATTCTGGAGGAGAGAGAGCTAAAGTAAAATTAGATTTTAGTTTTATATTAGTTTCCTTTAATATATAGTTTCCTTTAATATATAGTTTCCTTTAATATATAGTTTCCTTTAATATATAGTTTCCTTTAATTTACTCGCTTAAACATTGAGACATATCTTTAATGAAATCTCGTCAGGAGAGAAACAATAATTTGTTCTTTATGGAGAAGGATTGATTGAACGTTCGGTCATAATTGTGACAAACCAAAAGAGTGTGTGCTTCCACCACTAGATATTAGCGACATTACAAGAAAAACACCCTTTTGTTTTGAAATACATTCCTAATAAAAATTGAATTCAGTTGATTAGTTTTGTTTTTAGTCAAATCCGAACAAACCTAAAATGACACACATCATCTCCACAAAAACCCTCAATGGTCACACCGCCCCTGTCCTCTCTGTCTTCGCCATAAACAATCTCATCATTAGCGGATCATACGACAACTCCATCAAGATCTGGGACATCAACACACACAAATGCATTAACACCCTCAATGGTCACACCAACGCTGTCCGCTCAGTCTTCGCCATAAACAATCTCATAATTAGCGGCTCATACGACAAGACCATCAAGATCTGGGATATTCACAGTGGGGAACTTATCAACACCCTCAACGGTCACACAGACTGGGTCCTCTCTGTCTTCGCCATCAATAATCTCATCATCAGCGGGTCATACGACAAGACCATCAAGATCTGGGACATCAACACACACAAATGCATTAACACCCTCAAGGGTCACAACTCCCCTGTCTTCGCCATAAACAATTTCATCATTAGCATCTCAGACGACAACTCAATCAAGATCTGGGATGTCAACAGTGGTGAGCATATCAACACCCTCAGCGGTCACACCAACGCTGTCCGCTCAGTCTTCGCCATAAACAATTTCATCATCAGTTGCTCATACGACAAGACCATAAGGATCTGGGATGTTAACAGTGGTGAGCATATCAACACCCTCAACGGTCACACAGACTGGGTTCGCTCTGTCTTCGCCATAAACAATTTCATAATCAGCGGGTCAGACGACAAGACCATCAAGATCTGGGATATCCACAGTGGGGAACTTATCAACACCATCAAGGGTCACACCGACTGGGTCCGCTCTGTCTTCGCAATTGGTAATTTCATCATCAGTTGCTCATACGACAACTCCATTAAAATCCACGAATACATCACAAACAAATAAATCTTTACTGCTCTGTTGTGTATGTGGAAAATCATCCACGAGATATTTGGATGGGTTGGAATAAACACTTATGCGCTTAATTGAATTAAAAAATTGAAATAAAACCAACTTAAATATATTTCTTTTATTTCAATTCATCCCAGATGGAGCCCTACGTCAAAGAACAATTCACCAAGGCAATCGCAATGTGCGGCAACAATCCAGATTACGAGAATATCAAGGATTTTATGCAAGATATGATTTCTGACAATATTGCGTTGGCAGCAAAAGACACTCCAATACATTTATTGAAATTCATTCAAAATGCTGCATACAATAAAGTGTTTTCGGATGAATTTTGTGAATGTATGCAAAATGTGTTGTTTGAGAGAAAAATCGAGGATAATGCAACGATGTTTCACATTAGAAAGTTGCGTAATGCGTATATCTATAAGTCATCTATGCTCAAACTGAAAGACGAACAGATTTGTGGATTGGATATTGAACAATCACAAAAAGACGAGAGAATCAAAGATTTAGAGAAACTGGTCGATGAACTTGAAAGACGTGTTGAAATTTTAAGAACGATTAATAATGCTCTCAATGAAAAAGTAGAAGAGGCATCGTCGCTATAATTAGTTTCTTAACGTCGTAATATATAAAATAAAAAATTGAAATGCTTTTTTTGTTTGTATAAAAGGCAATTTCCAGCGCCCAAACAACCAACCAAACAAAATGCAGTTCGAGACCATCATCGGCTTCAGACTCGCAGAAGCAACAAGCATCGTGAGCAACGACACGTGGTTCGCCGACAACGTGAGCAACGACGACATCCAGCGCTACATCAAGTTCGAGACTGACGAGACAGGCAAGCACATCACCAGCATCGCTAGGAGCAACAATCCCGCAGAGGGATACATTCAGGTAGACAAGACCATCGACGTCGCAAACATCCTCACCGACACAGATGGCAAGCTCGCAGCATTCCTCTTCTCCGTGAACGCCAACAAGGGACCAAACAACGAGGTGAAGAAGTTCTTCGCGGTTGGAGGGAGCGTCGCAGGAGACACTGAGAAGAAGTTCCTCGGACACGTCGCGTGGCTCACTGGAAACGGTGGATACGGGTCAGACACCGACCTCCTCTGCCAGTACGAGCGAGGCTTGACCTGCGACTACCTCCCCCTGCTAGAGACCACGAGAGGCCGCGAGATTTTCAACAGCAACCTATACACTGCGTTTGTCAAAGTTGTGCTCGCAATTGAAGAGCCAGACACCTTTGTGCGTCCCGCGGATTACAGCCGTCTAGCAGCTGGACTGGCACAGGACCTCAAGCTCGTCAACCGCTTTCTGTGAAGAACAAAAACAACAAAAAAAGAGAGAAATAGAACCCTGTTTATGTAGTTGCCTTCAATAAAAAGAAAAAAATGTGTTTGGCGAAGAACGAACACATTTTTTCATTGAATCATTTACAATTTATAATAGTAAGAACCATCCACTTCATCACCAGTACAATAAATGTTGTTCATGTTAACTTCGTGATCAACTATGTGTATGGAAAATGGAGTATTGGGCTTAATGAAAACGTCAAAATGCTCCAACATAAGCATGCGAATAAATCCCAAAGTAAGAGTACTAAGAATATTGTTTCCAGAATAGAGGTATTCCTTCAACATTCCAGTTATATCATATCTGTTATCGGCATAAACAACATCAACACACATAAAGGGACAACGCAAAGGGTCGGGATATCCTCCCACAAACTGATTTTCAATGAGTTCATGCATATTTTTCATTGAATAGTCTCTGCCATAATGATATATCAACTTGACTACATCGAGTGTATCAAACTTGATTTCTGTTATAATAATTGAATTGTTTCGAATAATTTTTCCTTCGTCAATGTCCTTTTTAGTGAATTGGTGCCTAACCATCGAACCTCCCACACTGTCATTTAAATGATATGAAATAGCTACACAATCAAGGATGTGCTCGTTGGAAAAGATTTTCTCTCGGGGAATTAGATTCTTCTGAACATACTTTTCACACGCTTTCCAAATCTTGTTTCCTTTAGCAATTGTGTATTCAATTAACATTTGAGACTGAATAATGCCAAAGATCGCAGCTACCTTCAGTCTATCGAACGCTTGTGGGTTTGTAATATAAACATGGTAAAGTCCAAATAAAACAAATGCTAAAAATGTAAACATTACCGGTTTAAAGTTATTAGAGTTGATTATTTAAATGGGTTTTAAATAGATATTTTACATTAACACTTGTCAAGTTCCGAATAATCAATAGCATTCAATTCATCATCCAAGTGTTTGAGAAGAGACGTTTTTGTTTGTAGCTGGTGTTTACGAGGGTCTGCTACTGGTTTATTTGCTTCATTTCCATACATCTTTAATTTGCCTGTTGTTGGGTCTAAACCAAGCATTAGGAGGAGTATGCTGATTATGATTGACATTAAAATAAAAGGAATAAACACTATAATCCACGAAATTACGCCTAAACCACTGTCACATAAGTAATTGAGAAAAATGGTGAATAAAAATGTAACGAATATCTTAAGAAACGCTGTATTATAAAGGCCTTTGCCAGTATCTAATATGATTTGGATGATTGAAAACACCAAATAAATGAGTGCCGGTGTACATATTGATTCTAATGCCATCTTGTTATATTATATCTTAAGAGAAAATAGGCTTGCCGTTGTTAAAAATGCCAACTTGGTCGCCAATGTCATCATCAACCGTGCACGCGTAAATCTTACCACTTGTTGTGTTTGTGACGTAGTACTTCTTTCCCTTGTATGTATACTCTTCAACCTCTTCATCAACCTCAATCTCTTCTTCGGAGATGTCTTGCTCTTGCTCCTCAGCCTCTTCCTGAGCCTCTTCCTCTTCCTCAGCCTCTTCCTCCTCAGCCTCAGCCTCTTCCTGAGCCTCTTCCTCTTGCTCATTAACCTGAGCCTCTTCCTCCTCAGCCTCAGCCTCAGCTTCTTCCTGAGCCTCTTCCTCCTCAGCCTCAGCTTCTTCCTGAGCCTCAGCTTCCTCCTCAGCCTCAGCTTCTTCCTGAGCCTCTTGCTCATCAACCTGAGCCTCAGCCTCAGCTTCTTCCTCTTGCTCATCAACCTGAACCTCTTCCTCCTCAGCTTCCTCCTCAGCTTCTTCCTCTTGCTCATCAACCCGAGCTTCTTGCTCCTCAGCTTTTGCGTCTGATTCAACCTCCTCTTCTACCGTTTTCTCTTGAATGATGCTATCGACAATATTCATTCGAATGTTCGGCGTATCTTCAACCAAATAATTATCAAGCCGTTCTGTTGTGGCCTGATTGAGACGAACACACTCCTTTAACGCCAATTCTTGTTCGTTCAATCTAGTCATAAAGACATCGTGCTCACACTTGCAAATTGTGTCAGTCCGTGTCGGTTGGCTCTTAAACCGCTCAAGAATACTGTCTTTAAACGCACAATACTTCGCAACCGCCGCTAGAAGCTCTGGAAGAATGATATTCTGATAATTAGCCAATTCATCTCTTGATGCGATGGCCTTCAAAATGTCATTCAAAAATCCGTTGGTAATGTTGCTCACGACGGCGTCCATATTGTTTGTTGGTAAGATACCATATTATCGTGTCAATTGTTTATATTGTTTCGAATAAACACATTTCAGTTAAAGTTATTTGATAAAAAAATAAAACAACTTCTTTTTATTATGATTTAAACAAATGATAAATATTTTTAATAAACGCATAAATGTCCGAAGAAAGCAACGTGAGCATAACCGTTACTGAAGAATCTCCAGCCAAGAAGTGTTGCTTTCAAAAGTGTGTATCAGATTCAAACGAACAACCAAGTATGGACTGTTCTTCTTGTAATTACTCTTGGCATCCTGTTTGCCGAGAGAAATACTTTGTCGATGCGTCTCTCAACAACTTACTCAAAACCGAACAATGCGCAATCTGCTACAACAAAAGAAAACAAGAAGAACAACTTGAATTCCGTAAGAGATATCTCGCCAACCTTGTTATGCGACAAACTACCTATACAATGGAACAAGCAAGAGAGAAACTCGAAGAATTCAAATACAACATATTGGCTCTCATAAAAGATTTCATGTCGCCCGCTAAAAAGACAAGGGGAGATGAAATTCGCGAGGAAGCAGAAGCAAATAAAACCACTAACCAAAAAATCTATACTGAGTTCCGAAATCTGCTTGATACAAGCGCACAAATTATGAAACGCCGACAAGAACTGGAAGCCAAGGTAAACGAGACGTATGAAAAACTGGTTGCTGCTAAAAATTCATCTTAAGCCACACAGAACTGCTCAGCAACAATTTTTGTTTTTACCGGTTTTGATTTAGAAATTGACTTCTTAACTATTACTTCGCTTATACTACTGTTCATTTTAAAGTTCTTGTTGAGGTCCTCGTGTTCGTTGTTGTCCTCGTAAAGTTCCGGCAAAACACGCGTTAATGGCTTATCAACCACTAACAACAAGCGGTCGTCTCTCAACAATGCCCTATATTCCTCAATAGAAAGAGTCCCAAGAAACTTATTGAGCAAATATCTAGGGTCCGGCGCTGGTTTAATGTTCTTCTTATAGTTAAACGCCTTTGCATACATCTTGTTTAAGATGTGATAACGCTCCCATTTACACGAAGTATCGATGCTTTCTTTAAAGAGAAAAGCGGTAGCACACTCTGGAGTGCAAAAATGTCCATACACTTCGATGCTGTCATTTTGAACGACCGCCTTTGGAATATACACTGGCTGATGAGAAAAGGGGCAAGTACACCAGAAACAACTGCTATTCTTATTGTAAATTTCGTTGTTTATGTAATTGCTATTTAACTCCTTGACTTTTGTCCAAATGAGCTTGTTGTTAAAGACTCCTTCATCATTTGGGTCAGTCGACGCAAACGGATTATAAATAAAATTGGATCCAGCGGTTATGCTTGTCTTGTTATTGTCAACCGCCACACAATTATCATACTTATTTTCGTTAAAGTCATATGAATCCAGCTTGTCATTGGTAAACGTCGGGTCATACACTGTCGAAAATTGTTCAAAATGACTCAATTCATCCAAATCTTTTGTGCTACACTTTAAATGAACTATGATGTTTTGCTCTTCTACTACATTTACAACGTTCTTTTCTTCAACCACTGGAACGATGATCTTTCCGCCCTTGGGCTTGCGTCCTCTCTTTTTAGGTGCTGCTGCTGCTGACTGGTTCATTAAATAAATGTGTGCGGTGTAAGTATTTAAATCATCAACATTTTAAATGGTTTAAATAATATATTTTACAGATAGGTCGAACTATTAAATACTTGTATAGCATTTTCGGCAAACTGGAATGTAGTTGTCTGAACCAATGACCTCTTGGTCGGTTTCAGTTGTAATGCGTTTGCTGAATGATGCTGGAGTACCATCCTTACACTTCTTGCAAATGGCATGGAGTTTGCTGTAATTATCACAATGTGGGATAAGATTCAGTAACTTTCCAAATGTCTGCTGTTTGTAATCGCCATCCAATCCACAAACATACACTTTCTTTCCGTGGTTTTGAACCAAATCAAGCACAACTTCATAAACATCCACGAAAAATTGCCCCTCATTAATCAGGAAGACGTCATACTTGTCGATGTTTTCTCGAGATGCAACTTCTCCTAAATTCTTTACATTAATGCATGGAATCATCTTCTTGTCGTGGGTTGACAGCAATTCGCTGTGATATCTCTTGTCCTTGTCATAATTAACAACACAACATTCAATGTCGCATATCAAGTACATGTTGTAGATCTCCAGCAATTTCGTCGTTTTACCAGAGAACATACAGCCCAGGATGAGTTCGAGATATCCAGTAGAAGCGTGTTGGGTCATTTTAATGTGGAGAGAAGCTGTTGTCATTAACATAGTAATGAGTTTTTATTTCAATTTTGTAAATTAATATTTAAACATTATTTTATTTCTCTCCTTAATAATGATGAATATACCATGGGTTGAAAAATACAGGCCAACTAATTTTGACAACATTGTATTAGACTGCACAAACCGGAAAATTCTGACAAACATTATTGAAACCAACCATTTTCCCAACTTAATATTCTACGGCCCTCCAGGAACAGGCAAAACGACTACCATCATCAATCTCGTAAATTTATATCAAAAACTATGGTGCGACGAGAAAATGAATGAATGTGTAATTCATTTAAATGCTTCAGATGAACGGGGTATAGATGTAATTAGAAATCAAATACAGCAGTTCGTCGTATCATCGAGCCTTTTTAAAAAAGGAATGAAATTTGTTGTATTAGACGAAGTTGATTCTATGACTAAAACGGCTCAACAAGCACTCCGTTTTCTCATTCAAGAAACAGCATTTACAAGCAATGTTCGTTATTGTCTTATTTGCAATTACATTAGTCGCATCGATTCTTCTCTCCAAGACGTTTTAATTACATTACGTTTTAATGAATTGCCAAAATCAGAAATAATGCTGTTTCTTAAAAATATCTTAAAAAACGAAAACATCGAAGACGTAGACGAGATGGACATAGAACATATTATAGACTTATATAAATCAGACATTCGCAGTATGATAAATTATATTCAGTGCAATCATAGGAATTTAATAAACAGCAAAATATTTAATAAAGCCACATTGGAGCACTTTTTAAAGACTGTCGCAACCAAAGACATTAAAGAACTGTTAAACGACGTTGACGGGCTAGTTCAAACCCACAACATAAGCAAGACTTATTTTATAAAGCAAATCATTTATTACTCAATCAACAAAAATGTGGCGAACTTACAAAAATTTCGCGACATAATACACAATTTAACGGTCAGAACCGAATATATTCTATCTTATTTATTGCTTAAGATTAAAACCGGCGACATATTATTGTAATATTGCTTATATCTTCTCTCGAGTTGACTAATAAACTTGTTAGACGGCGAGTTGTTTGATGGATTAAACACATTGCTTGATTTAACGGGGATGGGTATGGGCTGTGATCGAAGCATATGTGATGATGTATATATGTAAGAAAAAACTACTTAAAGCAATTCAAATAGAAAATTGAAACCAAACAAGCTATTTTTTTAAACACAACTTTACAAAAGCATCAATGGCCACCGTTGTTGACGAAGAATGGGAAGCATTTCTTAATGATGATGGCACTATATCAGAAGAAGAGACTGAATTAGAACCTGTTGACAATGAAAATCCTCCTAAATGTGGCGACATTTTCATCTCAACTAAGACGAAGATTACTTATTTAAACATAAAGGACATTGATATTGCTGAATTGTTTTGGGCTATACCAATTATGTCCTATACAAAAGAAGCAGATGGTATTATAAAGAAACAAATCAAACTAACGTGCGAAACATCTGAAAAATACGACGAGGCGATGAAAAAGGCGTCGACCGTGTCAAACATACAAATCAATCGCATTATGCGCAAAAACAAGAAGAGTATTGTTCTTTCAAATGAAGAAACTATTGAACAAGGTGATTCGCAAATTAATAAAAAGAACAAATATGTCTGCAAAGTGAGTGTTGGCATGTCAAACAAAGATATTCTCTCACATCGCATTAAGAACAAGGGTGCGTTTTACAACTGTTTGGTTCTAATTTTCCGTATTAAGTATGGAGACGAGTTCAAAGAGGTAAATGTGAAAGTGTTTAACACTGGAAAATTGTCGTTTCCTGGAATGCTTTTAAATGATTTGCTAGATACTACAATACGCAAACTCAACGAGATGCTTCAGCCGTTCTTTCCAGACCAAGTTGTTACGTGTAATGAAGGTGAAGCAGACACTGTTCTAATAAACTCCAACTTCAATTGTGGTTATTATATAGACCGCGACAAGTTGTTCAAGGTTCTTCGTTATGATTACGGCATTCACTGTGAATATGACCCATGTAAATACCCAGGAATTCGATGTGTGTATTTTCAAAACGACAAATATCCAGACGCAAAGGGCATTTGCAAGTGTGTGAAATCGTGCGCTAATAAGAGGAAAAAGGTGACAGAACTAGAGTCAAAGTGTCGTGGCATCGCATTTATGATATTCCGAACTGGAAGCACTCTCATTGTAGGTCATTGTGATGAAGATTTGTTAAACGACATTTATCAATACCTTAAAAAGATTTTGGAAACTGAATATAGGAATGTTGCTATTGGAAACATCGTTGAAAAACGTGAAAAGCTGGCCATTAAAAAAAGCAAGAAGAAGATTATTTATGTTAAAAGCAACTGAGACGCCGTTTTAAGAGGCGAGTAATCGCTATCAATGGCTGTTGTTAATTTTTCAATTGAAAAGCAAATGTCGAATTCCCCACCGTGCATTTTCATCATTTTCTTCAACACGGAATCAAGAATGTTAAATACTCTTATGTGACTGCTTTTTAAAATACTTAATCCCGATATAAGTGAATTCAAGAACTTCAGCTTTACGAGACGAACGTCGGTTAAATCATTTGGAAAATTCAATTTGCGCGAATATTCCATTAATTTTTCATTTAAAATGCCTGTCATAATTGTTTTATTATCATTGACGCTATGTTCTGTTAAGACAGATTTAATAAATTTGTTGATAAACAAGCAGGATTCATCTAAAATCGTAAAATACACGTTTTGTTCGGCACTAATTACAATCCGTTTTTTGCATTCATTGTTAATTTCAAAGATGGTCTTTTTGTAGACAAACAAAACCGATTCTCTCACATTCAGTTCCGTGCCAATCAGTTGAGAAACAAATTCAATATAATATAAACAGGCTTTTTCGGAGTGATATTCCGCTATTTCGATGTTTCTTGTATAAATCAAGATGGTCTTGTATACATTTGTTATTGTCTCAATGCCCTTCTCAATAATAAACATAAACTGACTTAATTCTGAAATACTAATATCTTCTGCTATGTCCTTTATGAATGTGCTTATTATTTTATTATATACAATCAAACTAGAGTCTAAATCAGAGAGAGAAAACGATGACTTGTAGTTTTCTTCGTCTGTTAATATTTTGTTTGAAGGGTCGTTATTCATATAAGATGGTCTTAATATATATTTTTAAGTATTTGTATTTAAAGATTTAATTAATATGAATAAATATAAGAAATAATGAGCCAACCTCCTCCCGCATCGTCAGCACCACAAAGCACACTGGTTCGCACTAATACTATGAAGACCAATTCCACTCCCCAAGTCGCAGAGAATGAGTTCAAGTATCCTCTTCCGTCTGAAACAACGTATAAACACGCTTCTAAGATTGCCATCACAGAAGACCGACCTATTATGATGGACTATTGGACTGCTTCGTGTGATAAGACGGCATTCATTGGTGTTCGTGCTAGCAACAAGGAGAAGTTGCTTGTTAAGAGCGCTGAAGAGTATACCAGTCCAATTGCCAAGATTCTTCAGGTTCAGAACGAATACATTATCCTAACTGAGAATTCAATCTACATTGTTTCCAAGGATTTACCACAAAAACGTATTTCTTAAAGTTAAAGAGTCTTTAAAATCGTTTCTTTCTGTTCTTTTGTTAATGTTTCGGGGAATTTAATTTCAAAGTCGATGATTAAATTTCCATAACTACTTGAGTCGCCTCGCTTCATTCCCAATTTAGGAATAATTTGTTTCATCCCTGGTGAAATGATTTTTCCAACATTGTTGTTTATGTTATATGTTTTGCCATCCAAGTGATTTATTTGAAATGAGAACCCACATAAAGCATCTTTGAGAGAAAGTTCCTTCTTAAATCTTAAATCCATGCCCTGCCGTGTATATAAAGTTTCATTTACTATTTTAATACAGCATTTTATGTCACCTGAGTTATCTCCAATGATGTTTCCTTTGTTTGACACAACAATTATTTCATTCTCGTCGATTCCTGCTGGAATTGTAATGTAAACAGTTTCAGTTTCGTGCGTTTTTTCGTCAGGAGCATCTGGGTTTGCCACTAAAAACCGTTCAACACGTAGAGGGTAGTTATAGCCTTCGTATGCTTGAATGAAGGTAAGTTCAATTGTGGTTACTATTGGCACTGGCTTCTTTAAATTCATATTTTTAGCCACTTTGTCGAGGTTTACCTTAATGAAATTACTAAATCCCTCATTATTGAACATCATGTTAAACACGTCTCCGACATTGGCAGGCGGATTTTGAAAATTAAATGTCGATTGTTTAGGCAAACGGAGAGAAAAGTCGTATTCTCGGCGTTTCTCCGCATCAGAAAGCACCGTATATGCCTCATTTATTTTTTTGAATTCATCCGCGTTGCCTCCTTGTTTGTCGGGATGTAGCTTCAATGACAATGAACGATATGCCTTTTTAATATCTATTTGACTAGCTGTTTCGTTTATTCCTAGTGTCTCATAATAATTCATTATTAATGATAAACAATTAAATGCTTAAATACTTATAGATGAATATAATTATTTATAATGGATAAATTCATAATTATTAAGAAAATAAATAGAAAAGGAGAAGAGTGTTGTTCTGTCGTCAGTAAAAACAGTATTACGCCGACACCTCAAAACAAGAGCATTTTACATAAATACACTCCGAAAACAATTGATGAATTTCAATTTCCTGCTAATTTAAAGGAAATCTTACATAAAATGGTGTCATTAAATATGCTGTTTGTTGGAAATAGTGGCACTGGCAAAACTACCCTCATTAAAATTATGGTGTGCGATTATTTCTCAGATGTCGTCAATTATTACGAAAATGTCCTTTATATAAATAGTCTGTCTGACAATGGAATTAATTACTATAGAAATGAAGTAAAAACGTTTTGTTCAATATCGTCTAAAATAGCGAACAAAAAGAAGATAGTTGTCATCGATGACATGGATATTATTGTAAATGACCAATGTCAGCAAATATTGCGAAATTACATAGATAAATACAGTAATAACGTCATATTCATCACGAGTTGTAGCAACAACCAAAGAATTATTGACACAATCCAATCACGATTAAACATTGTCCGCCTGGTTCCGATTGATTCGCGCGGGATTAAGGAGATTTATAGAAAGGTCAAAGAAAACGAAAACGTCGACATCGATGATGCTTCAACTGAGTTCGTCTTGTCAATGTGTAATAATTCTGTTAGTATGTTACTTAATTATATGGAGAAACTAATGCTGATCGGTGAAAAAATAACAATCGATCTGGCCAAATCTGCGTGTTCAATCATAAGTTATGCCGACTTTGAAGAATTCACAAAAATCGTATTTAATTCACCGTATAATGTTGACAATTTAACTATTGCTAAGACTATGTTGGACTCTATGATCTCCAAGGGCTATTCTGTTGTTGACATATTAGACAATTATTTCAACTATATTAAAAACTCGGCTATTGTGGATGAAGACACAAAATACAGAGTGATTCCAATCATTACAAAGTATATTGTTTATTTCAGCAATTACCACGAAGACGACATTGAACTCTATTTTTTCACGGCGGATTTATATGATTCAGTTTCCTTTAAAAAAACACACTTTTAACGATAAGTGCTATTAAAGCAACCAACATTCCTCCAGCAACAGACGCATCCAAATTGTCAAACGCATTAATTGTGGCAAATATGCCTATTGCCATAGCAATGAAATGACTATAATTTGCCAAATGATACTTCAGCGTATCCTGTCCTTCTTTTGATATTAATGGCTTCACAAACAAGAACATCATCAACATAAGTGTCATTATCATTCCATTAAACCAACCTATAATAAGAACAATCAAGAACAAACAAATGGTTAAAATGATTGAAAGCAGGTTCAGTTGGAGAGAACCATAAATAGTGGAAAAAAAACCAACACCAGTCGATATGAAGATGGCAAGAGCCATAAGAGGCCCACCAATTACAAGCAACACTCGCTCGTCTAGATTTTTAATGAGCTCAAACGTTTTATATAAGAGTCCTCTTGAACTAGACCACGATGTAGCCATCATTTCACCAAACCAGCTCCCAACAAAGTTGCTCTCTTTGAGATTATATGGCCAACCATAATCAAACTTGTATGAGTCAAACATACTATTTATTCCTCCGTGATCGCCGTGAATGCTTGGAGCACCGCCTAGTTTTGCGTCACTATATGGCAACTGTAATGGGTCGTGAGGGAGAGATTTTCCAAGAGCAGGAAAATGCAATAAATAAATGAGATTTGAGCTCAGCACCGCCCAAATGAGAACATAAACTATGATAATTAGAAGGTTTTTAAAGAAGTTTGGATAATTGGGGACTTTTTCACCTCCAGCATCTTTTCTCTCCCTTAAATTATTCATAGACGTTTTATCTTGAGTGGATGACATTAGTATAACTTAACTGAAGATATTTAAAATGTGATGATTCACAATTAATTAAAAAGTCCAATAACTAAATAAAAATCATAAAACTAAATAAAAATAATGCTATGAATTATATATAACAACAATGGCTGGACACTGTTTGAATATATTTCTCGTCGTTTCTCTCGCATCCTTTGTTTCAATTACGTTGCCAATTACAAGCACTGTCATTATGGACTATCGGTCAATAAGCGAATATTCACCCGGAACTTGCAACGGATCAACTATAGAAAACTACACAGTTGATGGTGGTTTCTTCTATCACGGAGCCGTAGATGTAATTGCCACGGTTAACGGAACAGAATACGCTGGATTTATATATTATCCACCATTAAAGCACTGGCAACTAGGGTTTATGACGAAAGAAAGTGTTGATGAATGGTATGATTCTCTCAATAAAACTGCCACATTTCAGTGTTTTGTTGATTTACGTGACAACCAACATCCAATGGTTAGCGAATGGATCGAACTGACTGGTTATTGCACAATGTTCACACTGTGTATCTTTATTATAACCAGTTGGGCTGTGTTGTTGTTTATTATATACAATTCTCAAGAACGACGCAAATACATTCCAATTCCAAATGATTTGCCACCACCTTATGTAGAAAATCCCAAAGAATTAACAACGAGTTCTGTTTAATAAATAAAAACTATATAAAACAAGCTCGATTTATATAGTTATTTACGCTCATTATGAAAATAGAAACGGATTTTAAGCTTGACTTTGGGAATGTCCTCATTCGCCCCAAGCGTAGTACTATTTCCTCACGCTCCGAAGTTTCTCTAAGTCGTCGTATCAACAAATTCCCTCATTCACCATCTTGTTGGGAAGGTGTTCCTGTCATGGCTGCGAATATGGACACAATTGGCACGTTTGATGTTTATAACACGCTCGTTAAGCACAAAATCATCACTTGTTTCCACAAGTTTTACACTGTAGAAGACTTTATTGCCGAAGAAGAACGCCGTAGTGATTGTCTAAAAGATGATTATTTCGCAATTTCAACTGGAATCTCAGACGCAGACTTGGAAAAGATGACTGCTTTTAAGGAGAATTCCGACAAATTCCGTTTTAAGTTGTTGTGCATTGACGTTGCCAACGGATACATGGAGAAATTAGTTTTATTTTGCCGTAAGATGCGTGAAATGTTTCCGCACGCCATAATCATCGCAGGCAACGTGGTATCCCGTGAAATGACCGAGGAACTTATCATTAATGGAATGGTCGACATTGTAAAGGTCGGGATTGGCGGTGGAAGTGCGTGTTTAACTCGTCAGAAGACTGGTGTTGGAATGCCACAGTTGTCCGCCATTATTGAGTGTGCCGATGCCGCTCACGGAGTCAATGGATTCATTATTGGCGATGGTGGAATCACGTGTCCAGGCGATATGAGCAAGGCATTTGGTGGTGGCGCTGATTTTGTTATGGTTGGCGGTCAATTCTCTGGACACGACGAGAATCCAGGTGAAATCATTGAGGAAGCAGATGGTAAGAAATACAAACTGTTTTATGGTATGAGTTCAGACCACGCGATGAAGAAGCATTATGGTAAAATGGCGGAATACAGAGCATCCGAAGGACGAACCATTAAGGTTCCATATCGAGGTTCTCTCAATGACACCGTTTTAGATTATTTGGGAGGAGTTCGCTCTACGTGTGCCTACATTAACGCACATAATATTAAGAATATGCCGAAATGCACGACATTTGTGCTTGTTTCTCAACAATTAAACAATTATTTTGGTGGAAAATAATCGCTAATTCATTTGTCGTTAATTTATCATATATTTATATATCAATGGTTTCACACGATACATTTAAGAATATTATCTTGTTTTCACTGGTCGTCGCATTTTTATATTTTCTGTTTAGGGACAAGATAAACATCGTAACGGAGGAATCTTTTTCTGTGCCTGATAATGCTAAAGTCAGTGTTTTAGAAAAAAAACAAAGCGGTCATCTAGGTGCTATGACGGCAGCAAATACTGGAATTGACAGGGCACTCATAAAAAGCGACGATGAAATTGGAATATTAAGCACCTGTGAGCAGAATTCTGAAGGCGACCTTGTTAAACATTGCTCTGAAATTCAGGCTTACAATTATCAGTATGACACGGCATTTGACAAATTTTTAAGGCCGACGTCATTTGACCAACCGACATATCTTAAATCGGCTGGTATTTAATTTAAACCACCTTATTTTAACTCATAAATAAAGTGGATTTTGAATGCTTATTTACTTCGCATATACTAATCCCACGTGTCCGCTTCTGAAATAGACGACGTTGTATCTCTCTTCAAAAACACGCAAATCGAAGTTGTATTCATTGATGTTAAAAGCATCTTTTCTGTATCCGATTACATTTCCGTCTTCATCACATAAGACATCAAATTGCTTTGCTCCGTTGATTGGCGGCTGAATCGTGTTGAATTCCAGTGTGACGTGTTCGAATTTTGCCAAGTTCACTGCTCCAGATGGTGTCGGGTCAGTATGGTCTGTATTCATACAGAAATTGTAGCAATAAAGTCCGTCTTTTGCGTTGCTAGGTGTCTTGTATAGTTTTTCGGTTAAATTATAGACACCAGCGTCGAGTGTGTTCTCTCGGTATTTTCCATCAAATGATATTGCGCAATCCAACATAATTTCTTTTTGATTGGCTGGATTTGCGTTTGCGGTTTGTCTTCCTTTAAATGTCCCTGGTGGTGCAACAATTGGAAAATCATTCGTGCTAAAGAAGTCGGGTGGATAATTTCCAATCCAATTTGTATAATTATTCCAAGCGTTTATCTCATTTACATCGCTTCTACGAAATCGCCACATAAGGCTACTTACTAAATCACGGCATTCGATGTCAATTGTGCGACTTCCAGTGACATTATGATAATCTCTTTCATATGGTAGCCGTGCTATATATTTCTGTTCATTTCCAGCCATTTTAGTTTGCTCTTCATCACTTAAAAACACGTAATTGCACAGTAAGTGGATGTCAGCATTCCAATCATTACGTGTGCTATTGCGTGTCATCTGTCCAGTATTTATTGGTGGATTCAAGAATCTATATAATTGATGTAGGTCGTTTGTTGTGTTCGGTGCTATATACTCGGGCAAATCAATTTCACTAGCAATACTTACTTTGTAATAATTTTCAACGTCCCTAATAATATACAATTCGCGAACGGGTTTTATTTTTATATTTATAAAAAGTTCGTTATATTGTGAAGCGACTAATGGAAAAGATTGTTTTGAATTCATTCCAAACCATGGCATTATAGGAATATAAAGTGTTTTCCCAAGAATGGATGGTCCTGGTGTTGTAACATCAGTGTCATAAAAAGCATTTGGATATTCTTTGTAATAATTCGTAGAAGCATTTGCCGGGTCATTCAACTCTTTTAAATTCCCCACCATCCTATTCCATAGTTCCTTTTTGGTGCCATTTAAATCTCTCTCCACCAAACAAGAGAGATATTCACCAGAATACTTGGAGAGAACTAGACCGCCGTGCATAATGGTTATTTCACTTATCATTTGAACACCGATTTCTTCAATCCATTTGAATTCATATGGTATTTTATAACTAGTTGTTCCAGATGAATCAACATAAACCCCGCTCCAAATATCGGGCAAATTCATCACCAAATACACATCATTTACTAAGTCAGCATATCTAGGTATCTTAAATGTCAATTCAGTCTCCTTATTAAGGTCGAGCATACGCTGTCCATTGTAATCCACGCGAAATTTCTGTATGCCAAAGTTAGTATGAGTTTTGTATACTGTTTTGAAATATGTCGTTTTAGGATTACCATTTATAATGAGGTTTTCCGCCCCATGAGCCATTAAATTCAATAGTCCTCCTCCCATTTGTTGATATATATATGTAAATTTTTTAATTGTTTATCTCTCTATATCTTATATAAAAATATGGAGACATCTGATATAATAAATTACACTATATATGTCATCATAATTATGTTAGTTCTGTGGATCATCAGCTACATATACACTCAACTCAACAAAAAACGCACAAACAACAATGAAATGGAGTATTCTCTTGGCAATATGAAAGTGTCCATAACGAATGCCCCTTCTAATTTTAAGGGTAAGTTGCGCGACTATTATGTAGCCAGCAGTTATAACTCGTGCTGTGGCGGAGACTTCAAGAACGACTATGTTGATTATGTCCCTCTTAAACAGGTCATCAAACAGGGCGCTCGTCTTCTCGACTTTGAAATCTATTCTCTAAATGGCAAACCCGTTGTCGCCGCGTCGTCAGAGAGCAGTTACAATCTCAAGGAAACTTACAATAGTCTCCCGTTTGATGACGTAATGAATATAGTCTCTCGGTATGCGTTCTCTTCGGCAACTTGTCCAAATGCTAACGACCCACTGTTTATTCACCTGAGAATCAAGTCAAACCGCGAGGATATTTACAAGAGTATGGCGAAGTCAATTAAATCGCACTTTAGTAATCGCCTTCTTGGAGAGAAATATAAAAATGAGGCACATGGAGAGAACCTGGGGGCTGTTCCATTTAAAGAATTCGTAGGTAAGGCGGTAATTATGTGCGATGCCGGTAACGACCACTTTCGTAATGTGCCAGTGTTTGAAGAATTGGTAAATACAACTAGCAAGTCAGTGTTTTTGCGAGGATTGCGTAATTATGATGTAACATACACACACGATGCGGATGAACTCACACAGCACAATAAGAAAAATATGAGCATTGTTATACCTGATTTGACGAATCAGAGTACGAATATGCCAGCTTCTCTCCACCACAAGTATGGATGCCAATTCGTTTGTATGAATTACCAGACGTTAGACGAGCATTTGAAGTATTATTTAACGCTTTTTAATGAGCACGGGCACGCATTTATCTTGAAGCCAAAGAAATTGCGATATTTCCCCGTTACAATTCCAGTGCCAACACCACAAGACCCGAAGTTGTCTTACGCACCTAGGACTATTGAGAAGCCGTATTATAAGCACATAATTTAAGCAATAATTTTCTTATACATATTGTATAAATGTCTGAGAAAATTCAAATTTCCGAAGAAACAATAACAAAGTTCAACGATTTATTAAAAGAAAAGAACATATTTAACGCGTCATTGAATTTACATGAGCATTTGGAACCCAAAACAACAGAGGCATTCGATCCAGTGTGTTCAAGTGAAAGCATGAAAAAGGCTATGAAATACATGGTGGAAGATGCGTCTCCATACACACTCATTGTAAATAAATCGGAAACAGGAGAAATTAATGGGTTTATTTATATTAAACCAGTGAATTCGTGCGTAAGCACCGGTGATTTTGCAGGCGAGCCCACGTGTTCCATCGAATTTATATGCACCAGCATTAAAGGCATTAGCAAATATTTAATAGGCATCATAATGTATGCTATTTACAATGACAATACACATATTAAGAATGTAATATTGCAGACTGACCGAGGATATACAAACTCAAGTGCATATTGTTTATATAAAAAAATGGGATTTAATTATGATGAAAAATTGTTTTCATCGTGTTTTAATAATTTGTTAAATGTGCCAATGTATTGCAACCCATATGATAATGAAAAACTCATACAAAACTTAAGTTCGTCTGATAATTATGATGAGCTTTGTTTAGAGAAAGATGCTGCTATTCAACAAAATTTGGCGGTTCATAAAAAAATACAAATATATTTAGCTCAAAATTTAAAAAAGAACAAGCTCAATTTTGCCCTAATTAAGAAAAACATTTACGGTAATAGCGACAAATCATTAAAAACGGAATATGAAACGTATTTAGTATCATTGATTACAAAGTATCCAAAATTAGTCTTAGAAAGTTATAAAGATGATCCAGCTAAACGTTATACAAACTTAGACATGTTGTTAATAAATAAGGAATTAACCCCGACAATGTCAGGTGGGCGAATAACTCGCAAACGCAAAAATCCAAAAAAAACAAGGAACAATAAAACCAAATATCTCGTCAAATAATATAAATGCCATCCAGAAATACTTTAAAGCAGAAACGGGTTAAATGTGAAAAACGTCAATCGTTGCAAGAATGTGAGCTGGCAATTGTGCGTACGGCGGTTGACACAATTGAGGAGCTTGAGGGTAAATCTATGGTAGACGACCCCAAAGTCCGCGACATCATTGCCATTATGGAGGATTTTATGCGCGATGAAAAACTTATTTGCTATGGTGGAACGGCCATCAACAATATTCTCCCAGAAGAAGACCAATTCTACAATCACGACATCGAAATCCCCGATTATGACTGTTATTCACCAAAAGCACTTGACCACGCCAGGAAACTGGCTGACATTTATTTTCGCAAGGGATACAACGAGGTCGAGGCGAAATCGGGGGTTCACGTAGGAACATTTAAAGTATTCGTCAATTTCATCCCAGTCGCTGATTTAACACAGATCGTGCCTGAATTATACAAGAATCTGCGTAAAAATGCTATTTCTATCGACGGAATATTGTATTGTCCTCCAAACTTCCTGCGAATGGCGATGTATTTAGAGTTATCGCGTCCTCGTGGTGATGTTTCGCGTTGGGAAAAGGTTGCCAAACGTCTTGCGCTCTTAAACAAAAATTATCCTCTTGAAGATGTCAAATGCGAAGATATCGAAATTCAGCGCTTATTTGATACAAATGTGCCTGAAACCGAGAGAGACGAATTGTTTCACGTCTGTCTCAATATGCTAGCAGACAATGGTGTAGTGTTCTTTGGTTCATTTGCTCAGAGACAATATATGAAACATTTGCCTGAGTTTGCCAAAAAGAACATCCCAAATGTCCCTGATTTTGATGTTCTCTCAATCGATCCAGCGAAAACAGCACGCATATTAAAAGAGCGTCTTGAATATAACAAGTTTGTAAAAGTTAAGATAATAAGACGCCCTGGAATTGGTGAAATTATAGCGCCCCATTATGAAATAACTGTAGCTGGAGAGACAGTCGTATTCATTTACCAGCCATTAGCGTGTCATAGTTATAATGTTGTCAAAGTCAGTGGAAAAACAATGAAGATTGCGACAATTGACACTATGTTGAACTTGTATTTAGCCTTCTTATATGTGAATCGTCCTTATTACAACCCAACTCGCATTCTTTGTATGTGTGAGGCTCTATTTAAGATACAGGAGAGAAATCGCCTCTCTCAAGAAGGTGTTCTTCGCCGGTTTTCTATAAATTGTTATGGAAAACAGGAGACTGTCCAAGATATGCGTGCTGAGAAAGTCGAGAAATACAAAGAACTCAAAGATAAAAAGGGAACAGAGGAATATGACAAGTATTTCCTCAAATACTCACCTTACGAAGATGCAAAAGAGAGAAAACAAAAGAAACTATCTCGACGCACACGAAAAAATAAATATACAATTTTTTAAATATTTATTATATAACTATAAATTAAATGTCCAAACACAAGAAAATAACCCGCCGAAATCACAAACAAACAAATCGCAAACGTATATCACATAAGCGAACAAATCGCAAACGTATATCACATAAGCGAACAAATCGCAAACCAATAGCACACTACAAACAACTAACAATTAAAGGGGGTAGCCCTGTTGAACAATTACGCATTGAAGAATTGTCAAGCAAACTGAAAAATCCCATGGAAAACTTAGGCAAAATGTTGTCTGTTGTCTGCAAAGACCCTGATAATTGTCTTGCTCTCGGTGCATATATACCCATGATGAAACGGTTTTTTAATGATTTCCGTGATTTATCACTTGTTGACATTAAATCGTTAAACCGCTTAGGATCACCATCTTCAAACGGATTTGTATTTGAAATTCCATTTAAAAAAAATGAATATACATCGTACACAGTTCTAAAATCTGCTGCGAAACCAGAAGCAGACAACTTGTTTTACGAGTATTATGTTGGGAAGACCTTTATAAACAAATATTTACAACAATTTCCGGTGTTTGTTGAAACATATGATTGTTATAGGTATAATTCTCTTTCATTAGCAAGCACATTTAAACAAATAGCAGAGAAAAAAATAAAAATTTCCAACACTGGTATAACAGATTTGAACACAGTTATTACTCGTATAGACCATGGAGACCTTACATCTGTTTCAGAAATGAAAAGAATGTTCGAAGATTCATGTAGTGAACCAGTCACAATATGCATTTTAATTCAACACTTCAATAATTTAACCCCATTTAAAAATATATTCGATGAAACCTCACCGAACTATAAAACCAATAGGATGGACGGTCCTTATTTGTTTTACCAATTGTATTTCGCGTTGTCTGTTATTGGTGATAAATATACTCATTATGATTTACATGCCGAAAATGTAAATGTTTATAAACCATATTCTGGACAAAAATACATTCTGATGCGTTATCATTCGAATGGAAAAGTACACGAATTTCCGAGTGAATACATTGTTAAAATAATAGACTATGGACGAAACTACATAAATAATGAAACAATATCGACCAACGAAATAGTATACGATATTATATGTAATACACCAAAATGCAAACCGGACTGTGGAGATAAAGTAGGATACGAAACTATTCAAGGAGATTATATTGATTTTCACAACATTAATCCAGTTGTACCGAATGCGTCTCATGATTTAAGAGTGTTTGCAAATTTAAATGACATAATGTGGAAAGGACGAATATATAAAGATTTATATTATGAAGAAGAATATGGAACGCCTGAGGATTTAACTGGAGATGCTGACCACATAAGATCAATCCATGATCTTCGGGCTGCACTTGAAAAGACCGCATTTCCAAATTATAACAATGACATGAAGAAAAAATATGAAGGATGGGAGCAAGCGGCTATCATGGATGTATATGATGACGGACGAGATTATGAATTTAAGGTTATTTAAAACAAAATTGAAAGGGCTTAAATGTAAATCAACCAATAATAAACAACCAACACAAAACAAAAATGTCTTTTATCGAATGGTATGTTTGCTACCCGGTTGACACCAACAAAATAATTCTTCCACAACTCAAACGCATCAAGACCATTCCAACTGCCATACATGAGAAACACAAAGACAGCAAGCTCATCCCAGTTTGTAGATTTCAACACAATTTTATGAAAGAATTTATGTTGAAATATAAGTATTATGGCGACACAAAAGCATCAATTGAAACAGATTTAAAGGCATACCACAATAAATATTAATTAACACAAAAATGCTCGCATTCGCTGGAATCATTGGATACGTATCTATTTCTGCTTATTATCGCAACCATTCAGCAAGAAAGGTGCTTTCCAAAGCAGACACGCGTGGATACAACAACGTTCTAGTCATTTACAAGTCGCATTGGTTGTGTCCTAACCTCGAAGCAACTGTCATCGGATTCAAGGATAATTATATTAGTGATAGCACCAAGAATAAGCTAATCAATGATGCGCTCAATCCAGCTGACACAATCGATGGTCTCAGACAATTTAAGCCCGATTCTATCCTAGAAAAAACGGCATTTAGTTTGATCGATGGAAAACAAGTTGTTGGTGATGGAACAATCATTTACAAGGAACGAAACTGGGTGCTTCCTGCCATCGTGCCCGGCGGTTTCTCAGTGTTAAAGTATAAGCGTAGTCCAACAACAAACAAGTTTGATTGGAATGGTTCAGTAAGAACTTGGAACAATGTAATCATCACTGCTAATGGAACAAACAACACATTGACCAATCCATTTACACAACCACCTCAATAACAAATCCCAAAATCTCTTATTTAATAAGAATCACTATTATATCTTTTAATATGTCGCTTATTTTTACCCAAATGGTTATTAAAATACTTATATCTGATTCATGAAGCAATCCTTGTATTATTGCGTCATATCCGGGGTTATTTGCGACAAACCATCGCCATCCTCCAAGATATGCGTGCTGAGAAAGTCGAGAAATACAAAGAACTCAAAGATAAAAAGGGAACAGAGGAATATGACAAGTATTTCCTCAAATATTCACCTTACGAAGCGGCGATTGTGAGAAAGGAGCGAAAAATGACGCGAAAAATATCACAGAAAAAGCGGAAATCGACGAAATGGTTTTAAATCCTTCTTGTTTTATGTATTATTTGCTTTTTATTTTTACGAAGTGACTGTTTGCGTTTAGGTTTTGTTGTTTTGGAATGTTTTATTGTTTTGGAATGTTTTATTGTTTTGGAATGTTTTGTTGTTTTGGAATGTTTTGTTGTTTTGGAATGGGGTTTTACTTTACGTTTAATTGTTGATCGTCGTTTTTCTCCACCTTTTCTTAAAAATTCACTTATTGCTTTTTGAGAAATATTCTCCATTTTCAAAATGTTCATCTTTGATTCTGAATACGGAGTGTAAGCATGCCTTCTTTTTTGTAATTTTTGAGAAAATCTTGAAAATAAACGAATCATTTCAATAATTTGGTTTCGTTTAACGTCTAAACTGGCATTTGCTAAGATTATACTAGTATCAACGTCATCAATTGAATCAGCGCTTATTAAATAGTCAATTATCTCGATTGTACTTTCGTCCGACAAAAATTTTTTCAAATTGTCTTCTTTCGACAATAATTTCGAATCAAACATTCTACGAACTCTATCAATCTGAAACACTGAAAGTATTAACCTCGTAAAAGAATTAAATATTACGTGATATAATGATGTTTCTCTTGATACGACACGTACGCTATCAACATCTCTTAACACTTTTTCTAATACTATTCTGTCTTCCTTATAGGCCATTTTTTCCTCCAACATTTCAAGACGTTTTAAATCTTTTTCGTGTTTTCCAACAAGAGTACGCTCTTCAAGTTTTACAGGATCTGTTAATAACGTACTGACATCTGTATATAAACTTTCAAAAGATGGTTGCGGCATTATAAACATTAAATTGTTATTTTGGTCATCTCTTTCATCAACTCTTGCATATGCTTTCATTAACCTAATAATTTCAACAGTACGCTCGTCTTTGGTTTTTTCAATTAAAGAGAACATATGTATGCTTGGACATGTTAAATATATTCCATCCGCATTTATGTTTTCTGCATCGCCTGAATATATTAGTTGTCTTTCAATGTCTGTTAAATTTCTACTTTCTAGTGAAAGAGAATTAATTATTGCCGAATTAAATTGATCGGCACTAAAATGAATTGAATTTTCCGCTTTTTTTAATGTTATTTCATCTAGATTCTTTTTCCAAAAAGCAATATCCAACGGCGAAAACCGATGTTTTGTTGTTGTTATTGGTTGATCATCTTTTAATATAGTAAACGATAATCTACCGTCTATACTAATTAACGGAACAATAAAGTCATACAATGTTCTGAGTGACAAGATATTTTCTTGTCTAGTGCTATTAAAATTAAAAACATATCTCGTTCCGTAATAATTAACAGAAAATGTTTGTTCAAATTTGAAATAATTGTTTGTGTTCATAAAATCAATCATAATCATCAATAAGAATATGATTTTTTCTCTAATGTTTCCAAATTTAGTGTAAAACAATTTGAAATCAATGTCAGCAGTTGTGGTGATTTTTTCTGGTAAATAGTGTCTCAATGAATCTCCACCTGAATTTTCAATTGTTTTATCATTCTCCATGATCATATTTAGCGAAAAAGATAACATTTCAATCCATTTTCTAAAATTTGGCATATTATTCCAGTCGTGAGTTAGTAACTCACTGTCGAATGATTTCATATAACTCGTAAAATCAGCTATTTTTTGGCCTTTCTCATCAACAACAAAAACGTTCGGATCGTCAAACATTTTAGTTATTATGTCAACCAACACAATTGAATAAAAATCTCCAAACGTGCTATTATCGGTCCCAATAAATATGTTTTTGAAGTAATTTTCTATAAAGTCATTTAAAAATAGTGTTCGTGTTTCTACATTTTCTGGGTCTCCAACTACTTTGAGAATCTCTCTAAAAAAATATTTATCGAACAGATCATTCCTAATACTGTCAACATCAAACCCTTTTGTTTTTGTTCTTGCCGATCTTAAAAACGATTTTGCTACAAATAACCCAAATAAACTCGGATACAAATAATTACTACCATCAACCATGTTTTCTTTAAACTTTACAACATCAATAGTTTTAATGAATCTTTCTTGTTCTTTGCGAACAAACATTGCAGATCTATCAGCGTCTTCATCTTTTAGGTCTTCATCTTTTAGGTCTTCATCTTCTAACATTTCTTCTAAAATGTCGTCAAACTCGCCACGAAAGAATTGTTTCGATCGAATAACATATGGAGTTCCAATTTCAACATATAAAATAAGTTGTTCTTCGTCATTATCGAGTTTTAGTATGTGTTTAATATCATATGCATCGAAAGAAGGATCTGTTCTACGCATTCTAGGAATGTCTGTGTTGTCCGTCAAATACAAAAATATTGCAGATGAATTTGCATTTAGTGTTCTCATTTTTTTTTAATATCGAAATGGGGTTCTATTTTAAAATATTCAGACATATGAATGTCTGTTCCGACAAACGTCATGGTTTCAAATATCTCCTTGATACCACTATAAATTTCGTTAAATTCTGTAATTAATGTGCCATAAATCTTACTCGATTCAAATTCTGGGTTGTTGCTATATAACATCATATCAATATTGCCTGGAATAACTGAAATCGCTTCGTCGGGAGTTAAAATTTCAGAAATTCCATATTTATTCACATTATAATGCCAGGCTCTTCCACCATAAATAAATCCTACCATATCATCCATATCGTTAGCGGTAGTAACAATCTGTTCTATTCTTTGCAATAGATTATTCGACGACAAAATATAATTAATAAATTTGCTAAAGTTCATACGTTTTGCTTTTATTTTTTGATCGATTGCTGATTCTTCGGGATCGATTGCTGATTCTCCGGGATCGATTGCTGGTTCTTCGGGATAGATTGCTGGTTCTCCGGGATCGATTGCTGGTTCTCCGGGATCGATTGCTGGTTCTCCGGGATCGATTGCTGGTTCTTCGGGATAGATTGCTGGTTCTTCGGGATAGATTGCTGGTTCTTTGGGATAGATTGCTGGTTCTTCGGGATAGTAGTTCATAATCCTTTAATTAACGTATATATATTATTTTTACATAGTTGTTTTTTAAACTTTTTTTCTACGTTCATTTTATATGCGAAAACATACAGCCAAAAAAACAAAACAACACACTAAAAAAAACAGAAGGATGCGTAATAAAAAACGCTATACGCGCACCAAAAAAACAAAAACACCCATGCGTGCTGGAAGACCTGTTGTCGCATCTCAGGTTGAAATAGTTGCACCCCAACCAAACAAAATAGATCAAGCCTTTAAAAATCTGCTTGTTTCAAAATTGGCAAATCCATCTGAAAATTTATCAAAAGTATTACAAGTCGTCTGTAAAGATCCAGACAATTGTTTAGCCATCGGCCACTATGGTGTTATGATCAAGTCGCTCTTTGAAGATTTCCGCAATTTGTCTCTTATCAATGTTGACAATATTAGAAGTTTAGGAAAACCATCGACAAATGGGTTCGTTTTAGAATGTCCTTTCTATAAAAACAATTATACTGCTTATACAGTGCTAAAATCGTCAGCTTCTCCAACAGCAGACAACTTGTTTTACGAATATTATGTCGGCACAACGTTCATCAATAAACTACTTGCGAGATTTCCCGTTTTTGTTGAAACATATGATTGTTATAAATATAAATCACCACTGAAGTTGCGGATAACTAAACAAATCGCAGGAAAATTAACCTCATTCAAAGCATCACACGTGACCGATTTGTCAGTAATGATTGACCGTGTTATACATGGAGATTTATTAGATGTCGCCGAAATTAAAAAAGTATTTGAAAATTCGTGTGTGGATTCCGAATCATTTAGTATTTTAATACAACATTTCAATAACTTTATGACAATCGAGGAACTGTTGATAACGAAATACATAGAAAACGAGTACGATTTCCCATATTTGTTTTATCAAGTGTATTTCGCCCTATCTGTCATCGGTGACAAGTATACTCACTATGATTTACATGGTGAAAATGTCTGCGTATATAAGCCATATTCGGGAAATAACTACATTTTAATGAGATACCATTCAAAGGGCAAGGTTTATGAATTTCCAAGTGAATACTTAGTAAAAATTATTGACTATGGCCGCAATTATGTGAGAAATGGGACAACCGACACACATAGCATTATACATGACATCATATGTAACACGAATGAATGCCAACCTGAATGTGGATCTAAGCAGGGGTATGCGACTGTAAGCACCAGCGATTCATCTTTTTACAACATTATGCCAGTTGCGCCCAATGCATCACATGATTTGCGAGCGTTCTATGAGTTGAACAAATATAAATCTTATAATTTTTGGAAGGACAAGATATACAGAGGAGACGTGTATTATGAAACGATGTATGGAACTCCTGAGGATTTAACTGGAAATTCGGCAAACATACGGTCAATCCATGATTTACGCGCAGCAATTGAAGAAACCGCTCATCCACAATATAAGGACGAAATTTATGCTAAAAAATATGATACATGGACAAAGGTTGCCGAAATGGATGTTTATGACGATGGACGTGATTATGTTTTCACGCAACTGATATAAAAACAAACACACAAACATTAATAACACAACACAAAACAAAAATGGATTCTTTTACTGAGTGGTATGTCTGTTTTCCTGTTAATTATACTTTTCAGAATAAATTACGTTGCGTAAAAACAAATCCTCGTGTGATTGATAATAATGAATTAAAAAAAGATAGCAAACTCGTCCCGGTTTGCAAATTTCAACCCAAATTTATGAAAGAATTTATGTTGAAACATAAGTATTATTGCGACACAAAAGCATCAGTCGAAACAGATTTAAAGGCATGAAACTATTTATATTATAATCAACTCACCTAAAAATGCTCGCACTAGCCGGAATCATTGGCTACGCGTCTGTTTCTGCTTATCATCGAAATTGCTCAGCAAGAAAAGTGCTTTCCCGAGCAAACACCTATGGATATACCAATGTTCTAGTTATTTACAAGTCTCATTGGCTGTGTCCTAACCTCGAAGCAACTGTTATCGGTTTCAAGGACAATTACATCAGTGATAGCACCAAGAATAAGCTAATCAATGATGCGCTCAATCCAGCTGACACAATCGACGGTCTCATGCAATTTAATTCTGATTCTCTCATGGAAACCACTGCGTTTGAATTGATTGATGGAAAACAAGTTGATGGTGATGGAACAATCATTTACAAGGAACGAAACTGGGTGCTTCCTGCCATCGTGCCCGGCGGTTTCTCAGTGTTAAAGTATAAGCGTAGTCCGAGCACTAATAAGTTGGAATGGAATGGTTCAGTAAGAACTTGGAATGATACACAAACAATAGCGCCACTTACACAACCACCGCAATGAAAAAGTCAATTATTATTTCATTACACCCGTTATTTCATTATAACAATCAAAATATCTTTTAATGCATCTTTTATTTGTTGGCCCACTGCCTTTAAAATACTTAAATCGGCGTCATTTAATAGACCATAAATAATGGCATCATATCCGGGGTTATTTGAGACAAACCATCGCCATCCTAGTGCGATGCTACAAATAACGAGCGACAAAATTAGGCAAAATAAATGTTTGAAATAATACAAAAGACGGTCAAGAGTCCCCCAATTTTCCACCCAACTACACATATCACTAGAAGTTTCGCCATATAAGAAAAAATTATATGCCGTCACAATACCTTCACATACTCGTCCGCGTGCGTTTTTCTCTCCACGGTGGCTAAACATTTTTCCCAGTTTATCCCACCCACTCAACTTAACATACAATGTTTTCTCGTTTTCACCACAAAACAAATAAGGCATCCCGCCGTCAATACACTGTCTCCCATCGGAATTGCATGGATACGTCATTCCACCATCCATAAGCACCGGCAAATAGGCCGACGCACACAAGGCATCTCGTAAATCGCTCGCATCAGCAAATTCACTCTGAATGACGCGTTTTCTCTCGGGAGCAACTTCATAATATGACACAAACAGACGTCCATTAAGATGATTTACTTTTATACCAGACAAATCAACTGCGACTGCATCTTTAAAGCAAGACATGTTGAGCCGTTCTATAATAGATTGTTTAGCGTGAATTGTATGTTTATAAGCATCATTGAGTGTATTATTTAAGTAATGAAACGCTATATAAGCTCCTATGCTTGTGCCCGAAACTTTCACAACTCGCATCGCCCCTCTTCTCTCCAACTCTTTCAAAAACATGGCAACACCATATAAATAATAGCCATTGAGAGAACCGCCCTCAAACACCAAGTTGACGTCGCCAAACTTAGGTGGTTTTTCTAAATTGTCTATCATTAGCCCTATTTGCTTGTTAAATATTTCGATGTCTGTTGACATAATATAAAAACGAGCTACAATAATTTCACTGAGTAAACGTGTTAAGCAAGTAAACTGCGACTGCAACCGAAATAGCCTGTATAAGGAGTGCGCTTATCTTGGGATTTCCATCTGTAAAATAGAGAGAAGGCAAGTATTTGAACAGCGATTTACGCACAATTGGCAGTTGAAATAAGAAAAAGATGACAGCGCACATAATTGGAGTTTGAAGTCTTTCAAAAATGTCGCCCTGTTTTCCGTCTTTTTCCTTGTTTTGTCTAGCAATTTCAGCAAAATCAGAATACTGCTGAACATAATTGTTGTTTTCTGGGATGTAATTAGGTCGCGATTGGTTGTCGTGTGGGTTCATCATTGGAATATCACGACTGGGCAACTGATTCCCTGCCATATTAATCGTGCTCATAATCTGATTAATTGTGTCACTTGAAACCTGTTGTGATGTTTGTGAAGGAGAAAACGCATTTGGGTTATAAATTGGTGCTCCTCCCCCCATTTGCGGCAACATCGCTGGAGCACTCTGGGCTTGCTCGTGAACGCTTGTTGATATTGGCTCGAGCGCTGAAGGCAAAGAAGGACTCACAGCCGGACCGCTTCCACCAGGTAAATCATCTATACGCGTAGCATTGGCATTCATTTTCCTGTTTATATAAACGAAAAATAAGTAATTTAAGAGAATTGAACGATTTTCTTGCGTCCATCACACGATTCGGGGTTTTCCTCAAATTTATAGTGTTTTCCATTAAATTTATAGGTTTTCTGCTTTATTTCTTCTAAATCAGGCGCTCTAAACATAAGACAATTTCTCTCCTTACATACCCTACGAAAGAGTGTAGCCAACCCAAGTCCTAGTATTATTGAGATTATATAGCGCCCATATTCGGAGTGAAGAATGCGACTGAAGTTCATTTTCTAGATACATTACACTCATATTTTATTGCTGGTCTACGAGGCCTTTATTGATAGACTGGACTGGAAAAATGCCTAAAAGACCTTTGTCAGCTGGTTCTTCGGTTTCAACCGGTTTAAATGAGAAGCACATTCCTGCGCGATCCTTGTAAATAATGTCTTTGTGGTTGTCAGGCGTCGGATAAACGAATATGGTCTGTTTTTTAGGGGCAGATACATATACGAAAAAGAGGCCAATTGCGAATGCTACAATAAATGTAGGAACGTCAATAAATCTCATAGTGTATACATTTTAAGGAGATATTTCTTCTGCTTCCTCAGAAACAACCAACTTCTTCTTTTTCAATGTGCCTTTAGTCGTTGATGTCTTCTTTGCTTTTGCTGTTGCTGTTGCCTTCTTTGCCTTTTTGTATTCGTTAGAGTTAATCATACCGGATGTCACTGATATAAGTTCGTTATTGAGAGAAACACGCTCACGGATAAGACGCTTGTATTCGCCTTTATCAGACTTGTCCTCGTTAATAAGAACATTGCCGTCTGTCGTTTCTCTCACTATATCAATCGAATCATATTTTTCCTTGCGAATATTGCTCAACATTGGCAACAAGATGTTAGCATAATGCTCTGTCGCACTTCTATAAGAGTCTGGTTCTTTTAAAATGGCTTTTAATTCGACGACCTTTACCAAGAAATCATACTCCTCTTTAAGTGCTTTCTCCTTTCTCTCCTCAATTCGCGATGCCTTGCTATACAATTCAGTGTATTTCTTCTTCAAATCATCATAATCCTTTATCTTCTTACGGATTTCATCTGCTCTGTCTACGAACGCCGAGTCAAACTGAGAGAAATTGAATAAAATGTTGTATTTACTGCGGATGACGTCATCCTTTAACTTTTTGATTGACTCATCCAGTTGCTCTTCAACGTCGGCGAACATTTTAACGCTAGGCCTCTCAATGTTTATGTTTAATGAGCATGGGTTTGCACGATTTCCGCAAATAGCGCTTAGAATCCTCCCAGATTGAGAGAAAATTGTGCCTTCTGACGATTCACATACAATACATTTACGGACAATCTTCTTTATTTTCTCTCGCTTTTCTGCTTCTGACAATTCCCCTTCTTTGCGAATAGTCTCCTTTTTACGTTCATATTCTCTGTCATATGTAGCCTTTTTTTGGTAATATGTAGTAATTGCTTCTTCTAATGTTGTCATATTTGTATATAAATAGATGTGTTAAAAATTTTTATTTTTATTTGTAATAAGAATATCCTTGTAATAATAGTTCTTGCCCTTTCATTAATGGTAAATTCGTAATGAGTTGCTGGCTTTCTCTCAATTTAACGTCATTGAACTTCGTTATTTTAGAGAGAATGATTTGCTGTTTTTGTTGCTCTTCTTCTTCTAACTCAGTGGCAGTTTTCTTAGACTTCTTTTTGTAATACAGAATGGAGAGAAAAATGCCTAAAAATGCGGCAAATAGTCCCAAATTACAGAGTGTATTGTAGAGATTGTTCCGCTTAACATTGCATTGTTTAAGGGTTTGGTTGAAAAAATACTTTACACCCGGTTCTATTAATGTTGGTGAACTGCTCATATATACGATTTACTAATAAATTTTATTGTCGAATATCTATATAAATATACGATGATGAATCTTTCCATACTTTCTCTCATTTTGTTCATTGTCCTCACACTGGCATATTCAATCCTTAAATACTTTATTGATAACAGGGCCGTCACAATAATTTACTTTGCCCTCATTTTTATATCGCAATTCTTCCTCAATATAGCGTTGACTAACCAGATTTGTGGCTTTAAACAACCTGCTCTCGCATTTACAACAACTATATTTCCCTGGACTATTATTTTCGGTTCTCTCAGTGTCCTCTTTATGATGTTTCCGGGGTGGAAGTCGCCGTTTTCCAATACATTTGGCTACTTGGCGGCCAGAGTGGGTGGAATCAAGGACGCGTTTAATGCAATTTTACCGTCAAAAATAAGCAATAAAGCATTACAGGCCATATATGAGGACAATTCGCTGATGATTAATGAGATAACCCCGGCGAATTTCGACGATTTCTGGGAAAAAATGCAGTCATCTGGAATGCTTTCAGCGAAGGTTACACAAGAATCCAAGGAAAGACTGTTTAAGCTCGTTCGAATGAAGGATATTGTAGCTGAATTCGTTTGGTACCTTTTGGCCGGCATACTTATTTCGTCGATTACATTCAGTTACATAAGCAACTCGAAATGTAAGCGTAGTGCGGAGTTTATGAAACAGCAACACGATGAATGGAAGAAGGAAGCAGACAAAGTGGAGAAAAAGAAGAAAGAGAAAGTTTATTATGTAAGGGATTAAAATTTTATTCGGCTTGAATTTGACTACAAATACACTTTAATTCATTTAAAGACAACTCATTTATATTGTTATTATGACTACACATAAATTAAAGTTCTCTCATCCATTAGCCGAGTTGTGTGCTTTAAATGGATTTTATGAGCAGGACCTCTTTCCATTGCTTTATAGTTATGCCGGAACACATGTAATTCACGACAAATCGGAGTATTCTGACCCAAATAGATACGATGAAATTCGCAATAAGATGCACCTCTTTGTTTTCAACACAATTCCTCTTCTATCCATCATAAAACCACATAATCCATCAAAGGAACTCATATATGATGTGATTAAATGTCGTTTCTTCGGAAACGGCGATTATTCAACTGAATTGAGAGAAGAGCTGGTGTCTTTTGTAGCAAATACAAAAAGAGTAAATGACGAATACCATAAAGCATCAATCAAACTAAATTTCTTAGGCCAATCTATACTTGCAGAACCACAAAATACGACATAATACCCAGAATTATAGCAACCAACCACATTGGCACAACCGTCTTATTTTTTGTTCCAATTCCAAAAGCACGGAGAGAACCATCGCGATTATATAAAAAAGACGGCTTAATCACCTGAACAATGACAAATATTGCCGAAAACAACAAAATCGCGCTGGATGTTTTGTGAGTGCGGACAAATTCACTAGTAAATCCACCAAAAGCGTGCGCCGGTCTAGCCAATTGAGCCGAAAGAAAATCTGTTGGGTCAGCAGTCTCCATATTCTTATCTATTATACAATGATAAAAATATGTCGTTCACAAATCGCCAAAAAGCCGTCTGTTTTCAAAGACTTGTTGCATGACCCTTTAAAAAAGCCGACAATTCCATTTCTTTTGCTGATGTCATTTCTAAAATAGAGTGCAACTTTACCATTTCTTGCTTATTTGTCTTCAATTTAGATTCGTATTCTAACATAGTCTGTATAATAATGTGTATTTCCCGCGGCGTCCACAGCGTCTTTAAAAAGTTGTGAATCTTATTGTCGTCTTCTATTTCTGTTGCTATCTTCTTTTTCTTACTAGTCGTTGTATTCTCATCCATTTTTTTCACCTTCTTACACACTAGATACTGAGAGTATAAATCCAAGCAGTGCGATATTATGCTGTTGGCAGGATATGTGCTTCTTAATTTATCTAACCCTGTTATTGCGTAATCAAACAATGCGCCAATCTCTTTATCTTCTGTGTTCCAATACCATTCAATGCTCTTCATTATTGGTACACATAAATTATGTAAATCCTCGCGGCCATCACCATTTAAAAAACGGAAAGCCCCCTGAAAAATTGAGGGCTCCGCTAGAGTAATCTTATTGCCAACAATGCTAATTTTTGTCCCAACAGGATAAAACGCAAGCAAACCGAGTTTTATCAAACAAGACATCGGGTCTATTATAATGTTTTTTTCTTTATTGTTTTTCCAGCCGTTGAATAGATTTATCATAAGAGACGCATTAAATGATATGAAATCCATCTATTAGCTAATAATACATTAGAATTATATTTTTAAGTAAGTTTTATAAAAAACTAAGCAATTCATTAATACACTTCATCACCATCCATACCTTCGGCATACTCGTCATCATTTGCCATTTTGCTCATATCATATTCTTCCATTACATCCTCACCAAGAATATCAGCGACACCCTCGCCATCGGCACGTGAATCCGCCGCAACACGCTTAGCTGCCGCCTCCATTTCCTTGTCATACACATCTGGGTCATACTTATACACTGCCTCAGTTAGACCCATAGACCACTTGTCGCCTAACTTGCTGGCTTTAAACAGATCCTCAACCTTGCGCTTTTCAGTTGAAAGAGCGCCCAAATAATCAGTAATCTCCTTCTTCTCAATTTCTTTAGACCGCAACACTTGTGCCATAATATCTTCTTTATTCATATTGACTACATTCTTGCTCATCGAGAGAATGTCAATATATGTAACCAATAATTTTGAAATCTTCTCGCTCAAAAGCGGTTTCTTTCTCTCTTCAGCAACTCTAATATACTCGATAAATGCTGAAAGTAAGTAATATTCGTGTAATTTTGCTACTAATTCACTGCCAACTATGTGCTTTTTAGTAGCATTACGAGCGGCATAAATCGGAGTGTTCTTCATTAGAACGTAAATTTGCTTGGTTTTCTCGCGAATAGTGCGCAATACCTCACCGAATAATTTGTTTGCTATATTGTCGTCTGTATCAACTTCGGCTTCATCATAGTCACCGGCATCCACGTAATTTACCTTTAATTTGTCTGTTAACTCGTTGATCGTCGTTGTTATCTCAGCATTGTGCTTATCCGACAAGCCCCAGTGAGATGGCACATGCATAGACGAGTATGACACCTTATTCATCACCAACATCGGCAATTCACAGCATACCTGCGACAAGTGATTTTTAATTTTGTCTATAATACGAACATTCGTTTCATCTTCTGTTGTCATTGTAATCGGGTTCGTCGTAGCCTTCCATCCAGTGATTTCAGAGAGAAACTTGTCAACACGCATTTTGTTATACGTCGTCGAAGCAAAACGTTTTATAAATTGTGTTATTCTTGTCTTCATGTCTTTGACTTGTTCGTGTAAGAAATTATATAACTCGTCTGTCAAAGTTTCATCCTTTTCTTTGAGTATAATACCATCAAAGTTGTCAATCAAGCCACGCAACAACGTTGTTAATGTGCTGGAACTGGTTTCTTCCTCAGTCAATAATACAGACAACTTCTCTTTCTGGCTCAATGCCTCTCGGTTCAGTTCAACCTTCACCAAATTGTTGTTATTGATTATTGACAAGAGAGAATGGAGATTCGCGAGAGTAAATGTTCGGCCTTCTTTCTTGAGTGTTTCTATTTTCGTCTTGAGAGAATCAGACACATTGAACGTGCTCTTGTTGGATAGACAGACAGCCATCATCTCGTCAGTAAGAGGTATATTTTTGTTGAATTTACAGAAATGTATGAAAGCACTATAAATAGTATCTTCATTAAACTCTTGATTAACTGAAGGATATTTCGTTTTTGTGTCTTCTTTTGACAGGTAATACACTGGCTTAATTATTGTCATATAATCGGCATAAATCTTCTTTATATCCTTGACCATTTTGTTGTATTTTTCAATTTCACCATCCGTCTTATCATTGAAGTATTTGAATGTATCAACTGACCCGTCATTACAGCAAACATTTTCCATAAAGGGCATTCCATTATTAGTCTTTAAAAGCAACTCTTCTTTGTCAACAGACCCCTGTATTGCATCTTGAATGGCGAGAGAATAGTAAAAAACCTTGCTCATAAGTGTATTCATCTTTTCAACTTGAGATGCATCTCCTGTGCTAACAGCATCAATCAACGACGACTTAAACTCAGGAGCTATTGCTTTCTTAGCCGATGCTTCCAATTCAACACGGTTCAGAGAAGGCAAAAATGTAGTCCAGCGATTAACGCGCAATTCGCTAGGAATATCATCCAAATCATCTGGTTTTGCGACTAAATAATCACGCTTTGTTTGTATCTTCTGTCTTATAGCAACGTTTTTAATTATGTCATCAAGAGCAGTGCGGATTTGTTTTGTGAGAGTCTCAACATTAGTTCCCTTGCCTTTAATAGCACTCCAAGGGTCAGACGATGACTTGATTGCATTAGCGACACACGCAATATAAGTAAGTGCGCTCATATCCAGCTCGTCATAAACCGGAAATCCCTTAAATGACTTGATACAGCCAGGAAACGTCTTTTTCGTCTTTACACTTGGAATTGCGCACTGCACCGCGATAAGTGTAAATGCCAGGGTGTAATACATCACTATTGCGTTTGTATATTCGTCATATGAAGGATATCTCTTGCCCTTGGCTTTCATCTTCTCTTCCATTGCCTTATGGTCGGTAACAGACGGCAATTTCTTGTTAATAGCGTCAAGAGCATTTAATACCACAAAATCGCGTTCATTATCTAAAATCACGTTCATTTGATTCGTCATAGCGTTGAACACGTTCGAAATCATTCGAGATTTGATGTCTGTATAAACAACCGCCGACGGTGCCATAGTTGTCAAAGCTTCACCCAAATCTTGTTCAAGAACTTCTCTCGAGACATATTTATAACCACTGTCTTCATACCCCTCTTCATTGCTGAATTCAATGTTCTTTATTACATAACCGCTGTATTTGTCGACAAAAGAATCACCGCTATCACTTATTGTTGCGCGCTCTTCTTTGCATATGCGGTCAAGAACTTTGTCGTATGCCATTGAACTCATTCCAGTTGCTGAGTTTGCCAGTTCAATCATAAATGTGGGAACAAGAGGAACACCAGTGTCTTTACATACCAACATATAAGGATTTGTCTTGTCCTCCTTGGTGTAACTGTTAGCGAAACGAATGATATCCTGCTGCTTTTTTATGAAATCCGATTGACCAAGAATAATATGGAACAACTTTTGCCAAGGAGAAACAACAACATTTCTCTCTTCCAATGTCTCTCCAATATATGCCTTCACCAAGTTTGTTTTGATTTTGTTGTAATAATAAATGTCATACAACTTTGTAAAACGCCCCGTATCAGACTCACTATATTTGTTACCATAGTAATAATAATCTTTCATTTCGCTCTCTATGTTTTTCTTAAAATCAACAATGTTCTGCTGGTATTCCATCTGAACTTCACGCGCCATTTCATCCATTAATTTTTTATTCAGTTTAGCATTGAGAACATCGGAACTTTTACAATCTGGTCCATCCTTGTAACAGTTGTCTATTGGGTTGAGTTGACAAAATTCGCCCTGTTTCATCGTAGCCAGATGGTGATTCTCCTTATAACCATTGGGGTCATACTCCCATTTTCCACTACGACGCTCATAATACATGAGTTCTGAACCATTTTCAACCTCTAAAACAGCCCAATCGCCATCCTCTACTTTGCGTTTTCCGTCATAAATCGCGTTTGCTTCGCGTTTTGCCGCACGCTCTGATAGTCCAACGGATTCAACCAACTTCTTCTCTAAAAAGTCGATGAATTCTTCTCTTTCCATAGTATCACGCTCCTGCGTATATTCAAGCATAATGTCATAGCGTGTCTCGTCATACTGTTTATCAAAATAGATTTCATCGCGACCTTTGTCTTCCTCTAATTCTTGTAAATCAACATACTTTTTAGCAAGAACATACGACTGACACTTATCGTCGTTCTTTACTTCATCGTTTGAAGCGGTCTCTTTTGTAAGTTGAGATTTAATGCGACTCTCCAAATCAACATCAAAGCCAACCAAGTTTTGTGAGCCATTATAAGCCATTCCTAAATGAAGAGCGCGACCGTAGTCAAACTCACTTGTTTTGGTGAGAATTTCGGATGAATTATATAAGACCGGGTTTTGTCCAGTTGGATCACGCATTGGTGCTAAATTACGAAATATAGGGTCATAAAACGTTCCAACTGAATCATCATTGAACATTACTGGAACTGATGAGTCATATATTCTATTATTGGAGTCATATGGGTCTTTCAAAAATGTTTGAGTGTTCTCTTCAGTGAGAGACTTGCGCATTTTCAAGAACTCTGTCTTGTTTTTCTCGTAATTCTTGCGAAATTCAACTATATTCGTGTGAACAAAAGCGGCTATTTCCTCATAATTGTTGTAAGTAACTGCGTCATCATAAATCATAAAAGGCTCCAAATACGCAACAACTTCGTCATACGACAACTTATCTGAAATGTAGCTCGAGAGAAGTTCCAATAAAAACGATGTGCGCGGAATAACTTTGTTTAAGAATTCTTCGTATTTGTTTTTCATTTGTGAAATGCTGGCTCCAGATGTTTTGTGAACGAAAACCGACCTGAAATAATTATCAAGATCGCGTTTTTCATCAATTGTGTTGTATGAGATAACAACTGGGTCAATCATTTCGTTCAACACCTGCCAATATCTAAGACTAGCCTGTGACATGTTGGCTTTGTTGTAAATATTGGTCGCAGGTAATTTAATGCCAGAAAACCGCACATATTGCTGAGGTAATACGACGAATCCGGTTACTTGAGCCAGGTCGTTCTTAGTAATGGAATATTCCTCTGCGTGCATTTTAGAACCACGAATTAACGACGATTTGAGGCGTTTCTCCCCCAAATTATAACGATTAATGACAAACCGCCGCGTTTTAGCGATGTTATTTTTAACAACAGTGCTTGCGAAGTTCTCCAGAGAAGCAACCACCACATCAATGTCTGTTTCAACATTAACATTCCCAAGAACTTGTGTCTCATCCTCTGCGACTGTGACAAATGGTGTGCGGTATTTAGACAATTGCGTTGTTTTCTTATCATAATCAGTTTCGTTTACTTGTAATTCATCATTTAATTCATTGAGCTGATTTTTATTTACTATATTTGACGATTCTTCGTTATCAATCAAGTCATACACTTTCTTGTTGTTTGTTACAATGGGGAGAATCCACGTTAAATTACGAGATAAACGCATCAACACATCAATCGCTGGTTTATTTGTGTCGGCCCACCTCTTGGGAATTCTATTAGCATTTCCTCCTTCATCAAACTGAGAGAATTGACCACGCAGTTGTTTGAAACGCTCTATTAACTTGTGAATACGGTTAAGAACAGTGCGAGTTCTCTCTGCGTTTGGAATAGTTGAAAGCATTTCATCCATTAAATCATTCATCTGTGTTTCAATCCCATAACGGCGTTGTTTCTCTCCAACATCAACTACCTCATCGACTTCACCCAAATCCTCACCAAAGACAATGTCATCTGCATCCATAATCACTTGACGCAACTTAGTCTTCACGTCTTTTGTGGATATACCGATGAGATTCTCGTCAATAATTATGTCCTCGTCTGGTTCAGCGCCTTCAGCTTCTTCTGTTACAGTTGCTTCGGGTGTTATTGTTGATTCTTCTGTCGCAAGTTCCTTCAACATAACAGGTTCGCTGCGAATTTTAATGGTTTGAATGGGAATATCGAGAGGAAGACCTTTATACGCAAAATCAATGTAAATCATCTCTCCTTCTGGATAAGTTTTCACTTCAATCATATCTTCCTCCAAATTAGTGATTTGACCTGTCATTAAAACAGGAACATCGCCACCGAACTCTATAGTAATCCACTTGTCTTTAAGAAGACTGTTTTGTCTGGCATAGCCCTTTTCAGGGTGTTTGAATAAGATGGATATGCTTATTATGCTCTGATCAGTGAGCATCCCTTCCAATATGTTGAATACTTGTTTCTTCATGTCTTTATTGTCAAATGCCTGAATTTGTGTAGAATCAATGTAATTAACGAAAAAAATCTTGTCGTGTATATCGCTATTTGTTGGTGCTTCAACTTGTATAATGTCACCCAACTCTATAACTGTTGTTGATGGTTCCTGGTCCATTATCTATAATAATTAAATATAATAGTTTTACATATTAGTTATTTTAATCTCTTTATTTACAAATCTCACGTTATTCAAACAAAAATAATGTGAAATCAACGGTTTAGGACATTTTAAAACAAATCAACGATTTCATTAACAATTCTCATTGCTTTTACACACGATTCCTTAATGTAGTTCTTAGCAATTCCAATGTATTGATCATCACGAATCGCGGGGTCTTCCTTAACCGCCATCCGCATCACAATATAATCGTTGTGAGGGTGAAGCTTCTTAGTCGCAATGTAAGCCAACTTTCCAGTAGAATAATAATCGGCGTACAAAACGCTGTCAATTACGTTCGACAGAGTGTAATCCTCGCCATTGTAAAGAATGTCAAAACAATGTTTCATAGTAGTTTTTGCCTCTTGAATCTTCAGCTCAGTTCCATCAACAACAGACAACTTCTTATTCAAAATGTCGCAAGCCGACTTTAGTAGTTCAATGTTATCATAGACACCTGCGCTCTCAACCACAAAATCAAAGCTGTCAGAGAGAGTAATCCTACGTCCTTCACTGACCATCCAGTTTTTCTTCTCAAATTCAACCTCTTCTGGCTTCATCGTTTTTAGCATCTCTTTCTCAACTGTAGCCCACTCTTCAACTTGACGCAACTTGTCTTGTGTGAAGCCGTATGCCGCAGTGCTAGCAGATACATACATACCACTCACCTTACCAGTCTTAATGGTCATCTTTGCATTGAATTTGATGTGTTCGCCCTTTGTTTCGCTGTTAATTCTCGGACGCAGACGAACAATCGGAATGAATCCACCAGTCATCTTGTTAGCTGGAAACACCTTTTTCAGTTCGGCATCGTCCAAATACTTATCACTACTTAGCTTCTTAATCTTCAAATGTTCAGTGGTAGCATAAATGATGTTGTCGGTTGTATTCGTCATATCCAACTCAATCTGATAGTCTGCCAAGTCAATAGTCTGGTCTTTGATATGAATCGGGATTGCGCCGACACGCTGTTTGATTTGTTCATTCGTGAGACGTGTTGTATTGACTGTTATGTTGAGGTCATTCTCTTCGTCCGGAAACGTGTGAATAACAACAGCTGGAATCTCACTAATCATGATGCGACGCAGTGAATTTGCGAAACTCACATTCACATCTGACAATGTGAACGAGAGAACTCCGTCCGTTTCGTTGAGGTTGGCAAGTTTAGGCATAGTCGTCTATTAAAGAGAGATAAATTAATTATATTTAAGTGATATATTTTATAATTCAATTTTTTCATTTGCGTATTTTGCTTCAAACACACTTATTACAAATATATAAATGAAATATATATTGTATTACAGCAATAATTGTAATAGCAGCAAAAATGTGCTTTATTCGTTGTCACGAAACTATAATGCGAAAGACATTTGCTACATATGTATTGACAAACGTGTAAAAAACCAAGATGGAACCCGCAGTGTTGTTCTTGACAATGGACAATTAGTTCCACTGCCACCTAATATAACACACGTCCCATCATTAATGCTTCTTAACAGAGGATTTAACTTAATTCAAGGAGATGAACCGATTTTAGGAGAGTTATTACCAAGGGCACAAAATACAGTGAGTTCTTTAGGAGGCTTCGTCAATTCTGAGCCGTTGGCGTTCTCATATAGCGAAATGAATGGTATGTCTGATAATTACTCGTATTTAAGCTTAGATGCAAATCAAATGTCAACACAAGGAAATGGTGGTTTAGCAATGATGCATACATTTGCTCATATAGACCAAGTAGATTCAATAGAAACACCACCAGACAGCCAAGATAGAGGTAGTGGACCAGTTGATTTGGAGAGAATAAAGCAAGAACGCAACAGTCAAGTGCAAATACCTAGACGCTGAAAACTATGCTTAGACGCTGAAAACTATGCTTAGAAGCTGAAAACTATGCTTAGAAGCTGAAAACTATGCTTAGACGCTAAAACTAAGCATTCTATTCAATTCACTCCGAATTTCATCATAATTATACTTAGTCAGTTCTCTCCGCATTTCCGACTTTGTTTTATGCCATTTAACGAATTTAACTCCCGTTTTCTCTTTATAAAACTCAATAAGCGTTGTTCTTGACACATTTCTCTCAAAAACAACAGCATAATTATCCAAAATTTGTATTACCCCGGCGAATTCACCTATAAGAAAACTGACTTCGTGGTTAATTGTTTTATTAAATTTACAATTCTTTATAATGTAAAAATACTTGGAATGCGTTCTATCAAGTAAATCCAGTGTAACCAACTTTGGATTAACATCTACAATTTTAAACAATATGATGTTATGTATATTAAAAGAGTATTGGTTTTTATAATAAGCATACATTAGCGTTATAATCTTGTTTCTCATCTTTTCAGTGTCATTTGTATGATACAGGACTACATCGGGGTTGTAACTGTCTGCGTGGTAAAGTATTCCCCAATTCTCATTGTTTAATAGACCAATCTCGTTATCAACCATTTTGTTATTTATAATATTTTTCATCAAGAACGAACACATCTTTATAATTAAAATGGTATATAAAAATATTTTTAATTAAAATACAAAACAATATAAATAAATCAACTCATAGTTTAATAACTCACCAAAAATGACTACTCTCGTCGGCGCATTTAACAATCATCTCACCGAATTCATCGAAGATCTCATTTCTATTTTCCCGGATGATGGTGATATTAAGATGGCTCGAACCGCATTTTCCAATGTGAAATCATTTAATCCAACCGCAGTGATCAAGATTTGGTTCAAGTATGTATCTAAGTATGCTGAGGCAATTGAAGGAGGCGACATTTCCTTTTTCATTGACCACGATTATAGTGAAGATGTAGGTGGTTCGGATAAGCGCGATGAGGTTCAGCGTATTATTGATAAACTCCGCAACCCTGTTAGAAATATGGGGACTGAAAACCAAGCCAAGGCGATGAAATACATTCAAAATCTTACGAAGATTAGCACGATGTATGTGAGCCAAAGGCAATGAATTTTAGCCAGAGGCAATGAATTTTAGCCAGAGGCAATGAATTTTAGCCAGAGGCAATGAATTTTAGCCAGAGGCAATGAATTTCAATTAAACAATTTAAATTATTTTTAATATAAACATTTTATTCTATAAATAAACAATGGCAGAACAAAGCAACCGCGACAACTTCTTCAAGTTGGCTAATGATTTTTGTGCCGATCTTACAAATACTTTTCCCGAATTGGGAGAAATCTCTGTAAATGACGCAACATATGAGTTCTGTAAGGTAAACTATCCCAAGCATTTCTTCAACATCCTTTACAAAAATGATGAGATGTTTGTGACGTCGCCAGTTGAATTGCTTCCGGGTGTTGATTTCTCTCCACTTTGGAAATCCAACATTAGCGAAAACACCAAGAGCGTCATATGGCAATATCTCCAGCTCATTCTCTTTTCAGTTGTACCAGACACTGAAAACATGGAATCATTTGGAGACACCGCAAAACTGTTTGAAGCAATAAATGAAGAGGAATTCAGCTCTAAAATAGAGGAAACATTCAATGGATTCGCACAGATGTCTTATGATATTTCAGGAATCAGCTCCGAAAACATACCCAATCGCGAGGATGTCGAAAATCATTTGAAGGGAATTTTTAGCGGTAAGATTGGCACTCTCGCCAAAGATATTGCGACTGAGGTTGCCAGCGAACTCGACATTGATGCCGAGGGAATTACTGACATGAAGGATGTATTCAAGAAACTCATCAAGAACCCTCAGAAACTTATGGAATTGGCCAAGAAAGTCGGCGACAAGTTGGATGCGAAGATTAAGAGTGGAGAGATAAAAGAGAGTGAGTTACTCGAAGAAGCATCACAATACATGAACAACCTCAAGGATATGCCAGGTGCCGAGGGACTGAAGGATCTTCTCGCCAAATTTGGTCTCAATAACATGTCAAAAGCACAAACAGGGGCGATGCAGGCTGAAATGGGCAGACGTGTTTCAAAGAGTAAGCAACAAGAGCGTATGCGTGCCGAATTAGAGAGACGTAATCTCGAAAAGGCAAAAAAGTTGCTTGAAGAGCAACAAAAACCAGTTGAACAACCCGAAAAGCCACAGAAAACCAAGCGAAACAAGAAGAAGTAACTCAAACATATATTAAAGAAAAACTCTTTACAAAAACAAGTGTTAAATAAGTCAAAAATCATTTGTCTTATAAATATATAACAATGACAAAGACCCGCGCAGAATTTTGGTTATATAACCCAATGGTGCTTTTTAAGAAGGAATATTTGGCTGACTTGTATCCAACTGAAAGCCAGTCATTTGTAGAGAAAATCAACGCAATTTCGAGGCTCATTATACTCTTGACAATCGCTGGCTTTGTTGTAACCAGTGCTATTAAAATACTTGTTTCGGGCATCATCGCCCTCAGCGTACTGGCCCTTTTTTTCATTAGCAACGAGAGAACAAAGGCCCACGAGAAACTTAAGAAAGAGGCATTTACCAGTTCAGACCCAGCAGTCTATAAGGAAACTAAGCAACAATTCACTGTTCCAACGGCAACTAATCCATTGATGAACGTGCTTTTAACAGACTACGTTGATGCACCCACCCGCAAACACGCGGCACCATCATTTAACCCAGCAGTTGAGAAGGAAATACTAGAAGTCGCGAAAGACAAGGCAGTCAATCCGAGAATTTTCAAGGATTTAGGTGATAATTTGGCATACGAGACATCATTAAGGAATTTTCACACAAATCCCAGCACAACTATTCCAAACGACCAGAAAGCATTTTCCGAGTTTTGTTATGGGGATATGCCATCTTGTAAAGAAGGCCACGCTCTTCAGTGTATAAAGAACAATACACAGAATCGCCAAGTATTTTATTAAATCAACGTTCTATTCAATTAAAATCTTTTATAATTATATATCAGCATGAGTTTCTCGGTATCTAATTATACTTTTGACAATCTCTCTCGTTTAGGGGACGATGCTTATGACATTTCTGAGAGAAACTTACAAAATAACCGCTTCAATAGCCATATGACTAGCAATTATTACCCCTGCGCTATGGAGAAGCCAATTTCATTCGCACTCAATCAGCCAAATGTGTTTTATAACGGTGGATTTATAGGTGGATGCAACATTGATGCCGATTCTAACCTTCGCATAGGTTCCATCCAGACGGCACCAACTTCTAAAATAAGCCTTCAGCAACGTCCTTTTGCCACTGTTCCCTATGTTGGTCGTGGTGCTCCAAAGCCAGTTCTTGAGGCGCGTATTCAGCAAGGTGACTACATTCGCAATCGCAAGAGTTGTGGAACCATCGCAGATACGGCAGTTCACCAGCGTCATTACACACCTCTTGTGCCTTCTCTCCAGGCAACAATAAGCAATGCGGCCAATTTAGTGGAAGAAGCCGCTCATTCAGACTGGATCCGCGGTGGCATTCCCACACGTTCCATCATAAAGGATCAGGATTACAAGGAGAAACACATGCCTGGTAGGTTTTAAATATGACTGCCATTAGGGTTTATTTATTAAAACTAATAAAACTGTATGCCTGTAGGTGGGCTTGTTTGTACTTATTCTTTCTAGTACAATCAATTAAACCAGATGAATTTCCGCTTTAATTGAGAAAACGCTACGCCATAAACAAACGGTTCATGTCGAAAGTTCACTCCAAAATGACGGGGATAATATTAAACGATGCTAAAATCTTCCAACCAATAAGAATACATTTAATAAATTACTTAAATACATAAAACATTGTGTTTTAAACAATGAAATTCTTTAAAACAACATACCAAGATTATGATGATGAATACACAGCTCATCTCACATACCAGCTTGAATTTTTACGCACATTTGAATTGGAATCATACGACGACAACTCAATAAGCACACAAATGGACTCATTTTCAGAGGAAATCAAACAGAATGATGCTGTTATGACAATGCTTAATGAAGAAAAAGAAAAAAACAATTTTAGAACAACCGACGAGACACTATTTATTCTATTTTCTTGGGATAATCTTCATCGACTAGCTAACTTTATGATGTCGGACTCTTAATAGATGAATATTGTGGTGGGTTTCTTAAGTTCCTCTGCGATTTTGATGGAAGACCGCGTCTCAAAATGCGATTACGCAATCGGCACTCTCAATAATCTGGCAGTTACGAATTGGTCTCACTGCTTTTCCAGTCCGGCAAATAAATTTTTACAGGCACCCCAATTTCTTTCGCAAGACTTTCGACATAACCACCAACAATTGCCACGTTCATTTTCATTTGAGATGCTTTTTCACAATAAACCATTTAAATTTTGTTTAATAATCTTATTCATATATGACTGCATATGTTGACAAGTTCAATGCTACATTCCAAGTCATCACCGATATTCACTTGGAAACAGCCACATCGTGTCCTGATTTTGCAACAAAATGGCCCGCCATAACACCCTGTCTCATCTTATCCGGCGACATCGGACATATTGGCAGACCAATTTGGCACCAATTTATGGAGTATGTAAATGAAAATTGGGACATAGTCATATATGTCCTCGGAAATCACGAGTTTTATAGCAATAGCAAGTCAATGCTGAAATTATTAGACCTTTATAAAACAACAATCGGAGAGAAATGGCCAAAAACTTACTTGCTTATCAACGATTCAATGCGTATCGTTTGGAATGAGCAAACATGGGCAATAATTGGAACCACTGCTTGGGGTAGTGCTGATTATTCTCTCACTCTCTCAATAAACGACTTTAAAAGAATAAAAACTCACAATGATTCAGGCTATTTAAAACCAATTAGTGTTAAAGATTATCATGAACTTCATAACCGCGACATGCAATTTATTATGGATGCAATTTCTTGTATCGATCGTGATATGCCAATTGTTCTTGTTACACATTTTCCTCTTACAAGAGACGGAACAAGTGACCCTATATATTGCAACCAATCGGAAGCCACTAAAAAGTATTTCGCAAATGAATTACATGACAAAATAAAAGGAAATTCACATCTTACACTTGTTGCTGGTCATACTCATCATAAATATGATTTCATAATGGATGATGTTAGATATATTGGAGGATATGGTTTCAAACAAGAATAATTTTGTATACATACTACAAATGGCTTCCACGCGATTTAGAAATGCTCCTGGTGATTATAAGATTCAGGAGAGAAACAAGGCAACTGCCCGCGAATGGGTGACTTATGACTATAAAACAAACACAAGCATACTGCCCAACGCTGGAATAAACATGGGACGCATTCCGGCCTATCTTCTCTCCAATAATCAAGCAGACGTCGACAGTTTTCTTAAGGGAACTTATTTTAACAACCTCGATGACCCCAAGCGTGGGTTTACACCTCGGATTAAGAAGGTTCGCGAGGTTTCATACTTTGAGAAAGATCCAGTTCTTATGCCTGAACCTCTTATTGTGGAGAGAAACCAGAGACCCGAGATATTTAGACGTTAATTTGACTTAAACACTTATTTTTAATTATTTTTAACTAAAAATAAGTCTCTCTTCATAATATAACAAATGGCCAATACTCGCTTCAATCATGATTACGCCCGAACAAGCAAACTCCTTCAAGAAAGCACTGGTCCAGGCAAATATATGCTCAATACACCTGGAAATGGTGATAATATACCGTTTATTGCTGACCCACAGGTTCGCCTTCAACGCTGGGGAGCCAACTTATATACAAACGCGATTGACGTGGATAGCGACTTGATGGGTCTGACTCGACCCCTTCATAAGCACGACCGAATGGAATATAAGACATATCGAAATAAAACGTCGGCTGCCAATCGTTATGGCGTCGAAAAGTTGCCAATTACAGACGAAACACGCGCAACTCATCCAGCCTGGGCGTATCGCGACTTAGAACAGACCCGTTGGGAGTATCCTCTGTTTGACCCTCAGGAACACACTTGTATGACTTTCCAGAACAATACGAACACGCGAATGCTTGAGAAGGACAACTTTGTTCCGAAGATACCTGTTCCTTGGAATTAAAAAGCTATTCCTTTCTTCGCCGAGTGATAAACAATTGGTACAATCAACCCAGCCGCAAGCAATCCAACCGCAAGTGACGACGCACAGAACGTCAATGCGTCAATGTTTAGAAGCCGCCCCAAATTGTTATAATCAAATATAAATTGCTTCATATATGATGTGCATATAGTGCCAAACAACAATGCGAACAACAAATAAGGCAAAACCATGCTTAAATACATGAATTTCTTAAACTCCGCATAAATTAAGCCCAGTCCAAACAATAAAAAGGCGATTATCTCGTAAAACTTGGATTCCGCTTTCATTTCAGTACTGATTTCTCTCAATTCCCTATGGCGATTGCGCGAACTTTTATATACATTAGTATTGTAGTATGTATTGTAAATTATCGAAATAATAGGCATAACTGTTACGAGCAAAATAGACAAAAACTGATGTCCATGTTTAACAGCGTATTTATGGAAAATATACCCGAACACTATTACAAACAAAATGCTTCCAATAGATATAAACTTAACATTGTCTTTCATGTTATCAATCTCTTTTGTTGTTAACGTATTTGTCATCAGTTATAAAATACTTAGACAAATTATATTTGTTAACATCAAAAGTTATTTAATTTATTGTCCATATATATAATAATTATGGAACTGGCAATACCCATTTTAGCATTAGGTGGTATGTATATTATTTCAAACAAGGGAAAAGAAACACCAAAGCCAAACGATTCTGGTGTTATTGAGGGATTCAAGAACAAAGTAGTTAATACCAACATTACCGCACCACATACCGAGAATTATCCTCTTGTCCGCGCAGCAAACGACTTTGAGGACTTAAATAATTATGAAAACGCCAATGCAGCGACTGACCGCTATTTTCAGCAGGATGTTTATCAGCAAGAGGCAAATGCCGACCCTAACAAATTTTATTCTCTCACGGGTGAACAAGTTTCTTTAGACAATTTTACGCACAATAATATGCAACCATACTTTGGTTCCACCGTTAAACAGCGCACATTTGACCTCAATAGCAATGAAAGCATTTTAGATTCCAAGCAAGGAACCGGTTCGCAGAGTTTTCAAAAAGAAGCCCGTGCTCCTTTATTCGCACCAAGCGCACACATGTCCTGGACAAACGGCGCTCCAAACAGTAGCGATTTTATTCAATCACGCGTTATTCCAGGCCGCAATATGAACAATGTTAAGCCTTGGCAGGAGATTCGCGTTGCACCTGGTATGGATGACGGTTATACTGCTGCCGGTTCTGGTGGATTCAATGCCGGTATGTCCGCTCGTGAGCAATGGGCTCCTAAAACAGTTGATGAATTGAGAACAACGAATAATCCCAAATTGACATATGACGGTGTTATAACAGGCGTCAAGCATTACACTACAAATCGTGGTATTGAGGGGGCTGTTGAGAAAAATCGCCCTGATACATTCTTCATTAACTCGCCTGACCGATATTTAACAACCACCGGCTTAGAAAAGAAGCAGATGGCGCGTGGTATTCAGATGCTCGGAAACACTAACCGAGTTGATACAACAACAGAGTATTATGGCGCACTCGGTGGTGATGGACGAAATTCGTCGTATGTTCCTGGTGCTTATCACGCCTCTACACGCCCTGAACTCGCTCCATACTCAGAACACGTTAGCAACGCATATGCTCCCGGTAAGACTGGTGCCACAAACGGTGACTACGGCATTCAGGGTTATGACCTTTTACCTAATGCTCGCTCTCTTACAACCGAACGCTCGCCTAATCTTGGTTCAGTCGGCCGAATTATGAGCGCAATAGTTCTGCCACTTCAGGATATGTTACGCCCATCTCGTAAGGAAAACGTTGTTGGCAACCATCGTGTTTCTGGCAATGCAGCGACCACTGTGCCAAATAGTTATGTTCTCAATCCGGCTGATCGCCCCAAGACAACAACTAAGGAAACTACCATTGACAATCCATATCCTGCCAACATTGGCAACACACATTTGCAGGGTTATGGGTATTTGGCAAATGAGCATCAGCCAACCAACACCCACCGCGCTGATACTTCGCATACAAATTACTCGGGTGCTGCCGGAAGTGGTGTTGCGTATGCTGCCCCCGTTTATGACTCCGCATATAACGCATATCTCAACACGAATAAGGAGGCTATTGCCCAGAGCAGGACAAGTGTCGGCAATCACAAGATGTTTGACCCATATATGAACATTCAAATAGACAAGTTAGATAGCGACCGAAACACACCGCGTATGTTTGTTCCACAGCAACTCCACAAGGTTCCAGTTGGTTCTGACATTTATGGTAAGACAACCAACCGTTCGGAAGCCCGAAGTACCCTTAATTTGGAGAGAAACACTCCGGATATGCTTTCGGCTCTGAATAGCAACCCGTATGCTCGCCAGATAGGCACAATTGCGTAATATCCATATATTCTGTTAAATTTACTTAAACAGAATATATTATTTTCAACCAACAACATTATACAATGTCTTTGTCTTCATTAAAAGAAATTCATCTGGATTATAGCTGGGTTCGAGAGTTATATGACCGAGCAACTCCACTATTTTTCAGAGCAACGCAACTATTTGACCGCGTAAATTATCTATTTTGGTATGTTTTTTATTCATTTTATATCATCGAACCGTCTCTCTCTGAAAAAACAACATTTCAAAACCTCCTTGCTTCTCTTGAACTCGATATACTTCCAAAAAATAGCTGGATCTTAGATATGACTCACGATGATGGAGATTTTATTAAGTTTTGTGCAAAAAAACATCCTTATCTGAATTTTGTTTTTTTCAAAAAATTCAACAATGAAACACAAGAAGAATATGACACAGATGTGTCCACATTTCCAGAAAACGTAACCGTCTTTTATATGCCAACCGAATCTTTTATTAAAAATAATAATCAAAATTATGAAGAATTTCTAATCAACAACAAAGTTGGATATAGACGAGTTGTTTCTAGAGATATAAAACATCGAGAAGTTTTTGAGCGTATCGACAAATCTCTTTATAAAGATTATGGCAACACAATCAAAAGTTTTCTCCTTGTTTATGGTGCTAATTCGGATTGTTGTGACAATAATTATCTAACGTGTGTTAGCAATGGAACACTTGGTTATGAAAGCAATATGCTAGTTCCCCTTAAAAAGCAAGCACAAATGGCCACATATCTTAGAACTAAAACATTTTATCCAGTAAATGATTTCAACAACAATTGATAACACTCCAATTTCAATTTAAAAGCATTTTGATTCATATTTATTAACTTAAAAAACTAATAATTATGAAGTTTCAAATACATAAAGCTATATACGATAAATTAGACTATTTTATCGAAACAAAGAAGGTTCCGAACATTATCTTTTATGGTCCATCTGGTTCCGGGAAAAAAACAATCATTACAGACTTTCTCTCCAAAATCTATCCTCAAACTCAAAATAATGAAGAACACATTCTCAAAGTCAACTGTAGTCACGGAAAAGGCATCAAGTTCATTCGCGAAGAACTCATTTTCTTTGGTAAGACAAACATCAACAGCAAGCAGGGTGAACTGTTCAAGAGCATAGTTCTTCTCAACGCAGAGAAACTTACAAACGACGCGCAATCAGCACTGAGACGATGTATCGAGACATTTAGTCATAATACTCGCTTCTTCATAGTCGTCGAAGACAAAGACAAAATACTTAAGCCAATTCTCTCCAGATTCTGTGAAATCCATGTGAATTATCCTAAAATCGGCACACGCCACGTCAATCTACACAAATATATTACCAAACATCTTTATTCTGTGGGGACTGAAATAAAAAACTTAAATTGGATTGAGAGAAACGTGAAATTCGGTGAAACCGATGAGATGTACTATCTTAAAAAGAGTGAAGACGCCTACTATGCTGGTGTATCCGGGCTTGATATACTACAATTTTTAGAAAAGAAGAGCACACCACACGACGAATTGACACAAATGCGTCTTTTAACATACTTCGATAAAATTAAAACCCAGTTCAGAAATGAAAAAAATTTAATGTTCTTTATGTTTGTTTATATTTTTATGCGTCACGAACACTCTTTAGAAAATGTGATGTCAATTTAGAAGAAATTATGGATGATTTTAAGTTAGCAAATTTGTCTGAGGCACAAAACGAGTATTCAGCTCGTTTAATTAACACGCTCACTCCGTTTATTCGTCAGGGTATCCAATCCATTTTTAACGAGGCTTATAAACTTTGCGATGAAAACGATGAGCGCGAAAAGTATTTGATGACATTTCAAAACTTTCTCTCGCGCGTATCAAAGTGGAATAACAGCCTCGTCGAGAAAGAAACGGAGAGAATAGTAAACGAAAGCAAATGTTCTTATTTAGAAGACCTCTTGACGTGCGTTCACGTGACACAACTCAAGGTGCTTACATCAGTTCGTGTCGGACAAAAGCAGAAGAAGATTGACTTGGATGTTCCCAAGTTATCGGTTTTCATACATCGTGTTTATATTGAAACATCGCGAAAAATATATAAAAATGTATATCTGTTTGACCTAAAGGCGAGTCCTCTTAATCACCAAAAGAATATGAGAGAATGCGAACTCATTATTAAAGAATGTATTCTCAACGTCATACGCGAAAGTATTCCAATTGAAAAAATACTGAGGTCATATATTGACAAAACAACTGAGACCGAAGTGACATTAGAAGAGGAAATTATTCATGAAGAGAAACCAGCTATTGTCGAAGAGAAACCCACTATAGTCGAGGAGAAACCAGCTGTTGTTGAAGAGAAACCCAACAACATAATTAAAGAGGATATAGTTCAACAAGGTATAGTTCAACAAGGTATAGTTCAACAAGGTATAGTTCAACAAGGTATAGTTCAACAAGGTATAGTTCAACAAGGTATAGTTCAACAAGGTATAATAGAAGAACATAATGTAGTTAAACAAGATACTCTTGAAGAACAAAATGCGTCAGAGCAACAAAGACATATTTCTCTTTCATTTAATGATGTCGACAAAGTGTTAAACATGTCCACCAACAAAGAAGAACGGGTTGAAGCACCCAAAACAATTGATCGCCTTGAATCAATTAGCAATATACGCAATGAGGAGAGAAAGAAAGAGGATGAAGAAGAAGCAGAAGACGACATTGAAACATTAACTATAAACAGCGACTTAGACCCAAATGAGCTTGATGGAGCTATTGAATCGCTTGATGATGAACTTATGAAATTATCTTCTTCAGTTGAAAATGAAGATTTAGAAATAGACATATTAGAATAAATTCGTTAAAACCCAGAAAATAAAGATGAATCAATTAGTATAAATGACTGATTCATCTACATACACGACATCACTCGTAATCGCCATAGTATACACGCTTCTTTTATTTATTGAGACTAAATATATATCAAAAAATGAGGTCACTATGAAACAACTGGTTAAGGGAGCATTTTTCGCATATTTAGCGTCTCTTAGTGGAATTTACATAGTAAATAATATAGTTTCACCCGATGTCAGTGCCGGAGACAATGTTAAAGTGTTTACTGGGGAGCCTGATTTTTAATTATTTTAACAATTTCATAGTGTTCAACTAAACAATTAACATCAGTCCCAAACCCGCATCTTCCATTACATGGAACACTTTGGTATTTATGACTGACATTTTCTACGCAGTATTTACAACGCATTGTGTCAAATGGCTTGCAAGAACAACTCATCGGGTGAAAATGTGATTTCAATTGAACCTCTTTCGCAAATCGTTTGTCGCAAATGTCGCACTTGTACATGATGAATATAAATGATTTAGTATAATATTTTTTATATCCTTTCAATTTTTACACATAACACGGAATCGCATCTATGTCAATAACTGAAACATCCTTTTTACTCGCCTTTTTCATAACATACTCCGAAAATACCCTCTTTTTCACCTCTTCTCTCGGCACACATCCGTGCACCATACGAGCTATCATCTTATACAGCTTGAATCCTTCATATCTCTCCTCGCCACTCTTCTTGTAAAGCACATTCTTACCCTTATCATCCTTACACCAGTCAGCAATCAGCTTAACTAGCAGCTCGTCTTCTGGTACATTGTCCTCCTCAACTGTAAAATCAAAGAAATTGTCATACATTGAACACCCTAATCGACACAAATCAAACGATTGATTAGGCATAATGCGTTGCTTACTGTCAGTATAATAAGGCTCAAAGTTGTATTGACCCGCAGCATCATTCCCCACAGCATAACTATCATTGTGACACAATTGTCCGTTGTATCTGTAGATTGACCTCCCAAAGTCAATTATTTTAAATATCCTTCCATACGTTGGAACCTTGTAGTATTTATCGTCTAATTTGTAGTATAAGTGTTTAATATTTGTTTTAACATACATAACATTATTTGTGTGTAAATCATTGTGTGTAAAATCAAATGCTTTGTTGTATACAGAGAGAGTCATAATAACTTGAAACAACGCGGACGTTAATTCTTCTTTATCCATTTTTTCCAACAATGAATCTAATGTTCCTTCCATCTTCTCTATGAAAATCATGTTGGCTGGGAACTCACTTATAGAAGCCTCAATAACAGCATCAATATCGCCATCCTCGCTCTCCGACTCGCTTTCAGATGAATCGGTTTCAATGTCTTCCCATTTCGTAGAATCTTCTTCACTACTATTTGAATAACGCGATGAACATTCACTTGTCCCTCTTTCTCTCGAAGGAAGCTCTGAATCTTCTCCAATTTCTGCTACATTGTCTATTTCTGTAACATTCTCCTCTTCCACATTATTCGTAGTCTGCTCATCTTCAACAAACATTTCATTTAAATTATCAATTATTCCGAGAGAATCCACTGACCTGTTGTCAATTGTTTCACCAAGTTCAAGCCGTTTCTTGCAATTTCGCGTGAAATCTCGTGCGTACTGTTCCTCGTGGTCGCTATTCACATTAAACAGTTTCCCCCTATTGTTATTGAAAAAATCAGAACTATATAACATTTCAGCATCATCCGCTATATTTAATTTGAAATCCCTTTTTATGCATAAATAAGAACCATAAAAGTCAATTGCGTTTGTAAATCCGTGCTGATTCAAAAGGATACTGGAGAGAAAATAGAAGAAACCGTCTGTATATGACGAATTGTTATTGTCATACAGTTTTTTCTCGTTCTCAGAAGTCGGAGCTACATCAAATGAAGGCAACACATTGACACTAATGTCCTGTAATTTGCCAACCATGTATTTATATGTGTCATAAAGCGGTGCGTATTTTACATGAACAACACCTACATCAGTCTTGTATGTGTTCTCATCAATCTTGGTTTCAATGCGACTTATAGACTTAAAAGTATTCAAGTTCATACTGTTGTAATTCGTGTTGTTGAGAGAAAAATAGTGCTGATAAACTGGCATATAATTTTGCACCTTTGAAACCCCCATTTTTTCTTGAATATCCTTAAACAACTCCACATTCCTGTTTTTCCGGTAATTCAACTGAAACATTTATTCTAAAGAAAAAGAACATAAATAATCAGTGGTTTAAACCTATTTAACACCATACCATACATGTCCACAACGAACAATATGGATGTCTCTCTCTCCCGTTGCGGTATTGATAACTCGCTTATATTTTTCGGCTTCTTCATCTGAGTCAGCCACAATGTTTTTGATGTATTCCCAATTATCGCGGCAACGACATAAAGCATATTTGTTTATGTGGTTTCGCCAGTCAGCCAGAGATCTTTCACACGAGATAATTACACGTTGCTTTGTTGAACTCATTGTTTGTTGAAGTTATAAATGAAAAATATCAATAAGATACGATTTTTATTTCAATTTTTAGTAATCAAACAATAATGAGGACATCATACACAGTGTTTCCAATTCGTTCCCACGGCTGAAATGTAGGACTCACGATCTTCCAACTAGAAATGAGGGATGGAAACTTGTCCAATCGAATGACCAGGCTTCCACAAGATGGGCACGGGTCGCACATGCGAATAACTTCTCTCGATATAACCGGTGTAACAAACTTGACTTGACCGAGAGAGCACGTGTTGCACATTTTGTTGTTTGGTGAAAGAAAGATACCTGTAATAAAGACGAATGACGCCATTTCAATTTTTTGAATTTCGCTTATTTCTTCGGTATTTTCTCTCCTCGTTAAATATCAGCATTAAGGATGAACTTAGAAATAAAGAAGTTCGATATGCGTAAAATCAAGTTTGACCCCAATGAAAACAAGGGTCCTGTCATTGTTCTCATCGGGCGTCGTGATACTGGCAAAAGTTTCCTCGTAAATGACTTGCTTTATCACCATCAAGACATTCCACTTGGATGTGTCATATCAGGCACGGAAGCAGGCAACGGCTTTTATGGTCGTATTGTCCCCAAACTCTTCATTCACCACGAATATAATACATCCATTATTGAAAACATTCTTAAGCGACAAAAATCCGTCCTCAAAGAAATGCAAAAACACGAAGAGGTCTATAAAAAAAGAGCCACAATTGACCCGCGTGCCTTTGTTATTATGGACGATTGCTTATATGACGACAAATGGGCGCGTGATAAGATGATGCGATTGCTTTTCATGAATGGACGCCACTGGAAGATTATGCTCGTCATTACTATGCAATATCCACTTGGTGTCCCACCCAACCTGCGAACGAATATCGACTATGTATTCATTTTGAGAGAACCATATCGAGCTAATCGAGAGAGAATCTGGCAGAATTACGCTGGTATGTTTCCAACATTTGAAGCATTTAATCAAGTGATGGATCAGTGCACTGAAAACTTCGAATGCCTTGTTATAGACAACAATTCAAAGTCGAACAAGTTGACCGACCAGATATTCTGGTATAAAGCACAGCCTCGCAGTAATTTCCGTCTTGGTTCAAAGGAATTCTGGGAGATGTCAAAGGAACTCAATTCAGATGATGAAGATGAACCATCATACAATCCAAAATCGGCCAAAAAAGGCCCTGTAATTAACGTGAAAAAGAATAAATGGTAGTTTCACCTCAATTTAACAGTCCAATCTTTCGAGAATTTAGACAACTCAGTGCTATGTCGTATAAGCCATGCAAGCATACTATTTATAAAGTTGTCTCGTGTTTCCTTGGAGAAATCACTTAGTGGAAGAATTCCATCGGCAAACATCGCACAAATTGATTTTCGCATTCCTTCCATTGCTTCGCCTATTGTTTTACCATCATAATCACGTGGTCCGTACCAGTATTTCATGCATTCTGGATTGGAGTAATTGTAAGTAAGATTACTAAGATACCAACTTTCATCCTCCATATGAACGCCGATGCTGTTGTATAAGAGAATATCCCACCCCATTTTAGTTGATTTAAAGTTGTATAAAAATTAATACTTTAAATCAATTTTTTAATTCATTTACTTACTACCATTTCGCTTGTTAATCTTCTTGTTCTTTCCACTTCCCGTAACAACATTGTCTCCATCAAACAACTCATTGCGAATATCACTTGATGAGGCTCCTTCTCCAACAGAAGCATCAATTGTATTATTAATACCAACCAGATTACCATTTTCGTCAATATTCTGAGTGAGCTTATTGCCAGTCTCCTTCGCCTTGCGAATATTCTCCTCAATAGCCTTCTTCTTGCTCTCAATAACACGCTGGTCGAAATGCTTTTTAGCCTCTGTCTCATTCTCCATCTTCTTATGCATCAGTTGATTAAGCTCATCCTCCATATAGTCAACCTTACCAGTTCTATACGCCTCGGGCTCCCAAGGAACCCAAACACCAACCGGACCCACATAGATGTCGTGATTAGGGTCAATCTCACGGAGCATCTTACAACGCATTCCAGCCTCTTCTTGAGAGGGGAAAACACCACGAACCTTCACTCCGTGCGTGCTAGTCTGGAAGTTTACCAACTGATTAAACTCCTGCTCAAGTGTCTTCTCGTTCGCATCCAAGAAATTCTTGTAATCATCTTCAATCGTCGTTTCAACCAACTTAGGTTGCTCGCTCTTAAGGAAATCGTTAAAGTCGTCCATCACTTTATTGAAATTGAGGTTATACTTGTAACTAATGAAGTTCAAAAACTGAACAAACTTCTTGCTACTCTTATCCAGGTCAAAGTTCCTAACGAATCGCTCAAATAAGAATGAGTTCTTCTGCTTTAGCACCTTATCGGGACTGACAAACGACATACAAACAAAGTTCTGTTCGGCCACAGGAGGATCTACATAAAGCAGGTCGACATACTTAGGATTTGGTGTTCCGTCGGAGTTATTCTTTGGCTCGTAAGAAGACATTTAGGAGATGTATATAATTGATTCAATTACTTTAAGTTGTTTTTATTCGAATTTAAATTAAGGGAATCTCTTTTTTTCTGTTTTATATTTATAAAATGCTTGAGAAGTTACAGAATTTACTCGATTTAGGAGAACTCCTCCGCCGTGCCGTTAAGTACCTTGTTGAGGGTCTTATGGTCGCAATTGCCGCATATGCCATCCCCAAGCGTTCTCTCCGCCTTGATGAGGTGCTTCTCATTGCGTTAACCGCCGCTGCTACATTCACTATCCTTGATGCTTACCTTCCCAGTATGGCTGTTGCCGCAAGAACCGGTGCCGGCTTCGGTATTGGTGGCAACCTCGTGGGATTCCCGCGAATTTAAGTATAAGAATTTAAGAGGTTTTAAATTGTTTGTTTAATTAATGTATAAATGCGTAAAACATTAATTAAGCGTAAAAAGACAACAAACCGTCGAAATCGAAAGCGAAGAACTACAAGAAAAACCCAAAGAGGAGGAGGTTTAGGAAGCGATCTGAGACAGAAACTCGTTACACTCTGCCGACAAGGTAAATGGGAAGAATATGATGCAGTAACTCAGTCAATCATCAACGATTACCGCCGTTCAGGAAAAAATGACTTCTTGATTCATTTGGACAACCAAATGTCTACCTTTAAACGCGAGACTGCTTTATGTTTAGAGAGAAGTTTAACACAATTACAAGAAGACGGAATTCCTGAATCAATGGTTCATTTAGCTCATGTCACCAGCATACGAGATGGCAAACTCTAACAAGTAGGATAAAACACCCATCCAATGTCATCGCATATTTTCCGCCAAATCTCGTCTTGTTCCACCTTCTTATCGTCGTCCTTAAGCATCGGAATCTCACTCAAATACTTGTTCTCTCCAAGCAACTCACAGAACTTGTATAAAACAAAATAATAATTCAAAAAATTTATCCTAACATTCGGACAATGTTTGGAGAAATACTTCTCAATCTCCAAGAATAAATTGCACAGCTTGTCTTCGAGTTGAGGCGACATGATCGGTGGCGTAATCCCCAATTTATGCTTTATAAAGTTGATGTGCTCATAATATTTATTATAATTCAACTTCTTCAATATATCTTTACATACATTGTAATACAATTGCTCACGAGTCGCCGAAATTCTCTCCTTCTTTATTTGTAATTTGATGTTCTCAATGACTTCTTCAGGTATTTGTGTCGTTTCTTTGCCCTGAAACTGTGCCAATATCTCCTTAAAATGATTAATGCGTTTATAAGCATAAAAACACACTTCTTGTGGTGGTTCTTTATAAGACGGTTTATCGCTCTCAATAAGGTAGGAATACTGTCGGCCGCATTTGTTACAAACCAATATTCCGTCGCTTTCAACTGGAATTAGTTCTCCACCATTACAAGGACACGTTTCGTGATTTATTATGTAATCATTAACGTCGATAAACCGTTCATCTACATTTTTCAAGTAAGAAACGTGACTTTGAAATGACTGGTTCTGTGCTGGCTGTGGTTGCTGCTGATTATCTTTTTTTTTAAAAAACGAATTAAGCAGCTGTTGTCTGGCGGATACTTCTTGTTTAACTTGTTCAACCTGTTGTTGTTTCTTTTTTTCGAAATAATTAAAGATGTGTTTTGTGTTATTCAAATAGTATTCTTTCTTCTCTCGCTCTAATTCTCTTATTTCAGCATTTATTTCCTTTATTCTATCTTTCATATCAAGAATTTCATCGAGAGAAAGCAACGAATTACCAGTGATTTCAGATGTTAAAAACGACTTCTCTTCAAATAAGGATGGTATCAACTCTTCCTCATAATTATCGAACTTGGAAACGAATTCGCTGTGTTTGCTATCTAATGTGACCAGTGTTTTGTCGTCAACATCTATTTTTTTATTAGTCTTATATTTAAATGTTGGCATTACTTAAAATATTATAAAAAGTATTTAAATGAATTGTTTAACAAATTATGTTTGTTTTAGAAAGAATGTGTATAAATCGGCGTTCTGTTTTCTAAAATGATGACAGTATATGGACGAAGAACAAAGCATTAAGATGGACTACATTAAATTTAGGAAAATAATGTTTATCAGCAATGCTATCGAGCAAGGTTGGACTATTAAAAAAGAGAGAGACGCATACATATTTACAAAAAAACATGAAGGCAAAAAGGAAATTTATTTAGAGAATTATTTAAAAAAGTTCTTAAGCGAAAACATGAAGGCAGAATTATAAATCTTGCTTAATAACCGACAAGATTACACGACATTTTTATATAAAATATGAAATAATTAGATTTTTCAAATTAAGCATTTTTCAAATTTTTTTTCTTTAGTGATAGTATAATCAAATGGGAGGAGGATTAATGCAGCTTGTTGCTTACGGCGCTCAGGACGTCTATCTTACGGGCCAGCCCCAAATTACTTTCTGGAAGGTGACTTACAGACGCCACACGAACTTCGCGATGGAGTCCATTGAGAACACCTTCAACGGTCAGGCTGACTTCGGTCGCCGTGTCCAGTGCACTGTCTCCCGCAACGGTGACGGTGCCTACAAGACTTACCTTCAGGTGACTCTCCCCGAGATTTCCCAGACCGATGCTTCCTTCGCTCGCTGGCTCGATTACCCCGGCGAGCAGCTGATCAACATGGTTGAGGTCGAGATCGGTGGCCAGCGCATTGACCGCCAGTATGGTGACTGGATGCACATCTGGAACCAGCTTACCCTCACCACTGAGGCTGAGCGCGGCTACAACAAGATGGTCGGCCAGACCACCCAGCTTACCTACATCACTGACCCCAACTTCGCTGAGGTTGACCAGCCTTGCAACGACGCTGCCCCCGCTGCCGTGTGCACTCCCCGCAGGACTCTTCCTGAGACCACCCTCTACGTGCCTCTCCAGTTCTGGTTCTGCCGCAACCCTGGTCTTGCTCTTCCTCTGATCGCCCTTCAGTACCACGAGGTCAAGATTAACCTTGAGATCCGCCCCATTGACGAGTGCCTCTGGGCTGTCAACACCACTCTTACTTCTGGAGGCAAGGCTACCGGTGCTTACTCCAAGTCCCTCGTCGCTGCCTCGCTCTATGTTGACTATGTCTTCCTCGACACTGATGAGCGCCGCCGTATGGCTCAGAACCCCCACGAGTACCTCATCGAGCAGCTCCAGTTCACTGGTGACGAGTCGATCGGTAGCTCCAGCAACAAGATCAAGCTCAACTTCAACCACCCCTGCAAGGAGTTAGTGTGGGTTGTTCAGCCTGATGAGAACGTTGATTTCTGCACTTCTCTTAGTGCTGGCACTCTCCTTCACAAAGCTCTTGGCGCCCAGCCCTTCAACTACACCGACGCTGTTGACGCTCTCCCCAACGCTATACACGCGTTCGCCGGTCCCGCCACTGCTGGCTCTGGTGAGTTCATTAATGGCTCTGGTCTCTTCTTTGACGCTGGTGCTGAGGCTATTAATGGAACCGCGTGGTTGACTGAGGCCACTTATGGTGATGTCATTGGAAACACCGGTGTAGAATCATCCGTCTCTGACGCTGGTGCCTTCGTCCTTGCCGAGACTGCCCTCAACATGCACTGCTGGGGCCAGAACCCCGTGGTCACCGCTAAGCTCCAGCTTAACGGCCAGGACCGCTTCTCGGAGCGCGAGGGTACCTACTTTGACCTCGTCCAGCCCTACCAGCACCACACTCGCAACCCCGACACTGGTATCAACGTTTACTCGTTTGCCCTTCGCCCTGAGGAACAGCAGCCTTCTGGCACTGCCAACTTCTCCCGCATTGACAACGCTAACCTCCAGCTTGTCGTGTCGTACAACGCCATCGGTGGCAACAAGACCGCCAAGGTCCGCGTTTATGCCACTAACTACAACGTCCTCCGCGTTATGAGCGGTATGGCTGGCGTCGCGTACAGTAACTAAGCAATTGGTTGTTGTAATCGAGTTTAAACATATAATTACTAAAACGACTTAAAGAAAATTCATGATATAAAATTATAACATGGATTTGCTCAGAATGCCGCCCTCATTTAAGCCGACTTTTGCAATCAATGCCGAACACAATTGCGGTGAAGTCACTTTTAAATATGACAAAATCTTGTGCGATACAACAGACATGGTTACAATTATGAATAAAAACATTCAGTCTAGAGAGAAAGCAGTGAATTTACTATTCAAGTTCAACCCGGACATTGACATAATTAATTTTATAAATGACAACACAAATGATTTAAGACGCGAAAATGTTGAAATCAGTCCTCTTCAGAAATATGCTCATTTACTTAAAAATTATAAAAATGTTGAATATATCGGCGGACACAAGCAAACATTGGGAATACATGCATATAGATTAAAAAACCCTATGTGGAAAGCGACCGATGCCAGTGGCAACGAAGTTCTACTTATGTATTGTGAAACAAATACTATTTGTATTCTTTGTCCGAAATCATATGAAATTATCAAGGAATTTGAGAAAACTGCAAATCAAGGAAATCCAATCACATGGTATCTTGCTGAAAACAAATATATATGCTGTCGTCTTAATGTGTATATTCATCAAATCATCACTGGTTGCTATGGAAATGGCAAAGGTACTGGAACTATAAGTGTCGATCACAAGAACCGAAATCCACTTGATAACCGGTATGAAAATCTAAGTATAGCATCACGCCATCAACAAGAAGAAAACACTTCGGGAATAATACCAGATACAAAGCGAACCAGGCAAAGGGGGGCAAGAGACCTACCTGATGGAATTACTCAAGACATGCTTAAAAAATATGTCGTTTATTATGTTGGTTATCTTAATGCCGACAGAACAAAATGGAGAGACTTTTTCGAGGTTGAAGGTCATCCTGCTCTCGGAGGAAAAACATGGACAACCACAAAATCAATGAAAGTAAGTGCTTATCAAAAGTTAATGGACGCCAACAAAGTGGTTGATGATTTGAACAATGGAATAATGCCAACATCAGTTTCAATGCAATCTAAAACAGTAATAACATCATCCGATGAAACTGTAACCCTCCCCAAATACATTCGAATCAGCAATGCTCGTGGAAAACCACATCTTGAACTGGATAAACGCAATGATTCAGGAGGGCCCCGAATTTCTCTCAAAATGATTCTACCTGAAAACTACAATATTTCAACTGAACTTAAGAGGTTCATTCAAAAAGTCATCACAAAATACCCTGAATTAACTTCTCTTTACAATACAACGACAGATGAAGATAACATCGTGTAAAAAACACACAACCAGGCACAAGCATTGTATTCGCAAGCGTGACTGTAAAATCTTCGCCCTACCGCGTAAATTCACACGAAAGCAATGTACATCTCGCAAAATTCGCGGATTTACAATGAGAAGCAGTTGTGCGCCATATTTTTAAAATATAAATACTTAAAGACAACTCATTAAGTTAAAACACATCAGCAACCATGCAAATCTTCGTTAAAACACTTACAGGCAAGACAATCACGCTCGAAGTCGAGCCGGCAGATACGATTGAGAGCATAAAGGCAAAGATTCAGGACAAGGAAGGCATTCCTCCTGACCAGCAACGTCTAATTTTCGCAGGAAAACAACTTGAAGACGCTCGAAGTCTGAGCGACTACAACATTCAAAAGGAGAGCACGATTCATCTGGTGCTTTAAATGATATCACGATCTAAATATATTTTATGTTAGTATTAATATACAATATGATTGTTGCTTTGACAACTGCTTCTCTCGACATAACACTCGGCATTACATGGTGGACAATAAAACAAGTCTTCTCTGGTGCAATATACTTAGGAACATACTTCTTTTCAGAGTCATCAGCCTCTAAAAAGAATAAAATACTCGGCGATGACATTAATTTTGTTCCTCATGCATTTCCAATAGTAGAATTAGAAGTAACACACTCACATACTACAGTAAATAGGCCTGAACCAAAAATAGTTAAAGACGACACTAACGTAGAAGATTTTGTTGAAATAAGCATTTTAACAACAAAATACAAATACTTTAAAATCCCTCTTGTAGAAATAATTAACAGAAAACAAAAGCTTCCTCTTTGGTTTGTGCCATTTTTAAACAATTGCCCACTAACTAACTATTCTATAACAAAATTAGAAAATTGTTCATTCTCAATTAAAGAACATGCCAAACCGATTATCTCTCCATTTACGCTTAACAACCATCTCTTAATGTCACAATCAATTCCACACCATTTTTGTGTTTATTTAAATCACGATGATGTAGAAACATCTCTTATCACGATGTCAAACAATTTACACTGAAAATAATCTATTCATATTTATTACCTCGCGCTTATTGGGTTCGTGCTTCAAGATTTTTGAAATTGTCATGTTGTCAGTTAAACGGATGCTGTAATCCAGCTGATTATTCGTTCGTCCAATGCGACCAAATGCCTGAATCAGTTTCTCCTGAGTCATTCCTGCGTCGTCAATGTATCCGTGACAAAATTGATAATTTGTTCCATAAATATAGTCTCCGCCCGCAATAATCATAAAAAGTGCCTGATTGTATGCCAATCGCTTCATAATCTCAAGGTAATCCGTGCTCATATTCTCTTTGAAAACTCCGATTCCAGCAATAAGCAACATCTTATAGACGTCATCCAACTCATCAATTGCCATAATCATTTCTACATCCTTCTCCATTACACGACTTGAAAACTTGTTTAATGTGGAATCCGCCGTTTTATGAAACCTTTCCATATGTTGCTCTGTGTTTGGAATATAGCGCCGATTCATATGAACCCGCTTCAATTGACCTGTTAAAGTCTCAATTAACATCAATTTGTCGTCATATGGCGTTTTCTTTTCTTTCATTTGGGTCCTTTCTTCTTTCTTTTGTGTTTTCTTATGTTTAAAATCATCATCATCACTCTCATTTGACACTTCGTGTGTTTCTTCGCTCTTCATGTTGTTAATCTCGTCATTTAGAACGTGAATACGCTCATTTACTCTATTATTGAATTCAATGATGTCGACTATTCGTTTCTTCTCTTCGTCTGGCACATCGAGCATAGAAAAAAACTTCTTCGCTGCATTATCGACATCATCACACAAATAGAGTGTCGGACCGTCAGTCAGCGTTAGAGCATCTGAAGAAACCATCTGTGATGTCGATTTGTATTTTGCTTGTCGCATCTTAGCAGCATCGTCAAAAACTTCTCTCCAACAAGCCTCCAAATCACCAAAAACATCCAAATAGTACAACTTAATAGACTCCACGTTAATTTCGCTAATGTCATCAAAATAGTTGTTGATTTGTCGTGGTTTCCTGAGACGTTTATTAACCAGCAACAAAAAAGCACAGATTTCTCTCAAATCAAAGTGTCTAAGAATAGTCTGTGATTGTCGGCAATATTCCACACAAGTCATCAACTCGGCATAATCAGAATATAAATAGTGTGGCAACACAGCGAATCCATCTACATCAACAATTGGAATCGTCTTCTTACACTCATAGCTCTTGATTGACACAACATTCTTCGTATCAAACTTGTTTTCAAAAAATGACACGGCATCGCGAATCTCGTTCTTATCGGGGAGCGTTGCTGACGACAAAATAACATTGGGAATCTCATTTTCTCTCCAATTCGCCGAAAGAATACTATGAAAAGGATGTTCGTCATAATCCAGTGTAATCGTTGGTTCGTCCCAGTACATAACAATATTCTCCTTCTCATTAAATGCCAACATATAACGCATTGCATGTAAATAAGAATGGACGTCACTAACAATCAACTGTACTTTGTCTCCTACTGTATTGTCGACCTTACCGATACCTCCGCTCTTCTTATTGATTGTATATTCTTTTGCTGCGAAATAATGTAGCCTCACGTCCTCGCTGTCATTACAACCAAACGCAACACCAATAGGCACCTCCGCACTAATACACGCCCTGGCAAGCTGAAGACCGACGTGTTTCGCAGCACACACAAAAATGACCTTATAACCTTGACATATACCGATTGGTGACAACGTCTTTCCAGTGGCAGTTGGCGCCTGATAAAAAATCAACTTAGCACCTGGACGCTTAATCTCCTTAAACACATCCTGCTGATGCTTATAAGGAGTGTAATCTTTATAGTCAAGCAAAACACTGTTTCTCTCAATGACATCATACGCGCCATTAATGATTTGTTCGTTCTCAAACTCCTTACCCATATGCTCCATAATTTTGTTAATAAACTCGACAATGTATGTGTTCAAGTTGTAAATCGCATTTTTCATAAGTTGAGTCAATGTATAGAAGTGCTTCACAGACTTCTTTGCTAGCATTTGCTGACAATTTGCCATAAGAACGAACTCATACACATCCAGGTCATCACTAATCTTCTTATTTGTATTTTCAATGCGAATTAAGTCTGCCTTCTTAAGAACATCCTTCTTGGACTCCTTAGCAACCACAGTAATACCTGTCACACAATATTTCTTCATCATCTTCTCGATCCTCTCCTTGAAATACTTATTAAAGAGAAAGATGTGGTATTTATCATTGTCAGACTTCTTTTTGTCGTCTTCTTCAGACACCAACTTCATATAGGACAACAAACTCAAACTCTTATTATAATGATAACTAGGGTTTGAATAACTGCGTTTGATGAGTGTCAAGATCTCCTTCTCAAGGCCAATAATTGGAACTTCAATACTCTCCCACTCCTTCCTCGTAAGTTTTGTTTGTCTTAGGTCCATTGTTAAAAACTAAATGAATATATTGCTATGTTTTTATATAGGTTGTTTTAATGTTTTGTAAAAAATTGAATTAAAACCAATTCAACATACGAGTTGTATATCACCAATCCAAACAACAACGATGCCGTACATATTCTCAATTGAGGGAAACATCGGTTCTGGCAAGTCAACGCTTGTCTCAAACATTGTGAAGTCATACTCAGGAAAGCGTATTAACGGACGCAAAGTCATCTGCGTTCAAGAGCCGGTGAGCATTTGGAATGATATTAAGGACAAGTCAGGAACAACAATTCTGGAGAAGTTCTATGCCGATCAAGAAAAGTATGCGTTTCCGTTTCAGATGATGGCCTACGTTTCACGCTTAGCGATTCTCAAAGAGACAATTGGCGCAAATCCAGATGCCATCATTATAAGCGAGAGATGTACTGACACTGACAAACACGTCTTCGCACAAATGATGTTTGACTCTGGAAAAATTGAGGACGTCAACTTTGCGATTTACTTGAAGTGGTATGACTGCTTTCTCAAGGAGGTACCAATTCTCGGACATATTTATGTGAAGACTGATCCGACGACGTGTGATGTGCGAATTAAACGACGTAGTCGCGCTGGAGAGGATGGAATCCCACTGGAATACCTTGACAAGTGCCACGATTATCACGAGAACTGGTTGATTAGTAAGGAAAACAAGCTAATTCTTGATGGAAACCACGACATTACAAGCGACGAATACAATGGATTTCTCAACCAAGTAGAGTGCTACATTGCTGAAACGACAAAGACGACCACCCACAATGAGCAGATGTTCCAGAATCACTTTTGTTAACCGTTTGTCAAGAAATTATTAAAAAAGAAGGACTTTGGTTTATATTTTAATATGTCCAGCTCAATTGACGTTGTTTGAAAGTTTTTTAAGTCATAAATATCTTGAAGCAGTAGCCATTCAAACAATCCACCTGGATATATGTAAACATTTGTAAACCCCAACAGTGTCAGTTGATTATATTTAAAATATGTCTTCTCGTCGTTATAGTTTTTCCCATAAATATATATTGGTTTCCCCTTGGCGCCTGTTTTAATCAATATATTTATAGTGTCCTCTTCTCTCGTGTAATCAAGCGTCCCCTTAATCAGACATTTTTGCTCATGTTTTTCGAGAGTATTAATAATAAGAACGTGTTCCAAGTTTGCTCCTTGAATGTCCTCGTAATTCACTTTTTTTATGGAATTTGCTGTTCCAATTATATTTCCCATAATAAATATTAAAATGCTTATAATTTTTAAATATAAACATTTAAAAATAAAGAATTCGCCAATTAAGTATTAAATCTCACAATGATTTCGACTTCTTCTTTCTTGATGCTTTTAGTTGCCGAGAGAGACAACTCTTGACGCTTCTTGCGGGTTTTATTGGTTGTCGCCACCTGCGAAGTTGAATTAACATTATTCTTCATAGTAACATTTAAATTGCGCGTATTCATGTCTTCCTCGATTTCTCTCCGATTTTCTTCGATGTATTTCATAATGTTGTTTTCCAGCGCCCACTTAAAAAAGTTGAGCTGACCAATTGTTGTTTCTATCTTTGTATCATTTTCATAGGGCATTGCGATTCGTTCCCATCGGCAAAAGGGGTCAAACTTCTTCTTACCGTATGCTCTAAGACGCAGTTTGTAGTCGATAAATACTTTGAATCTTACGCTGGAGTTGTTTCTCTCAACAGCATAAACAGTATAGTTCTTCTTGGAATAATTTGTAACGAACCAATCGATTAAACGGAGAGAAATACTAGAATCACCATTAATATATGGAAGAATCCGCTTCATATTACCATAATTATCCTCACTATAAAACATCTTTAACCTACTCATAAGTAGGTCATTTTGTGTTGAGAGTGCCAATGACATTATTTTATGCTGAATAGTTATAAAAATACTTATTTAAGTCAGTTTTCGTGGTTTTGTTTAATTAAAGTTAGAATCCCGTGCTACTAGGTATTGATCTCTATTGGCTATGTCTTTAACATAGTTATTGTTGGAGAGAAATGGGTTGCCTCCCACTTGAACAAGCAAGTCGCGGTCACCCATACGTGTATTAATCGCATCGCGTGTGAATTTCTTATTTTCTGGTGTGGATTGTGTCATTGTTTGGTATTGCGCAACCCGCGGTGTTTTCATTGGTTTCTCTCCATAACTCCAAACTTGTTGTTGTTGTTGTTGCTTTATTCGCGGTTGCTCTTCTTCAATCTGTTGTCTCAACATTAAAATATCTAAATCCCGTTCCATCCTTTAATTTGTCTATTAGAGAGAAATTCAGTCGTCGATTTTTACTAAATTCATCTGTTTCGTAAACATAAACTTATCAGCATCCAGTCTTCTTCGCCGTAAATTACAATCCAAACACGCAACAATAACGTTATCTTGGTTGTGTCCTCTGTCATTATCAATCCGGTCAAGCGTCCACTGTACCTTCTCTCGTTGTTTCTCATAAAGAATAAACGTCTGTTTCATACAGTATTTGCATCTCATCTTTGAGACTACAAGTAATTCAATTAATTCATCAAATGTGATAAATTTCTCTCCATCAAACCTTTCTTTCTTCACATCTTGTTGCTTATATCCCGCCAATTTTGTTGATAGTTCATGCTTTATCAATGGTTCCGCCTCAAAATGCAATGAAAGTAGCAGATTTTTCACATAATTTAGTTGTAAATCATCTGAAAACCACGTTGGTTCCACCTCCATCATCTGCTTTCTCTCCACCGTCTCCTTTTCTTTAATGACAACTATCTTGCTCATTATCCTTATTTAATTATGGTGAAATATAGTTAAATCCATATCACCATATTATTTTAAGCAATCGAAAATGAATCAATTGAAAAACTTAAAATATAGAACTATGCTCATTCAAGGGAAATTAACATCAGATGTAGAAAACACCACAAATATTACTGCCGCATTAGAAACCGAGAAAACCGATAAACCGGCTAATTGGAACAAACTACCCAAATCAGATAAAGCAATGTGTTTAAATACTTACGTTTCAAACGTTCTCTCAAGCGAATATGAGTTATCAGACGCAGAAGTAATAGCAACCAAAGAATATCTTCGTTCAGCTATAAGTCGAAAGAAATTACAAAAAAATAAAGATGTAGTATTCTTAAATGGCTCATTAATAACGGTAAATGGACTCATATTCAACAGGCAAACACGCAAATTCACACTGAAAGATACCGAGAAGAAGCCAAGCACACTCAAAAACCTCGCACCTACAAAAAAGAAGCCTATTTGTTGTGATGAACCCGCTGTAAAAATTGAAATGTAATTTGTAAAAGCACACAAACCACAAACCAATCTCAAAATGCAAGCACTAGTAGCTTCCATCAGAAGGATGTTTCCCTTCGCAAAACGCACTAAAGAGTTAGAAATCGGTCGATGGAAAATAAATTATTGTAATAATGTTATAAAACACAAAGTTGAAATGGCAAATGAAGACAACTGCGGTGGATGTTCCCACTATTTGAATGTAAAAATTAACGATTTAAACGCATTCAAACAAATTAATAATAGTAGACAAAATGAGCAGTAACGAAGATTTGCCATATAGTGCCACATCACTTTCTATAGTGGCAAGAATTTTGTTTATGTATTTGCTTTATAAAAATAAAAGTACAAACACACTGTCTCTTATTTTTTGTCTTTTAAACATTTGCTCATCTAGTATATGGATTTGTTACAGCACAAACAACAACGATTTACCAATGATTATAAGGAGTTCATCTGAACTTTTTCTTATAACTCTATCTGCTGCTTACATCATAAAAAACAAGATTAATCTGTTAAAACATTCATCCGACAAACAATTGCCTATTTTCAAAATTGAAATAGAACCAAACAATAATTAAAAGATATTAAACACTTTTCTCAATAAATCTACACGACAAATATGTTCGACGAAATACATTATACAACTATTTCTGTCATCATTTCCATATACAACAGGTTCTTTCCCGAAAAATGTGATGACGAGCAAATTCGCGAAATTATTGAATATACGGAGACCAGCACCGATAACAGTGATTTAAAGAAACAGAACATTTATTCAATGATTTCTGAAATGTTGTATGATGAAAACGGACAGAAAACGATTTATGATATGATTGATGCAGTTGACCTACCCGAATGTCCTCCCCTAAATGACATTAAAGAACTGCTTTCTATAATAATGGTTCTAGATGAATCAGTATCAATAAATTACGGAAAGAATGAGTTCATCCAAGAAGACGCTCACGACCACGAATTGTTGAGAGAAATCACAGAGGTCATCACTCATAACAACCCAACCATAGTGGCAGAACCCAAATACAAGGAAATAATGAAATCGTGCGTGCGAGAACATTTTGACGCACTGATTGAAGACGAAATCGTTGATGAAGACGACTTTGAGGAAAAATTGGAGAGAGCGATTGAAGAATATTATAAGCAGAATCCCCGCGAATGCATCCGTGATTCAGTAGTATTAGCCACACCATCAAAAGAGCTGCCATCCAAACTCGCCAAACTTCGCGATGATGTTCAACCTGAGCAACGCACGACAGAGTGGTATGAACGTCGTCACGGGCTAATTACGGCTAGTTCCGCTTGGAAAGTGCTTGATTCGCAGGCAAATTTCAACTCATTCGTCCATAGTAAGTGCGTGCCTTACCAGCCATACGCCGCAACTAACGTTGATTCGCCGCTTCATTGGGGACAACGATATGAACCCGTGTCTGTAGAACTTTATGAACACTTGTATAACACGAAACTCGGCGAATTTGGATGTATTACTCATCCAGCTCACGAGTTTCTCGGTGCCTCACCGGACGGCATCAATATTGACTCAAGATCGCCTTTATATGGCCGAATGCTAGAGATTAAGAACATCGTCAATCGCGAAATAACCGGCATCCCTAAGAAAGAATACTGGATTCAGATGCAACTCCAGATGGAAGTGTGCGACCTCGCTGATTGCGACTTCTTGGAGTGTGTTTTCAAGGAATATCCTTCATATATGGAGTTTTACTCAGACGTTGGTAACACATTTAACAAAACCGCGTCTGGTGCGTTTAAGGGTGTTTTGGCGATGTTTTATCAAGGGTCTTCACCTGTATATGAGTATTGCCCGCTTGTCACAACAACTACCACCCAGTATGAACGCTGGATGGAGGATATAATGGAGAGAAATTCAGAGAAATTGTTCGTAAAATACATTTATTGGCGACTCGAATTAATGTCGTGCGTGTATGTTCCCCGCAATCGCGAATGGTTCTTAGCAAATGTCGCACAATTACGCCACGCTTGGGAGACAATTCAGAGAGAAAAGGTGAGCGGATTTGACCATCGTAAACCCATAAAAAAGACAATCTGTAAAAAAGGAGGCGAAAATCAGCAACAATTGACAATCAACATCACAACGAACATAGATCATTTAGATGAAGAACCGATGAAAGATTAAAACTCAGCAGCATCATACATATTAACTCGTCCTGATGTCATACTTGGAACAACGTGACGCTGTTTTTTAAGTGCTTTCCCCTTGTATAAACCGCCACACATATCAGCCCGTACACTACTCCCATCACACGGAGTAAACCAATGTCGTTTGTTATTCGTTTTTTGTTCATAACTTGACATCGCCGTTTTCGGGAAAAGTCGCAGTCGATCAGCTGAACCATGCTGTGATACGCCCGGATTCTCTTTTGTTCTATAAAATCCTTTTAACAACAAGCCGTCATCGGACTTGTTGTTTTTAGATGGCTCCATTCCTTCTTGTATTGATGTTTGAAATTTAAAAACAGCAGTTAACAATAAAATAAGTATGAATAAGACTACTAACCGTAACATTGTTATAATATATAGAATTATTTTTTATTTATGCCAAGCACTAAAAACATTTTCCCAAATTCATTTAAATACTCCCTTATTTGTTTATATATTATATTATATGAATCCCGCACACATTTGTGAATTGTTCGTTATTAAACGAGATGGACGACGAGAACCAGTATTGTTTGATAAAATAGTCAAGCGCATACGCAAACTCGACGAGCACGGTTCTCTCAATGTGAATTATACAACTCTCGCAATCAAAGTGATCGAACAATTGACTGACAACATCAAAACCGCTAAAATAGACGAATTGTGTGGAGAACAGGCGGCGACTATGGCAACCATTCACCCAGATTACGGTGTTCTCGCTGGTCGCATCCTTATTTCGAACCATCAAAAGAGCACATCTAATAGCATGTTGGCTGTTTGTAAGGAGTTATATGAATACAGTTGCGCTGTTTCTGGTAGGCATATGCCCGCAATTAGCAAGGCTTTCTATGAATTAGTCTGCGATAATGCAGATGCTATTGAAGCAATGATTGATTATGAACGTGATTTCGTGTTTGATTATTTTGGGTTCAAAACGCTCGAGAGAGCATATCTCTTCAGGGCTGGCAAAAAAATCGTAGAGCGTCCTCAACATATGTGGATGCGCGTTTCTCTCGCAATTCACGGCGAAGACCTTGAAAAAGTGAAGACGTCATATGACCTGATGAGTAAAAAGGTATTCACTCACGCTACGCCAACTCTTTTTAACTCAGGAAAAACATTGCAACAGCTTAGTTCGTGTTATTTAGTTGCGATGAGAGAAGACAGCATTGAAGGAATTTACGATACACTAAAGGAATGTGCGCTTATTTCCAAGTTGGCTGGAGGAATTGGTCTTCATATTCACAATATTAGGGCAAATGGCACTGAAATCGCTGGTACAGGGGGGACTTCAAATGGCATTGTGGAAATGTTGCGTGTTTACAACAATACTGCTAGATACGTCGACCAATGTGTTTCTCCAGATACACTTATTTATACAACTCAAGGCATCAAAAAAATCAGTCAATTGTCTCCAAAAGAAAGCGCTATTATTAATTCATCTGGGTTGGAAGAACTAGTCGATAATGTGCTTGAACACGCATACTACAACATCGACCTTTTGGAAATTTACACGACCAATTCGTTTGACCCACTTGTAATAACGCCAGAACATCCGATTCTATCGATTGTCGATAATAAGCATTATGAGTTTATTGAAGCAGGTAGATTAACTGAAAACGACATTATTGCTATTTCAATGCCTCAATATATAAAGGATACATCCGAAATTACATGGCAAGAATGCTACTTGTATGGAGTTATCGCTAGATTCGGTGGCTATTACGATTCAACACCAAGAGTTTCTATTAAAGTTCCGAGTGAATACGAATCATTCACCGTGTGGATCGAAGACTATTTTACGAAAAAATGTATTAAATTCGAGATTTATGACAGCATACATGAAGGAGGAATCTATGCGTTACACAAGTATAACAACAAGAAATTAAACAGCACATATCGAAGTGTAAGTTGGGAGAAAACTGTGAATTTGCCATTCAAGTATAGTGATTTCCGTGATAGAAATGGAAACAAAGAAATTCATTACAGATGGCTTAATTTGCCGGTGGAAAAAGTATCCAAATTGTTAATTGCGTTATATGAAGTGGATTCATATGGTGAGCCATTTATTTCTACTGAAAGCAAGGAATTCGCAGAAGGAATCAAGTACATTTTGTTGAAAATGGGCGTCCTTCCGACCTGTAAAATAGATACATTTTACGTATATACCACTGTAAAAAAAACAGTTTACTTAGTGTATATCCCTAAAACACGAGAAATTTGCGAATTGTTCGGATTAAACAAAATGAATAGTATTGAAGTTGATTATACACGTTACAGGAATACACTTGTTTCCAAGATTTCCAAGATTAAAAACATCAAAACTCCGGGAACAACACTTTATGACCTACAAATGACAAAAACACACAATTATTTAACGACAACTGCGGTAATTCACAATGGTGGCGGTAAACGCAACGGAAGTTTTGCCATCTACTTGGAGCCGTGGCATTCTGATATAATGGAATTTCTAGAGATGAAGAAGAATCAGGGCGACGAAGAGAAGAAAGCACGCGACCTCTTTTATGCGTTGTGGATTCCAGACCTCTTTATGCGTCGGGTTGAATCGGATGGCAACTGGACTCTAATGTGCCCACACTTATGTCCAGGTCTCTCCGACTCATATGGAGCAGAATTCGAAGTGCTATATGAGCGTTATGAGCGAGAAGGCCGTGGCAATAAAGTTGTAAAGGCGCGCGATGTCTGGTTTAGCATTTTAACGAGTCAGATTGAGACAGGGACTCCATATATGCTCTTCAAGGATGCATGCAATCGAAAGTCAAACCAGAAGAATTTAGGAACAATCAAATCGAGCAATTTGTGCACTGAGATTGTCGAGTATTCAAACTCCGAAGAGACTGCGGTCTGTAACTTGGCCAGCATTTCCCTTGCTTCTTTTGTTGATACAGAAACTAACACTTATAATTACGAGAAACTCGTAGAAGCCGCCGGGATTATCACTGAAAACCTGAACAAAGTCATTGACATCAATTATTATCCTACGCCAAACACGAAACGCAGTAATTTACGTCATAGACCTATTGGAATAGGCGTACAGGGTTTGGCCGACGTTTTTGCTTTAATGAATTTGGCGTTCGATTCAGCCGAAGCACGCGAAATCAATCGGTTAATCTTTGAAAGCATTTATTATGGTTCTATCAAAAAGAGCAATGAAATAGCAATTGAGCGTGGAAAGAAGTTGCAACAGCTCAAAAATGAATACAAGCATTCTTGGGAATTTGATGGCGAATCTATTAAACTGATTAATGATACAAATGGCGCATTAACGTCATCATTTAACAATCTTAAACCAATCAAAGAAGAGATGGAACAACTAACTACAACACGAATTGGCTCATACAGTTCATTCACTAGTTCTCCGCTTGCTAACGGGCAATTCCAATTCGATTTATGGGGAGTTCAGCCCACACCTGGTAGATACGCTTGGGATTCACTGCGGACATCTATCATTGATTATGGTGTCCGCAATTCGTTGCTTGTTGCTCCAATGCCAACCGCATCGACTGCTCAAATTCTTGGAAACAACGAGTGTTTCGAGCCATTTACATCAAATATTTATGTTCGTCGCACAAATGCCGGAGATCACATCATAGTAAACAAGTATTTGTTGTCTGAGTTGATGGCGTTGGGATTATGGAATACAACAGTCAAGAATCAGTTGATTGCCGATGGTGGAAGTGTTCAACGACTCGACATTCCTAAGAACATTAAGGACAAGTACAAAACAGCGTGGGAAATCTCAATGCAAAAGGTAATTGACATGGCAAAGGACCGAGGCGCATTTATTTGTCAGAGTCAGAGCATGAATCTATGGATGGCTGAGCCGACTTTTAAGAATCTGACAGCGATGCACATGTATTCGTGGAAATCGGGTCTCAAGACTGGAATGTATTATCTTCGCACAAAACCTAAAGCAAAAGCACAGCAATTCACAGTTGAACCAGTTGGTAAGGAGACCAACCAGCCAGACTGTGAAATGTGTTCTTCTTAGTGGTTGACACCATATTTACGTCATAAAATGTTTTTCGGGTATCCCGATTTTAAACATTTTGTTTTCCGCACGGAGTTCAGTAAGAACATTTGATAGACATTTAAGAGTTATGGTCTCCCTAGCAGAATTTCTCAAAATAATTTTCTGGGTTTCGAAATCGTTTTTCGATTTTGGACATTTATTTTTGTCCATTTTTCAAAAGTGAATCGTTCATCCCGAAAAAACCTTGATTTTTTGGACCCTTACCATAATGGTCACAACTTTTTTCAGAGATTTTTCACTTATGGTCTAAAAAGTTTTCAGTAAGGAGGGTCAATTCGGGGGTCAGTTGTCAACGGTTTTCAACAAAAAAGCACATTTTTTGAAATTTCGTTTTAACATTGGCACAATGAGACTGAAATATGATGTGAAATCAGGGGACAGGACCCGATTTTTATGGTAAGGTGCTTTTAGCAACCATTTTATCAACCAAAAAGCACATTCATTTTTACCCGTAAATTCGGCATAATGTGCCTAATATTTGGTGAAATCCTTACTGGTATGGTGTCTTACCATCCCAGTCTAAAGACACACTATTGTTGCCCCACTGTTCTTATGCGAATCAGTAAGCCTGCTAAGTATGTGTCACAATTATGCGTCATTAGCACAACGACACCACATTTTAACACGATTGTTCTATATTATTCACACCATACAAAATTGCGAAAAAATTTTCTGGGTTCCGAAATCGTTTTTCGATTTTGGACATTTATTTTTGTCCATTTTTCAAAAGTGAACGCCAGATCCCCGAAAAACCTTCATTTTTCAGACCCTTACCATAATGGTCACAACTTTTTTCAGAGATTTTTCACTTATGGTCTAAAAAGTTTTCAGTAAGGAGGTTAAAAACAAGGTCTTTAGGGTATATATAATCAACGGATGTCAACAAAAAAGCACATTTTTTACAATTGCGAAAATTGTCAATATTTTACCACTAACAAAACGCATTGGAATCGTCATATTCAGACCGAAAAACATGGTAAGGTGCTTTTAGCAACCGATTGTCAACAAAAAAAGCACATTTCGCACATTACTGACACCGAGCGAAAAATCAAGTGTGAATGTGGAAAAATTTACACTGATAGGTCAGGACTCTGGAGGCATCGTAAGAGATGCGATACAGCAAACGACTGCACAGGTGAAACAACGGTGGCAACACAAGAACACACAACATTAGCGGGTCTTCTACAAGAGATGATGAAACAGAATCAAGAACTTCAGAAGCAACTGATAGAACTAGCGAATGAAAAGAAGAACGTAATTAACAACACAATCAACTACAACAAGTTCAATTTGATGGTCTTTCTCAACGAATACTGCAAAGAAGCAGTGAATTTCTCCGACTTTGTCCGATCTCTCGAACTACAATTGACAGACCTAGAAGATACTGGCCGACTAGGGTATGTAGCTGGAATATCCAACATATTCATCAGAAATCTTAAAAACTTGGACATATTCAAACGTCCAATTCACTGTAGTGACTTTAAGAGAGAAACAATATACATAAAGGAGCAAGACAACTGGCAAAAAGAAGAGGGTAATGAGAAAATAAAGAATGCAATTGAAAGTGTAACAAACAAGAATATTAAGCAATTACCAGAATGGATGAAGCAGAATCCAGAATTCATGAACGGCGAATCAAAGACAAGTGACCAATATTTAGTAATAATGAACCGGTCAATGGGTGTTACTGATGATGAAGAATATGATAAAAAACAAATAAACAAGATTATAACAAATATAGCAAAAGAAGTGACTATAGACAAGGAATTGGTTATGCAAAATGTATAAAAAAAATTCATTTTATTGTTAAAATTACAAATACATCATAGTCTTCGTCTTCTCAATAGTCTCATCTTCCCAGAGAAACATGTCTTGTTTGTTAGCCATCTTTGTGTAGCATCGAGCGCAAATTAGCACGTCAATCAGCGAGTTGTGGAGGTTCAGTGGCCTTTCAGAGACTCCAAACAAGTGTTCGTGTAGTTCAATCAGTTTAGGCAATTTCTTGATGGATTTTCCGCTGATTTTGCTTATCATTGTGAGGTTGGTAATTTTGTCGCCGTACTTCATTGTGCAATACTCAAGCTTGGGTTGTTTGTTGAATATGTTGACGTAGTCGTTGCGGTGGAGTTCCACTTGGAGAACACTTTTGTCAAATTCGATGTTGTGGCCGACAATACAATGCGCTTTTTCAAAGCATATGGTGAATATGATGAGGGCGGCCTTAATGTCGATTCCTTTAGTATCACACATTTCTCGAGAGATTCCGTGTATGGCAACTGATTCATCTGGAAGTGGGACGTCTGAAGGAAGCTTGATGATGTGGTCAAACATTTCAACAACCTTCTTTTCCTTGGTGTCAAATAGAATACCACTAAGCTGGACAATGTGAGGCCAAGTTGTGGCTAGTTCTTCGATTGGAGGTGATGGCGCGTTGCGGGGAGTCCTTGGCGGCAATCCGGTGGTTTCGGTGTCAAAGACGAGAACGAGCATTGTTTGTTTTGTTTTGTTGAGGACAAGTAAATTTGGAGAGAAAATACAAAAGAATTTCAATTTTTTATTGGAGGATAATTATGGTTCGAATCAGCCATAGCAAGGCGTTTCTCCATTCGACACGGCAGTATTGTACATTGAGAGAATCATTAGTTCGTTTGTAGAATAAGCAACACCACATTTTGCTTGATGCTTGACGAAATAACCCTTATGGACGTATTCTTTACCGCATTTGTCGCACTTGAACTTTGCATCCGGGGCGTTTTTGGTTGCTATGGCAACGGCTGGCGAGTCCTCCTTGGCAACGGCTGGCGAGTCCTCCTTGGCAACGGCTGGCGAGTCCTCCTTAGCAACGGCTGGCGAGTCCTCCTTAGCAACGGCTTCAGCCACTACCGAATCCGCGTCATTATACTCATCAAACGTCTTACAAATGCCAAATGAGCGGCGATGCCAGCGACTAATTCCATGCTCCTTGATTCCGTCCATATGCTTCTTACAACCATACCCCTTGTTGCTTCTCATTCCATAGTATTCATCCAACTTTGGATACTTATCACACATATCCTCGATGTATTGGTCTCTCTCAACCTTGGCCAAGATGGATGCCGCGGCAATTGAGCAATATGTGTTGTCTCCTCCCTCAACACACGTATTTGCGATTGATACATATTCTTCATCACTCATATAAATGTATGGTTTGAAATCGCACCCATCTACAAGTAAGTGATCCGGGTGAATTTCAAGCGCCTTGACCGCGGAATGCATCGCTTTAAACGTCGCATTTCGGATGTTGATGTCATCAATCTCATCGTGTTCCGAGAATTGCACCGAATACGCCTTGGCATACTGCTTGATGTGTTCATATGCCTCCTTAATCTTCTTCTTTGATGAGAACTTTTTGCTGTCTTTCATAAGTGAAAAGTTAAACCCAGTCCCAGCATCTTCATCCGGCAACACCACCGCAGCGGCATAAACACGGCCAAACATCGGCCCACGTCCAGCCTCATCAATACCAGCCTCAATGATTCCCTTCATAAAACACGGCTTAAGAGACATTTTTGTGATGTGATTTGCTATAATTAAAAGAAAAATACATCATTTCAATTTTTCAATTTCACGGAACTGATGCTGTAAGTATATAACCCGTACATAAAGAATGACATGCCAACGATTATAACTGACAAGATTATCAAAAGTGATAGCCCAAGAGGACGCTCTTTTTCTTGTATGTACTGAATAATGAGCGTAACTTTTACAAGCGACAATCCAAATCCTGAAAGACCACCTGATTGAGTTGCGATGCGGTTATTCATGAAGAACGTTGTGATGTATCCAATCCAATTGAGGAAGAATGATATAAGGAAAGCAACAATAAAGTCGGTCATAGTTCCATTGTCATTGTTGCTTGGATCAAAACCAACATCAATTGCGTAACTTTCGCTCATTTTAAAGCATTTGTTAATTTTCTCGTGTGTAAAAATTAAATTCAATTTTGTTAAAGCATTTTAATTCATTTTATAGTCTTATTCACAATGTATCGCTACCATTCTCGGAAACCAGCCAGACGACGAAACCGAAGTCATTCGGTATTGAATGTGGTAAAGCTTATACCTCAAGAATAAGTGTGTGATTGCGTTTTAACAACGGGTGTCTTTTACAAATGTCGAGTTGTATGGGCAGGTGATTATTACGGAAGAAACGCAGATTTGTGTGGAAACAGACAAATATACGTGTGATTTTGGTTATCAGTGAAACATAAAATTATACAGCACTTGTAGTTTTGTTTGATTCAAGTTCTTTTTCCAATTCACGCCGCATTTCATCATTGTAAGCTTGTGGTAAATAATACTTGTCATTGCGTAAATCCAACATTTGTGATGCTCGAGACCTAGCAATTATGTCTGTAAATGGCATAATGTTTGCGTCTCTAGTTAATTCATCATTGAATATAGGAACAACCAGTGGTTGCTTATCATTTTCAGACTGTGACGAAACTGTTTCAGACGAGGCAGTGTCTACGTTAATATTGTCTACATTAATATTTATATGATCATTTGGATTATATATTATGCTACTGGTTTCAGAATTAGCTACTTCCATTAGCCCATCACCTGTAGTGTGTTTTGTTTCAAGAACATTCTTTTTCCATATTTTAAAATACTTCTTCAATAGTTGTTTCTTTGTTTTAAGAGGTTCAAACGTTTTATTACACATTTCAGCGCCGTATGGAATAATAGTTTGTAAATTGTTAGCCAAATCCGGTTTATGTATTTGAACCTTCTTGAATTTGCGGTTGAACTCGTTAATAATTGACTGAGGAGGCATTGGACTCTGTTCAAGCAGTTTATCCAACTCCATTCGTTTCATTGTTATGTATTCAATTGGATCGGTGCGATGATTCGGATGTATGCTGAGTTCACAACTGATATCACGGAAAAAAGAGAGAAACCGCAGTGCAGATATGCGATGTTGTTCTCCAAGCTCTTTAAATGTGAATATTTCTTGAAAGTTTGTAAGTAATCCAGCCAATATACCACAGACACCGATCATTGTGCTAATGTAAATATTGCCACCACCATCACTGCTTGATATAAATGATGTGGCTCCGGCAATATAGCCGAAAAAAGACGCCGGAATTGCTATATAGAGATTCCGATTTTTAAAGTAATTTACACTGCGGTTGTGGAGCCAAGCATATCCGGTGGCTTTTTCAGCCCAATTTATCAGAAGTCGTTGTTGTTCAGGCGTCCATTTGATCTTTGTTTTATTTGTCATAATTAAGAAGATTGAATAAAATAAGTTTTTTTTCCAAACATATTTTAATCATGAAATTGACGTTAATTCATTTAGCACTTGTTGTTATTGGTATTCTAATGCTTGTTAATTTAGGATATTCAGTTAAAGAGGGTCTTGTATCGCATCGCAATAAGAAGAAGACACTTGATGAAGAAGACAACGACAAGTATATTCTTAAAACGCAGATAGTCCCACCGGTTTGCCCTAAATGTCCTGATGTGACAGTTTGCCCCAGCAAAGAAGCACCAACTGGATGGGTTCCACAGCCATTTGTGAACAAGGACTATTCGGCTGGTTATAATGTCGCACCTGGACCAGTCACATCAGCATATGAACCCCGCCCTATTCTGACTGATTTCTCTAATTTTTAAGGTAAATTAAGTATTTAAACAAACGGAATATAACGTGGAAACTCGTTTTCATAAATAGTCGCCTTAAATGGCGTGTTGTATCCCTCGACATAAACTGTATCTGCGTTGCTTATGTCGTCGCATCCATATTCACCGGTACAGTGCTTACCACCCAAACTGATTGGTAATTTAACGGAATTGTTGCTGTCACTCATCGTATAGAACTGCCATTTATCGCGATTTGCGAACAATGGACGCCCCATTATAGGTAGAATAGTCTCTCTTGGGTCACCACCAGCACCAACACGGGTTAATATGCCAACTTGACGATAAGAAGTGTCAAACCCGCGGGTTCGCATATTAATTGGGAGACCATATTGACCGTGTTGTGGCAGAGGGAAATAGCGATTGTCCTTGAGAGGAGGCAGATAAGGGTCGGTTAAGGTGTCGCCGCCGAAACCAGGAATCACGTTGAATCCACTTGGAAGCATGTTAAAAAAAGACTGGCCAGTATGTTCTTCACTTTCACCCTTTAATGTCTTGGATTTGGAGAGAAACCACCCGATTGCGATTGTTACAACTATTATCAGGAATACAAAAGTATAGTTCTCGATACACAATACTCCAGGAGGACACGTCTTTGCCATTTGTTATATACATATAGGCAGATTATTTAATGGCACGCATATCATAATACTTTAATACACTCAATATATATAAATCCATTGCTAAATTAGCAGGCCATAACAGCACATTAGGAGAATAATAGAGCAAATTCCATCCTGTTGCTGGTAAAATATGCTTTTTTATGTCGTTGTCTGACATAATGTCAAGATGTTTTTTAGTATCTATAATAGTCTTACCAATCCATATGACACAGCCGGTATTCACATATAGTCTCGGTCCATGCGCAAACAAATATCGTCTAAACGCTCTTGAAAACATTGTATGTATGGTTAAAACATATTATCCGGCAATCTTTAATATGTTTTAAATAAGTTATTTTCTCCCCTTTAACATTCCCATAATGCTCTTCATCGAGTTCATATCAGGCATCTTCAAGTTGGTCAAAGTGGATTGAGCGTCCTTAAGAATAGGAGCCATATCATTGAGAGAAGAGATGAGATTCTGCTGCTGTTTAGCGAGACGACGGGTTTCTGATGAAAGCCCCTTGATTCCCTCATCGCCTAGCATAGTCTGTAAGTTGTCATATGCCATTTCGAGGGTAGAAGCATAATCCACTCGAACATCTTCGTCTTCTGACGATTTCTTCTTGGCTTCGAGAGAACCGGGGGAAAGACGCTGTTTTTTGCTGACAAAGCCGTCCTTCATGTTCTTATTGGTATTAGTTCCACCAACGACATTGTTGCCTCCACGAACCTTGTCGTTACTTGCTGCCTTGTCGTTATCACGAGTTGAATAAGAAAGAGGTGCTAATTGCTGAACATCTAGATTTATACGATTTCCACTAGCATCTATATTAACACCAGATATGTCCATAGTCTTTACATCGTCATCGGTGCGTCTTGCTCCTCTCCTTGGTGGGATGTTCGCCTGAATCGCCATTATTTGAGGAGTCTCTATAATGTCGGGTTCGTCAGGATTAGCAGGGTCTTCTTTCTCTTCAGATGCTTTCATTCCTTCACGGCTCATTCTACGCTGAACCAGCAAATATCCATTGGTGACAAGGAGAGAAGCAACCAGGATGTAAGACATATTCTTTGTGAATCGCGTGGCAACAATACCAACGAGAACAAACAACAGAAGTGCATTCACATTGTTCATGGTAATAAATCCGAGAACATTGGTGACTGCTAAAAATAACACAATATAGAGTCCAGTGCGCGTCTTCATCGCATCGGCAGTTCCCTTAACAATTGGTGAGTTAACAACACCCTTAACAATGGGAGATTTCATAACTTTGTCCATATCTATAATATATGTTAGGATAAAATTATGAGAGAACATTAATTAATGCTTACGAGTGTGACGTCTAGTCTTTTTAACGCGACCACCCTTGGTTCTCTTCTTAATCGACCGAACAGTCTTGGACTTGGGACGACGAGAAGGGACGTAGCGATAACCAGCGGATTGGCTTGTATTCATTATATTTTATAGAGAGAAAAACTAATTTTGCATTAATAGAGCGTTGATTGTTTCTAAATCTTTCTCTCCACCACAGCCATTATGTTTTAAATAACGCTTAAGTGTTCTTAATTTGTTTGCGTCTGTTTCTGATAACTTGATAACACGCCCGCCCAAAAAGTTCTCGTGCAATTTAATCTGCTGTTCTAAACAGTTTATGTGTTTGTCTCTCTCGGCCAACGGTGTCATATATAAATTAAAAATATATAAATATTTCGATGCATAACCAAATAAACATGACAACATATTATGGTGACGCAATAAATACAAAAGTTAACAACATTTGTCGTGAGTTTGTTACATCAACATCAAAAGACATAAATAAAATTGTTGCCGATTTTGACGAGGATGACCCTAATTGTTTCCGTCTTGGTGAACATTGGTTTGACAAACACAAATTGCGGCAATTACTTAACTACTTGAAAGTTCTCAACCTAACGACATTCAATATAATACACGTCTATACAGTGTTGGATGGAAGATATTGCTATTGCCCTGATGACACAAAGAAAAATCTAGTAATTCATGTTGAAACACCAATAAAACGAAGTGGATTTTGGTTAGAACCAGAGTGTCACACTCCGTCAGGTGGAAATTACATTTATACACGAGCGGACATTAAATTGACATAATTAAAACTGCTTAAAATAATCTCACTATAATGTTATACCTCAAACCTTTTCTTTTCTCTCCGCATAATACCAACAAATGTCCGAACCAATTCTTACTGACACCACTGTGTCGCGCTTTGTTCTCTTCCCAATCCAACACGATTCTGTTTGGAAGATGTATAAATTGGCGGAAAATAGTTTTTGGAAAGCAGAGGAAGTCACGCTCACACGCGATTATAATGATTGGGAGAAGTTGACAGATGACGAAAAGTTCTTTATTAAGCATGTTTTAGCATTTTTCGCAGCGAGCGACGGAATTGTGACTGAGAACCTAGCGATTCGTTTTATGAGCGACGTAAAAGTGCCGGAAGCCAGGTGTTTTTACGGATTTCAGATTGCGATGGAGAATGTTCACTCGGAAATGTACTCGCTTCTTATTGATTCGTACATAAAGGACCCCAAAGAAAAGGACCAGTTGTTCAATGCCGTCGATAACTACCCGTGTATTGGTAAGAAGGCGCAATGGGCGATTAAGTGGATGGAGAGCGACACTGCGTCGTTTGCAAAGAGGCTGGTGGCGTTTGCTTGTGTCGAAGGCATCTTTTTTAGCGGGGCATTCTGTTCTATTTATTGGTTGAAGAAGCGTGGATTGATGCCGGGATTGACGTATAGCAATGAGCTGATTTCGAGAGACGAGGCGCTTCACTGCGAATTTGCTGTTCTCATGCACAGCCTCCTTAATGCACCCCTCCCCCAAGGAGAAATCCGCGAAATCATACAAGAAGCGGTCAGCATCGAGAAGGAATTCATTTGTGAAGCACTGCCATGCCGTCTTATTGGGATGAATTCGCAGATGATGTCCCAGTACATCGAGTTTGTGGCGGATAGATTGGCTGTTCAATTAGGAGCAGGCAAACTATATGGAGCTGCGAATCCGTTTGACTTTATGGATATGATTTCGCTGGAAGGAAAGACGAACTTCTTCGAGAGAAGAGTAGGAGAGTATAATTTGGTTAACGACGTGAAGGATGACGCAGCATTCAATTTGGATGGAGCGGAGTTTTAAAATGTTATTTTATTAATTACAATAAATATTGTTTGTTGATATGGCTGCCACCGACTATCTTGATACTTATTGTTTCAAGTGAATTAGAGTGATTTCAATTAAAGCACTAACAGGTCAGCAGGCATACATAAATAGAAAAGGGACGAATTGATATTATTTATAAAATTCTAAAATTTCTTTAACATAAAAAAAATGATTTGTATCTGATCTATAATCACAATTTTCCTTTAACAACACTTTGCAATTATGATCTTTATATAAATCACTTACAGTATACTTTTTTCCAAGTTGATGTTGTGTTGATATATGATTTATTGATATAAATTTTGTTGAAATCTCTGCAATTTTTTTGAAATACATTGTTGCAGTGTTTAACCCATATTCAGTTAATCCATCAAAATTACAGACAACATCAAAGTTGTCTTTAATTGTTTCAAACACAATGGATGGCATTATTGTTAAAAAACACGAATCAGTGCATTCTTCTCCATATAAATGTACATTGTTTGCACCAAATATATTAAAGTTATAATGTGCTTGCACAATATTAGTTGATATTATGTCCATAATAGTATATTTATTAAATCCAAATTTATAAGCATAATATGCGGTTCTTCCAGTTCCTGCACCAATTTCAAGAATTGATGCATTTTTTATATCTGGTGTATGTCTGTATATATTCCAAACATAATATAATGCATACATCATTCTGTGTGATATTTTCCCTCTACTGGATGCAATTGTTGCAGATTTCGAGTAATTGAATACTTCAGGAAAATCTATCTTAAATCCGCATTTTTCATCCATTAATAAAAGATTTTCTTCTATGTCTAATAAATTGTTTGTATACACAGGTTTAATTTCCATTTCTTCCAACAATTTAATAATGCATTTGTGTGTACTTTCAATCTCGTCATAATAAATTAATATACCATTGTGAAATTCATTTTGCAATACATCATAACCATACATTAAGTTTGTTTTATTAATATTCTCTAAGATGAAATTAGCATGTTCGTATTTATTTAATGTAAATAATTCTAAATATTTTTTTAATTTTGGAAGAATTATTGCATGCCATATATTGTCTTTAGAATACATAGACATGTATTTGTTATAATAATTGCATATTCGTACAACATCATTCGGATTGGTTTTATTCCATTTTTCTTCCAAATTAATATCAGATACACGTTCCATAATAATGTTTATATTATGTTTATATTTAAATACAATATTTCTTTATATATATTATATGTTTTTTTATCAATCTCCAACTGGCGATTATTTTAACAATGTTTGGTATAAAAATAACTATGATTTGAATCACATACCAGATAACCAGTTAATGACGCATTATGAAACAATAGGAGCTAAGTTAAATTACAACCCATCTTTATATTTTAACACAAAATGGTATAAAGAAACATACAAATTATTTAATGATGAAAATCCAATAAAACATTTCTTAAATAATGTAAAAACATGTAGACCTAACGAAAAATGTAAATACCTGGTTTCATCAAATTTTAAAAGTGAATTTATAAATATTAGAGGTGATTTTGTTCCATTAACAAATGAGCCAAAAAGGTATAATTTAATTTTGCCGGGAATTTCTTTTAGTGCTGGTCCGATGACGATTATACATTTTGCCAATTTGTTAGCCAAAAATGGCTATTTAGTTAGAATAATTAGCATGTATAATAATGATATAGACCAGTTTAAACAAATAACGCATAAAATCAACAATTTTAATGAAAATATACAATATGAAACAATGGTAAACAATCATGTAAAAATAAGTTATGATGATGTTTTTATCGCATCCGCTTGGTGGACTATATATCCGTTAAAGTTTATACTAGGGTATTTAAAAAATAAACATTTTTTTTGGTTTATACAGGAAAATGAATTAATTTTACATAAAGGTGATAGCAATTACAATTATGCAATGGAAACATATAAAATGGATTATTACTCATTTGTTAATACATCATTGTTGTTAGATGGTTTAATAGATATTAATTTTTCACATTTTTCAAACGACGAATATTTAAAAAAATGTTGTGTATGTTTTGAACCGGCGTTTAATTCAAAATTGTTTAAGTATGTTGAAAAAAAAGCAAACAGAAAAATTAAAATAATTTTTTATTCAAGAAGTCATGCTGAAAGAAATTTACAGAATCTAATATATGATTCTCTACGCACATGTTTTATGAATGGAATTGTTGATGAAACAAATTATGAAATAATCGGGTTTGGACATGGAGTTGGGAAATATAAAATAGATGATAATTTTTATGTTAATGAGGTTGGATTTTTAAACGAAGAAGATTACGCAAAATTGTTTAGAGATTCTGATATATTAATTAGTTTTGTGTTGTCGACACACCCAGGATATGCACCACTTGAAATGTCTTATTGCAATGGGGTATGCATACATAATAACTATAACTTTAAAAATAATGATTCAATAAATAGATATAGTGATAAAATATTAATGTGTGAACCAAATGTCATAAGTATAGTTGAAAAAATAATAGAGGCTATTGATATTATTAAAACGAACTCAATAATGAATATTCCTCCAAAATTATTAAATGAAGAATGGGATGTTGCTCTAACTGAGTGTTTTAATTTTTTAAAGACACATGAATTAAAGTAAATTTTTGCTTATTTTCAAATAATTATAGAAAACAAATAGATTGGTTGCCACCTCCTATTCGGGTACTTTGTTTAAATTTAATGTTGATTTATATAGTTCCAGGCAAATGAATTGGAACTTATTCGAATGTGATAAATTTAAACGGAATTCACTTAATTAAACCATAAATAAAGTGAATTATTGCGATCCCAGTTAAAACTGTAAGTAACAAGAAGACCATCGGAAGACATATAATTTGTTCTAAAATTGATTTTAAATTAAATTCAACGGTTTTTGATGTAAATTATACTTTTTAAATCGTCTAGTTTAAATGTATTTATTCAAACTCAGAACAAACAATTTAATATTTGTTGTTGTATACAAAATAGATTAAGAATGAGATCTTCAATTCAATAAACTTAAAACATATATTTTAGAGCGTAGAATTGTCTCCTTTGTAGCCCCTGTTGTTGTGAGCAATGTTGAGGTTCTGACGGTGTCTGCCAAGATGCTGCACTGCCATGAGCAGTTCCATACCGCCTCGAAACTGCGTATCATGGTCAGTGACATGTTGGCGATGGCCTTTGGAGAGAATGAGATTTGTTCACAACATGAAGAACGTGAGTAGGGGAGGATAGAGTAGAACCACACTACAGCCCGGTTTATAAAGTTTTAAATCCAGTTGGTTCTAATTTTTTTATGTACCGCAATGTAAGAACATCCATATTCTATTTTATCAATTGATTGTTCAAATACATTTTGTGTTTTTTTGTTTATCTTAAATGGATCAACACACCAATCCTTTATGCCATTAACAGAATCAGATTGACGACATTGGTTTAAAAATTTAGTATAATTAAAGATATAATTTAAAATAGTTGGGTAACTTAAATCATTATAATGTTTATATTTATATGTTATTGTGTCTTCTATTACGTAGATTCCATTGTCATTTAAAGATGGAAAGAATGATTCAAACGTTTTAATCATATCTCTATTTATATGAGATCCATCATCTAATATAACGTCAAATGTACCGTATTTATTAATTATGTTTGAAATAAATTGTTTGTTTGTGGCGTCTCCAATTTCAACATACATATTTTTTGTTAAGTTTTCATATTTTTTGCATTCATTGTTTATGTCTAACCCAAGAATTGTTTCAGCATTCTTAAAAATTTCTCTTGCGGCATTTATACTTCCACCATTTAAAACACCAATTTCAAGATATTTTATGGGTTTGTCTCTAAATTTCAAAAACAAATCTTCATATTGTCTACTATAATTGTGAAATCTGGATGACTTGTCAGTGTCATATTTGAGAAAACATTCGTCAATACTTTCCATTTACATATACAAAATATAATATAACAAAAAATAACTACTAAATTCAGGAAATAAATAGTAAAAAAGACATAGTCCATGCCATTTCAGAGTGAACTTATTATGGTGTAACATTTTTAAAAAATACAGTCTAAATTCTTGGAATTGGTTCTCTACCAACTACTAAAATAAAACATACTTGGTGTCCTTTAGCACTTCACTGTTTCTAATCTAACACAAACAGACATACACTTATTACATAAAAACATTCTGACTGCTTTTTTACAATTATAGTTTTATAAGTGAAACACCACATAATTTACTTGATGTATGGTTTAATTAAGTGTGTTCCATTGAAAAAAAATTCTTTTCAAACAAAGACCAAGACATTTGCTAAAAACCATACATTATTGCATAAATTATATAAGAGTTTTTAATTTAGTTGTATCCAATAAACCATAATAGGAATGGTCAGTTGTTTCGACTATTTCTAAATTATTTGTATAATTTTTTAAGAGTTCTGGTAAAAATACATATTCTGGGTTTACAAAATTAAATGTCCCAACACATTTTTCGTCAATTAAACTCATTAACACTGGAAGCATTGTTGGCATATGTGTAACATTAATAGGCACATTATGAATTGTTTTAATTCTACTTAACATTTTTGTTATAAAACATTTAGGATGACCGTCGCCCGTTGTTGGGTACTGTATTCTTAAATATAATACATTGTCATAATGTTGTAGACATTCTTCAAGCATTATTCTACATCGTGAATAAAATTGACCACAATTGTTGGGTTTGTCTGTTTCTGTATATTCACGCAATCCATCTCCTTTATAAATTCCACCTGAACCATATATTATTATATATATTCCTAAATCCTTGCATATTTCAACCAAGTTTAAAATGTCCACCACATTTGTTTTATATGTTTGGTATTTATTTTCTTCACACCATTCAATAGTTGGTTTTCCAGATATTCCAGCTGCACATATCACGAAGTTTGGTTTGTATAATGAAAGTTTGTTTTTTATAATTGATGTTTCATGAAGCCGATTATTAATTAAAACGACATTTTTATTGTTTTCTTCCAAAAAATTTTTTGTGTAACTTCCTAAAAATCCGGTTGAACCAAACAATACACAATCAACCGGTTTTAAAAACTCTGAAAGTTTGTCTTTTTCAGACATCACATATTGTTCTTCAGACGATAATTCTAAATTAATAAATGGGTCTTGATAATTTATCGATGTTTCTTTGTCTTTGTCATAAACACCTTCAAACTGATACAAAAGTGTTGTGTTTTCTTCAAGTGAAACAAACAAATGCCCGTGTTTCGGTGGGATGTATACTTGTTCAGATGGGTTCAATTCATATTTTGCAAATGTTAAATCGTCTATGTTTATTACATAGTCAACTATTTTTCCAGTCAAAACGGTTAACAATTTTCCATAAGGAGACACATGAATTCCACGTAGTACATTTTTTTTATTATGTGAGACATACATTTGATTGAATCGATCATCATTTTGTATCATAAAACTATGGCCTCTATTGTCGTTCATTTTTTATAAAAAAATTGTAAAATGTTTAAGTACTTTAAATTATTAAAACATTGGGGAACGGAACTATTATTTTTACAGGCGAACATTTGTTATGCTCAATATATTTGTTAATGTTAGTTATTAGTTCATTTTTAAAATTCCAAGAAAGTATTATTATAAAATCAACAGGTTCAGTATTTAATGCGTTTATTGATTTTATTGGAATCTTAAACCCTGGTGTAAATTTATTAATTTTATATGGATTGTCGTCTATTATGTAATCAATGACACTAGAATTTAAGTTAAATTGGTGACAAAATGTAGTTGATTTCGCAGATGCACCATAGCCTGCTATTTTTTTATTTTGAGTTTTGATTAGTTTTAATATGTAGGTTAATTCACAACCAATTGACTTTATATTGTCAAACCAATTAGTCAACACAGTATCACTAAACATATTTAATTGTTGTTCTTGAGAAATTAGTAGTTCTACATTTTTGGTTTGGGTGGCATTAGTTGACTTTGTTATAAAAAATTGTATTGAACCGCCCTGTATATTTGTTTGTTTTGCATCAACTAAATGTAAGTTATGTGATTTGCAATAATTATTCATTGATGTAACTGTATAATAATCAATGTGTTCATGATATATGGTATCAAATGTATTGTTTTTAAACACATCGTAAAAATATCCTACTTCCATTATAAAGATCCCATCATCACAAAGTAATTTAAATATGGTGGAAAAAACATCTTCTATTGGTTCAATGTGTGCACAACAATGGAAGCCAAATATCAACTTAAAATTTCCATATTTATTCTTAAAATATTCATATTTATTGGAACCAAAATAATCACATATTATTGGTATATCGTGACTTCTTTTTATGTTTTGTGCTGGGTCAATTCCAATGACATTATTAAATCCATTTTTTAACAAATATTTTATACATGTTCCATCATTTGAACCAATTTCCAATATATTATCTTTTGTTGAAACATTGTTAAACTTTAAAAACTGTGATAGGTTAGTTTCCAAGTGATTAATCATTGTTTGTGATGTTGATGAAACATATACGTAATTGTCATATAATATAGACGGTTTAACAACTTCCATGAGTTGAACATGACTACAGTTAGAACATACTCCAACACTTAATGGTATGTATGATGATTCTTCTTCGAACGATGACGCAAAACTATTTGCAGGAGGAGTATCATTTAAAGAAATTGCTTCTTTTAAACCATCGTTGTTGCATAGACGACATTTATTACGTTTTCTCCAAAAATTATTAAAAATTAGTGTATGCAAACCATCTTTAAAAGAAATTGTTTGTTTCCATCCTAATTCCTTGAGTCTGTCACAATTTATAAAATATCTTTTGTCATTAAAAGGTCGATCTTTGACATGTTCGATCAATTCAGCGACATCACTACATTTGGGTTTAACAAGTGATATAAGAGTTTTGGTAACATCTATTACACTGATCTCATTTTCTTCGTCACTACCGATGTTGTAAATTTCTCCGATTACACCTTTTTGCAAAATCAAATCCACCGCAGAACAAACGTCATTAACATGTATAAAACTGCGTAGTGAACTTCCATCACCATGAATCGTACATTTTTTGTTTTCTTTGAGAAGTTTTATAAATTTGGGGATGAGTTTTTCAGGATATTGGTTTGGTCCATATACATTGTTGCACCTAGTTATGATTGTTTTTAATCCGTATGAATGCTGATATGCATTAACATACATTTCTGCTGCAGCTTTGCTTGCTGCATAAGGATTTGTTGGAGATAATAAGGATGTTTCTCTCTTTGCATCACACAAAGTATCTGTGTGAAGCGATTCACCATATACTTCATCTGTGCTAAAATGTAAGAATAAAATGTCTTTGTTAGTTGTTCTAACAGCTTCTAACAAACAATGTGTTCCGCGAACATTGTCTTCAGTGTACATTAATGAGTTATCAAATGAGTTGTCTACATGGGATTGTGCTGCAAAATGAATAACATGTGTTATTTTCTCTTCGGTAAGAATATATTTGATAAGATCAATGTCATTGATGTTTCCTTTAATAAACTTATAATTCTTGTTATTGACTCGTATTTGATGTTCTATGTTATATTCTGACGCACAATAATTGAGTGTGTCAATGTTAATTAATTTAATGTTGTTTAAGTATTTGAAAGCATGATTGATATAGTTAGATCCAATAAATCCACATCCACCAGTAATTAATATGTTCATTGTTAAATTCTTTAGACAATTAGTTGATGTATGTTTAAGCCATTTGTCGCATAAACAATATAAAAACAATCATTAAAAATAATGTATAAATGGATGCGTCATATGAACCATATTGGAGTGATTATTTAAATCAGTTTGATTTGTCAAATGAACATTTTCAAAATATTTCAAACAATACAACCAAATATTGTGTAATTGTTGAGCCTAGGAAAATGGACATTCTAATTAAGGTTATTAAAAATTTTATGTTTTTGCTACAAAACAAGGGATGGGGGTTGATTGTTGTGCATGGGACTGACAACGAAGAATTTGTTAAATCTGGATTGTATGGGTGGAAAAATGTTAAGTATTGCAAAATGAATATTTCTAATTTAACAATCCAGATGTTAAATCATTTATTGACATCAACTATGTTTTGGAAAAATTTAAATGAAAATTTTGGATGTAGGAAAGCACTTTTTTTCCAAACAGATGCATTGTTGTTAAAAGACAACGTTGATGATTTTATAGAATATGATTATGTTGGTGCACCTTGGTATACGAAATGGTTGGGAGTGCTAGAAGTAGGAAATGGTGGGTTCTCACTAAGAGATGTTCCTACAATGATAGAGATTACAACATCACATAACGAGTATAAAGGTCAGATAAATGAAGATGGTTTTTTTAGTTATCACTGCTTAATTCTTAAAAAAAAGGTGCCGTCACTTGAAGAAGCCAAAAAATTCTCAATGGAAACTGTACATAGTGATGACCCAATAGGCTTACATAAACCATGGCTCAAAAAGTTTAATTCATATGATGAATATGTCAAATTGCTTTCGAAAAGATATATAAATTTCCCATTAAAAACAAATAAAACTCAAAAAATAGGAATTATATATTTTTATAACGAATCTGTTGGTCAACAAAAAAGTCAAACAAATTTGTCATTTTTTATTAAATATGGTCTAGACATAAATAGGTGGAGAAACATTGACATTACTACACTAATTGTTGTAAATAATCATTGTGAAGTTTTAATACCAAAAAATAATTCGATACATGTTTTAAAACATCCAAGTTTGAATTATCTAGATGGTTGGCATAATGGCATTAAATATTTTGAAGAAACTCTTAAACACCGAATATCTGAAGATTTCACACATATGTGTTTAATAAATTGTAGTGCAGTTGGTCCTATGTGTGAAGACAATGTTGAAACACATTGGTTAGATTCTTTTTTAAATAAAATGTCAGACCCTAATTGTTCAGTTATTACAAATTGTTTGTGTGATGATGTTGATCCAACATTTATAATGTTCAAGACCGACAATGAAATTGTTAATGATATACGTGTTAGAACAAAAGAATTGACTTCCAGTTTTGGATTATCATATAATTCAAATGTAGATTGTAATATGGATGTAAACAATTCACCGTTAGACAATTCTTTTTTTGAATACTTAAAACAAACATTATTTATTGAAAATCCATTTAAACAAAATATTCACAAATACCTTGAATGTTGCATATTTTGTAATGAATTTATTTATACAAAATTAAACATGTTGCCATTGGAAATAAATTTAGATAAAGACTATAATTTTCTAAAAACATATCCACTTTTTATTTCACAAAATTGCAATGTAACTGACATTGAAAACAATAACACTAATTCAGTCGAAGATTTTTGTAAATTGTATATAAATGCTAATGAAATCGTTAATTTTCCAAAAATTAAAGAACACAATAAAGCATGTGTAATTTATGCTCATTATGACGAAGACAACATTATAAAAGATTATGTAATACAATCATTGAGAATATTAACCGAATTACAATATGATGTATTTTTTTATACTACGTCAACAAAAATTTTAAATATAAATGAATATGTGTTTCCTTATAAAATAAACTATGTAAAAAACTTAGGACCAGGCACTGATTACCACATTTGGCTTAATTGTTTAAACAAAATAAAACAAATGAAAAATTCATATGAATGGATTATGCTTGTAAACGATAGTTTGTTGTTGGGAATTAATGGTGTTAATAATATGAAAAATACAATTAAAAACATGAGAGAACAAAACATTGATTTATGGGGTCACTGGGATTCGCGTGATGTAAATTATCATTATCTTGGAGTTCCAATAGAGTTTAGCAATAGATTGTTGGATTTTGTTGTAAATTTTATGAGCCAAAGAATTCAGTTGTGTAAAACATTTTGGGATTATGTAATTCATATTGAAACCAAACTAATTCAAACTATTCAGTCGAATGGGTTTAAAACAAATGTTGTTGTTAATTGTAATACATATAAAAACAAATGTCCCACTGCTAGTCACAATCCATTAAATCTACATTGTTGGATAAACAATAAAGATACTTTCGCTATTAAATGGAAATATTCTTTAGGGCATATATTAGACTCAAACATTGATTCTAAATATTTTAAGTTTATAATTAGATACTTATGTACAGGCGACAATGTTATTTTATCAAAAGGGGAACGAGATGGGGTTTTTATTGATCAAAATGTATTTAAGAAAAACCTATTGTTTTACAATTAATCACGATGTATAAATCAATGAGTGTAACAAACTTAAATATGCATGCCGGATCATGTACACTAATTTATTAATATATGATAAATAAGTGTCTTGGTGTTTGTCGGAGATTATAATTTATTTTACATGATTGTATACCTGCCGGTATGCGTTTTAATGCTTATTTTTCCGACACAATGAAGTACATTTCAATTTATTTATAGTGATCAGAGAGAAATGTAATTATATAAAAATGAATTAAACACTTTTTTTAACACTTTTTATACATAAATGACATTGGCAATTTTAATTCCATGCACTTCCAATGGACGACCCGAATGGAAAACAATAACTGACACATATCTGTACAATTTAACACTTAAAACGTTTTTAATCACATACAATCCAACCAAAAAAAATAAATTTTATATTGGTTATGATGAAGATGACCGAATTTTTGCGAATCGTTCCGAACAAGGAAAAATTGTAAAATTTCTCTCTGTAATGAAGAATGTGGATGTTGAATTTATTTCAATGCACGGAATAAATAAAGGACATCTTACTTTAATGTGGAATCGTTTATATGCTAAAGCGTATAATGACCAATTTGATTATTTCTTTCAATGTGGCGACGACATAAATTTTAAAACAAAGGGTTGGGTGGATGAATGTATAAAGATATTGCAGAGTCATAATAATATTGGTCTCACTGGACCTATAAACAACAACAACCGAATTCTAACGCAATCGTTTGTTTCACGCAAACACATGGAAATCATGGGTTACTTTTTCCCACCTGAAATTATTAATTGGTGTTGTGACGATTGGATTAACGAAGTATATAAACATAACTATTTTTATCCTGCTATTTCACAATTTTGCTCAAACGATGGCGGTGCTGAAAGGTATACAATTAATAACAATCCTGTGTTTAAAACCAATCTGAATTCATATCAAATAAATACGATCCAACTTAGAAAAAGCATATTAGAATACATTGATAGAGACAAAAATAAAATTTTAACTTTCCTAGCTTCTAGTGTTTAACATCCCCATTTGTCCACCTCGTCTTTTCCCAGATATCTGATATTTTACCTGAGACAAATCTATTTTTTCATATGTATAATTTTCCGCTTTGTTCTGTGTTTCAAATTTATTAACATTTACCATAATTACATTTGGTTCTAGTTCTTCCCTCTCATAATTTACGTCATATATGGTATTAAGACCATTGCTTAATCTAGCATTTGGCTTCCTATTTCTAATCCCGATGTTGCCATATTCTTCTTTTTGTTTAGGAGAGACCAACTTGTGAACCCCATGAAAAATCACTAAAATGTTCGAATCTCCTTCTTTAAAGAACGTGGATCTGTCTATTTTACTTTTTCCAAATATTTCGTTCCATCTCAATTGAAGTTCATTGTCTTCGAACCCCCATGCCCATAAGTTTGGAAATCCATTGAGTGTTTCGAAATCACCTGCTTTCATTGAGACAATTCCTCCAAACGCAAAATCAAATCCATAAAAGTGTTTAACAACACCATGAGTCGTCTGATAGTCAACAACACCAGGTTTATACGGCGCTGTATCAACATCATTAAACACAATTGTAATGTCCTTGTAGTATTTCGGATATGTGTCCTTTAAATACTTAAATCCCAGATTTTTCATTGCGCCGCGATTAAACGCTCTCATATCACACTGATGAATGAATAGAATTTGCCATCTAAACTTCACATCTTTAAGGACGTAATCAGTCATATACCGAGTAAAAAACGTTTTATGCTGTTCTCTGTTGCGATATGGCACAACAAAAACAATTTCCGGTACATTTAACATCTCATCCAGTTCTGATGACGGAGAGAAAAGAAAAGACGATTCAACTTCAGTCATTTAATCTTAATCTATACAAATTTATTTACATTGCTGCCGAATGATGCATTTAAACCGCCAATGAAGCTGTAGTATGATACTTCTGAAGAATCTGTTTAGGTACCAAATTATCTTTAAGTGTGAGTAACTTCTTATAACACTTGTTAATCGTCACTTCGCTTATTTCACTCACTTTATTCACATCCTTCTTGCTAATGCTGACGTTACACAATTCGCCAATGAAGTAGATGATTCCGGCAGCGACTGAATGTGGTGTATTTTCCGGAATCATGTTCTGTTTCTCAATCTTAATCGCGATAAACTGGCACAACTTGGTGAGTTCCTTGTTCATGTTTAACTTACTACAATATCGCTCAATAAAGTCGTGTGGTGTCATTTTACACAAATGTGTTTTGTCATCAGCACACATGTCCTTTTCAAGGCTGTTCAAGATCGACATTGCGTTCTTACAACCATTCGTCGCACTTGTGGTGTCGAGGTGGAAAATTGCCGCCAATTCCTTGGATGTTCGCGGGAAATTGTTGCGACGGCATGCGATATAAATCGACGCTGCGATAATACCGTCTCGATTGAGACCCCTAAACGTCTTCTCCTCTGAAATCTTCTTGTGAATGACACACGCAGCATCAATAATGATTTTCGGAATACCAGCAATGCTCGCCATCACCTTGATGTGTTCAAACTCGTGACTCTGTGACTTCTCCTTGTAAGACGTCTGCCACTCAGTGAATCGGCCGATCTTTCGCATCTCATAACTCGAACCGCCTGCACAATAAATGCGACAGCCTACTGATGACTCTTCGAGAAGAGGATTTGCTGGCATACCGCACCGTGTGGGGTCACTGGCTTTCGAGTCACTCGCCCCATAATAACGCCATTCGGGGCTTTCATCGAGCAATTCGCGACAGATTTTGCCACAAATTGGATTGCTACAAACATAGAAACTTTCTTCACCCATCATTAGAGGAGAGCCACACGTTTTGCAACAATCATCTGGCGTTTTACACAAGTCTTCATCTTCTCTCTGGTCATAGACGCATTCAACCTCTTTATCAAACAATTCCCACATAGCAGATCGTGGTTCATCCCTTTCTTTTTTTACTTTTTTAGTAGAATTGCGGGCAATGTTCGATTTTTGTGTGAGTCGTTTCTGCATTCTTACTTGACTGAAAGTAATTAGAATTGTAATTTTAACTCATTTAAGTAATGTTTAAATCAATTTTTTTAAACTTTTACTTATAAGACAAACGATATTATTTGCTATAATAATTGGCCAAGCAAGAGAAATAATCACAAGAACGGGCATTACTTGATTTACCTCTTTCTTAAAAAATGCGCATCCACCTGTAAATATAGCAGTTGCTACTCCAATATAAATTGTATCAATCATTTTTGATGTATTGTAAATTATTTTCTAAATGAAAAATCTTCTTATAAGTATATACCATGGGAAATCAGTCATCATCTGAACAAAAAACCTCATCGCCAGAAAATGAAATTACTCTTCATGAAGCAATTGATGCTGTCGCAACTAAGTATATTCTTACGCAAAATTTTCAAGACATGCTTAAAATTGAGAACAAAGAGTATTGTGATAAGCTGATTATCCTGACATCTAAGATTTTCGGTACGCATCTTACAAATCTTGAACTCAAATATCTGGCTCAACGCACTGAAAAGGGTGCTATAATCGACAAAATGGCAAAAGACAATGTGACATATTTAGATAAGTCAAAGTCGGACCATCTTGACGTACAGAATGAAGTGCAAAAACGTCGTATGTGTGTTGGAATCGCCAAGTTTTACGTGCGAATCGCCCACATTTTCGCCGCCATAACAAAAACTCTTAATCCTACTTACGAGTATAAAAATGCTTTTGGTGAAACAGAGAGAGTTTCTCTCCTTAATAAAAACTCGATTCCTTCTGGAATTGAAAAGAAGCTAGTTCAAACGAACATATGTTCGCTGCGTCTCAATGCGATTAAACCAGAGATCGACGAAACCACTAAAACTATGACAATTAATCCTAAATTCTGCGATATGAACAAGGTGTCATCTGAGAAACCCAAGAGTCTTATGGATGAACCTGGAATTCCTGAATTGAGAGAACTCTATAACGATATATATGATTACAATGTTGGGAAGTATGTTGGAATGTCACCTCAAGCGACCGAGAAATACAAGAGTGATCTCGCTTCATTTTACAAGGCTTTTACTGGTGCTAAGGAAGTTCCTTCTGAAATCACTTCATTTTCAAGCATTCCACTCGTTCAGTTTCACAAGTCTGTTTATTGTATGAAAAAACCAGAACCAATGGTTGCGAACGACCCGGATGCCGAGAAATATGAGAGGTTCAAAACACCTATAATGGGGCCTATGGATGACAAGAAATTTCAAGAATATGGAAAACACGTATCCGAAATGTTAAAAACGTCACAAACAAACCAAAATAGACTGCTTAGTGTTATAGACAAACTCTTTATATTTCGTATCAATTCTAAGACAAAAGAGAAGGAAATTAGCATAAATCCCGATTTAACAGACGATAAACTCGACCAAATAACAGAAGAAACGCGAAACCTCATTATTTCCTTCTACATCAAGTGCGAACAAGATTTTCAAAAGGGGCTTACAATGTTTGAAGCGATTGTTACAGACCAGATGCGTCAAACTGCCGAGAGACGCATAATTGAGTTGGAAAAACAAAAAGAGAAGTTGATTGCCTCTATATAATTTTTTTCTACACTTATGTTATAATTTAAGGGATGAGTAAATGTAATCAACAGAAACTGTGTGATTTAGGAATATACACGAGAGAGGATGCTAAGAAGTGGATGCTCAAAAACCATCCAGATAAATCAGGAGGAAAGGTTGATGGTGCAATATTTGGAAACGTTTCACAGTGTAACAAAGATAGAATTTATTGTTCAGCGAAACAGAAGACTGCGAAAAAGGTTCCATATGATAATACAGCTGACTTACGTAATGAGATGTTTACTTGTATGCGTCAAACGGAGAACTTCTCCAAACTTCGGCCTGAATTCCGCGTGGATAAAGTCGCTTTCAATGTAAAAGATTTTAATGAGGCATACATCGAACATTCACCTAAATTAGCGCAATTATTAAGCATCATCAAGGATTTAGACGAAAATGATATGAAAACACACGGAAAACTGTTTAAACATTTCATTTACTCTGATGTTAAAGAGCAAGGCTATGGCGTGAAAGTGATTCTTGCTGGCTTAGAAGCACACGGACACAAATCAATAATTAAGGTTAAATCTGGTGGAGAGCCGACTCTTTCTCTCGTTGCTAGTCACGGAAACAATTCATACGCATATCTCATTTCGACTACAATATTTCAAGACACTTTTACAAGCAAACTTAAGAAGCAAGTGCTTGCTAGGTTTAATGCTCGTCCTACAAATGTCCACGGCGATGACGTTCGTATTATCGTTCTTGACAGTGGATTCAAGGAGGGAATTGACTTGTTTGACGTTAAATATGTCCACATTTTTGAGCCATCTATGACGATTGCCGACCTCAAGCAGACGATTGGCCGCGCGACTCGCACTTGCGGACAACGAGGCCTCAATTTCCAGCCCAATGTCGGTTGGCCTCTTTATGTTTACAATTATTTCATAGTTGTCCCTGACCACACCAAGGAAGCACTCGTTGCTCGTGAACCAAAGTTGCTTAACGCACCGGTTGCCGACAACAAAGTATTTAAAGAGGGCACTAAATTCAAGGATGGAATAATGTATTACAGTAAGTTTGATAAGGCGCTGGTGAATCTCTCGACACAACTCTTTGAATTGGGGCCTGTTCTCTCGGTTGATTATGAATTGACGAAGAACATTCATGGAACCGAAGAACCAACTTATATGTATGATAGCGAAGTCGCAGCTATTCAGATGGGTGGCATTGGAGATAGATTCAATCGGGTCGCTGTAGTTAAGTGTGAGGGAAAATGTGGTAAGAAATCAACACTTGATATACCGGCTAGTGTAGAATTTTTAAGGAGGGTCTATTTAGAACACGGCCACAAGAGAGAATCCATTCCTAAAAAGGAGTCGCGTGCATTTTTCTGTAAATATATGGCAGAGAATCCTGAATTCTGTTCTCAAGTTAATCGCGCTTGGGCAACCAGGACTGCAGCTGTTCCTCGTGTCGTTTCTAAGGCAAAAACGCCCAAACAGGCAGAGGATGAAATTGTGGCTTCTCTGGATTTAGTTCCTATTCGTGATGAAGATGAGCCAGTATACGACATAGTCGCAGTTAAAGGACACGTTGATGAAGGTATGAAGAGTAAAGATGGACCAGCTCCACCCAAACGTCGCATTGGATTTGAGAAAATGCGTGACTATATTCGCACTAACTTCGGCTCTAAATTCAAGTGGTCTCCAATTGAAGTCGTGAATAAATGTGGAGAACCGCCTAAAGGAGGTGCGCCCTCAAAAGACCTCTCCAAGATCATAACATTTAATCCCACTCAGAACTTCGTCAGCCACTATTTTACTCCCGAGTCGCCTTACAAGGGAATGCTTCTCTGGCATTCGGTAGGAACTGGCAAGACATGCACTGCCATCGCAACGGCAACTTCGTCATTTGAGCGCGAAGGCTACACTATTCTTTGGGTTACGCGAACCACTCTTAAGAGCGACATTTGGAAGAATATGTTCGACCAGATTTGTCACACAATAATAGCTGACCGTGTGCGAAAAGGGCTGGAATTGCCAGATGATGACTCTGCTCGCAAACGTCTCCTTAGCAAAAACTGGATTCAACCAATGTCTTATAAGCAATTTAGCAATCTCTTGTCTGGAGAGAACAAGATGTACGAGGATTTGAAGAAACTCAATGGAGCAGAGGATGTTGTTCGCAAGACACTGATTATCATTGACGAAGCACACAAACTTTATGGCGGTGATCTCAAAGTGGCTGAGAGACCAGATATGGAGGTTATGGAGAAGTTTTTGGAGAACAGTTATAAGAAATCTGGCAAGGATTCTGCGCGTCTTCTTATTATGACGGCGACCCCCTTTACAAACAGCCCTATGGAACTCTTCAAACTGATTAACCTCTGTATTGAGGACAAGCAAGAGAAAATCCCAGATGATATCAAGATATTCAAGCAGATTTACATGGATGAAGATGATCTTCTCTCCAAATCAGGTTCTAAGAAGTTGGCTAACCAGTTAAGCGGATACATCAGTTATCTTAACCGAGAGAAAGACCCGACCCAATTCGCCCAACCAATTATGATTGATGTGCCGGTTGTTATGTCGGCCGCACCAGAAGACGTGAGACCGTTTCTCTACAAAGAGAAGAAAGTAAAGGATATGCGAGCAGAAACCAAAGAAATTCTCTCGGAATATAAGGATAGAATCGCAGGTCTTCGTGCTACAATAAAGAACGCTAAATCGAAAACCAAAGGGCGCAATAAAACATTACGAGTGTCTAAGAAAAACGCGAAGGATGATTGTAAAAATAAGTATCCTGGACGCAAAGAGAAGGCTTTACGTGATAAGTGTGTTGAGGAGGCAATTGCGGCGGCTGAGGCTGAAGCAAACGCTGAGCCTGAAGAAGACATTGATAAATTAGAAGCCGAATTAAGTGCGGCTATTAGTGAGAAAGGCACGATTGCCGATGATTCCAAGAAATTGACTAAGAAAATACGAGATGCCATTAAAGTGCGCACTAAATATCAGGATGTTATGCTTAGAGAACGATGCGAGTATTAGTTGTCTTATGTGTATTTTTTAATTGTATAAATAAATAAAAAATATACTTTCATAATAATAACAATGGAATGTGGTAAATTTGATACAAAACACGCTTACGAACCTAATATTAACAAAATAATAGGTAGTTTGTCACCGAATAAACTGTTAGTAGTTGGATTTACGGTATATTGGGACTTGATATTTAAAACAGCTGGCAACTATGAGTTATTTTTGGAATGTCAACCAGTTGGTTCAACAACTATAGAATTTGGTTATGTACTTCCAGGAGAGAAAGTATGTATTGCGGGGTCTATAATTTTACCAAAACGAAACATTGTTAAATCATTTAAATTAGGAGTGTTAAACATCCCAAAAGCAGACACATACCCTGTATTTATTAAAATTACTAAATCGTCTGGTCGTTTGTTGTTAATAAACACAATATCATTGACTGGTCCCAATGAAGTTGGCATAGTAGAATTAAAAGATATTCCAACCGCCAGATATATACACCACGCAGCGGCAGCATATTCCCGCGCATATTTTAAAACAAAAAATCCACACTTCATGTATCGCGAATTTATAGCAACAGAATGGAAACCGAATACATTCACAACAATCGCGTTTAATGGAGGATATGTCGGCATTGTTGTAGGACAATCCACTGGTATGTCTATTTGGAATGCGCCGTCTGGTGTGCCAAATATTATTTTAGAGACTGGTGAAAATGTTAAAACAAAAACGTATGACCACGAAGGTTGCGGAACTCAGTTTAGTCTGCCTTATAAAGTGAAAGAAGGCGTTCGATACGGTTATATGTTACGAATAGAACACATTCAAAAGAACAGTGAATTTCCTAATGGTGTAACTGATTATTCTAGTTGGTTTATTGATTTGGAAAACAATTCGTCGCTTGAAACTACAGAACCAAACAAAAAATGGCTCTTTATTGGAAAGGTTCGGCGTTTTTGTTTAAATAATTTTGGTGAAGGCGATAAAACGACAACATTTTCATCTGTGAGTGGATTTATAGAAAATCCTAGCACAAGCAACGGCCATTTATATACGCGCAAAGTTGCTGTCGGTAATTCGTGGGCGTCTGTAGATGGAATTAGTTGGGATGCATCCATTAGTGAAACGTATACAACCAAACATTGGGAATCGTATTGTGGAGCGTCTGGTGGTCCATATGACATTTACCCAAATGATTTTATTGAATATGCTATTGGTGGCCGTATTAGATGTCCGAATAAAGGGTCGTATACATTGTCGCGTGCGGCACCGAAAAATCCACCTACACACCTTATGACATTTGCTAAAGAATGCACATTTTCTGAAAAATGTATTGAGCTAGAAATATCAATGCCTGAAGAAATGAATGAAGAACATTTGTAAAATAACGTTTGTTCTTGGATAAAGATTAATTAATTGATTTTCTCGTTAATACGACGAACCATGTCTTCATTGTATATCCCGAGTGGTTTATAAGCTGAAGTCTTTTTAAAATCTGGTTTGGGCTTTGCGTTGGCAATCGTGTTTTGCCGCGTTAAATCATCAAACTCGGATGCTTGTTGTTCGTGTTCATTAACTACGTTGCCGAATCCGTCAATTTGAACGCCCGTTCTTTTTTTTATGTCTTTTCTTTCATAAGTTGGAATGTAGTGTTGCCATGAAATGAAAAGCATATTTGGGTGTGTATACTTGACAAACAGCTTGTTTTCCTCTAACTTCTCAATTACGTATTTAATACACGCTCTTACATCATATCTCGGAAATCCAATAACAACATCTGGAATAACGTAGAAACAAAATTGTTCCTCGTGTTTAAGACGGGATGTGGTCTTGATTTTCTTGAGAATTCGCGAGAGAATGCGTTTGTAAATGGCCTCTTTTTGCTCTTGAATTTCGCGTCTTCTCTCGTAGAGTTCGTCTAAATTCACTTGTTCTAGGAGTTCTTCGTTGTCGTTCATATGCCTTGCACAGAAAATATATGCTTGTTTTATCGGCATAAATACTTATTTATATATTAAGGTATTTAGATGACAACGATAACCACACTGGTTTTAAGCGGTGGTGCTTATAACGGCTTGATTGAGCTTGGTGTGTTACGGCGTCTCTCTGAAAAGGGATTTTATGATATCAATGCTGTAAAGAGAATACATGGAACGTCAATCGGTGGATTCATCGCCGTTTTGCTCGCTCTTAAAATGGATTGGTGTGATTTAGTAGAATATTTTGTTGAACGTCCATGGCACAAGCTTCTCTCCATAAATCCGATTGAACTCTATACAAAGAAGGGAGCATTTGACAAACAATTCTTTATTAGTGCGTTGTCTCCTTTGTTTGCGTCCAAAGAACTGGACATTGCGACTATTTCTCTCGGTGAATTCAAAGAATATAGTAACATAGAACTATATTTCTATGCGATTAAGTTGTCTACATTTGAAGTGTGCGAGATTTCGGATAAAGACATACTGTTAATTGACGCGGTTACTATGACTTGTTGTATGCCACTTGTTTTCAGACCGGTAATACACAAGGGAGAATACTATATTGACGGCGGGATTGCTTGTAATTATCCGTTGAGAGAAGTCATTAACGCCCCGGATGCTGACGTCAGCAAAATCCTCGGAATCCGTTTCGACCTCGGCGATACAACAACCACAATAAACGAGAATTCCAACATAATAGAATACATATACTGCTTATTTAACAAAATTAGCACTATACGCGAGTTTAATAAAGTCGAATTAGGCATTATTCCAAACGAAATTGTCATACGATGTGCTGGAATTAACGCAACTGACGGTTATGATGCCTTATTTAAGAGAGATAAGAGAGAAGAGATGGTGAAACAAGGAGAACGAGTTGGTGATGAGTGGTTAATGACATCTTTATAACATTACAACACATTGTTTAAGAATTCCGTAAGAGCCTCCTCTGTCGGCTTGGCATCAAAGTCGACAACATCATTGTCCCCGCGAACCAGTTTAATTGTGGGAAATCCCTCGACACCATACCTGTCAGCTATTTGTTCCTCCTTATCGCAGTCAAATGACTTGAAATGGACAAGTGTTCCGTTTATTGCCTTACCATTATATTTCTCTTTCATCGCATCCCACACTGGTTTTGCCTGCTTACAGTGAGGACACCACGTCACATAAAAAAGCATGAGGTCCGCCTCTTTAGTGGGAGCACCACCTGATTGGTTATACTCGTCATTTGGGACGAATCCTTGTGGACGAATGTAGTTGAGATAAACATACACAGCAACACCAATAAATAATGCTACACCACCCATAATCATCAAGTTACGTCTGTTAGAGAGAACAGCCTTAATAGTATCCATCTTTGATATATAGAATTGAGAGAAAACCTATAAATCAAAAAAACGAATTAATATATCAATCTAATTATATCCTTTTTTTAACACATTTTTCGTCGATCTCCATCGTTTCGCACTTCACATCGTGTGGAACAATCTTAATAAGACATTTCGACTTCTTACCATATAATGGTTCGGTACATCCAGGTTCTTCCTTCTTCTTTTTAATTAATTCATCTATCTTATCTTTGTCTACATCGGCATCCAAGACGCACCGCGACCTAAAATGTTCGTATCTTTCTCTCACATCACAATATGACAGACCCGACTTTTTCCCTAACAGTTTATTAATGTGTTCGTGTAAATCATAGACAAAACGAGAGAATGTTTCGCGATTTTTCATGTGTTTGTTTGAAAAGCTCAATTCTCTCAAGTTTTTAGACAAGTTCTCTCTGCAATAACGACAGGGCAATACATCCTTGAGAGAAAGTATAAATTGTTTATATTGCCTTTTTTGGGTTACAGTCGGTTCTACTGGATAGTTGAAACTCATAGTATGTAAAAAGTGCCACATTGCGGGGCCCCACACATTTGTTAGCATTCCGTCTCCACTTTTATAATCGTCATCCGTGAAAGTGCGTTGTGATGTTTTAGTTGTTTTGCGTGTCGTTTTATTGTGATTTGTTTTATCTCGTTTAGAAGTTTTACGCATTTGTTAGCTACTAATTAGAGAGAAAACAAATGTTATAAAGAAAAACATTTAGAATTCAAATACTTCTTCATTTGTTCAACAGATATAGTTGTTGATGAAGTTACCTTTTTATTAAACTTTATACACCATAAAATGTTATATAACGATGTGTCGTTTAATAGTTTTGTTTCATCTATACACACCAATTCACCATTTGATTTTCTAACAATCATTGTCAATTAAATAAATATCATTATGCTATGTTTATATCCTTCATACTAAATCTAAAATATGTGATGATTTAATTAGATAATGCTGCTGGGTGAAATGTAGCAGGATTCATAGTTCCACCTCCTTTCACACTGTATGGGGGAGGAGGGTCCATTAGTTCTCTAGCTACTCTCTCTACTTCCATGTCTTCCGCTGCTTTTTTAGCTGCTCTCTCTGCTTCCATGTCTGCCGCTGCTTCCCTCGCTTTTCTAGCTTCTTCCTCTACTTCCGCGTCTTTTTGTTGTATTGCTGCTTTCTTCGCTTTTTCAGCTGCTTCCCTCGCTTTTTCAGCTGCTTTCTTCTCTTTTTCAGCTTCTTTCTCTGCCTCCATGTTTATCGCTGCTTTCTTCGCTTTTTCAGAGAGAGTTTCTGGATTTTCAGCGAGAGGTTTTGGGTTTTGAATGTCAGCAATAGATGCTATTTGCTCTTCTGCTGTATTTCCAGTATCACTTAAAGTGTCTATTTGGGCCGCACGAGGCATCATAATTTTAATAACAATAGTTTTGTTGTCGAGTAATTGTTCTGGGGAAATGCTAATAATTTGTTCCGGTTGTTTCGCTGGGACTTGAGCTTTTTTTTCTTCCTCTTCTTCTTCCTCTTCTTCCTCAGATTCTTCCTCTTCTTCCTCAGATTCTTCCTCTTCTTTGGGCTCCAACCTGGCTTCTTCGGATTGTTTCGCCGGGACTTCGGGCTCCAACCTGGCTTCTTCGAGTGCTTTTTTAGTTTGTATTTGCTGTGTTAAATCGCGAACCTTTTCAACCAATTCATTTATTGTTGCTTTCATTTCTTCTGATTCAGTTTCTTTAACTAAATCAGGTTCTTTATCTGTAACCAGAAGAGTCATTATTTTTTGTATATCTTCTTCATCAATTCCTTTTTTTACTACTTCAACAATAACTGGGTTTTCTTCTTCTGCTTTTTCCGCCAATTCATTTAATTTTTTTCCAAGTTCTTCATTCTGAGATATTAATTCTGTAATTTGTAAATTTAGTGGTTCAATTTGCGTTTTAACGTCTCTGTCTATCCAGTATATTGTTTCCAAGAGAACTTCGCTGCGAAAAGTTTCTAACATTTTTGTAAGTTCTTCTTTATCTATATTAAATAATTTAAATAGACTTCTTGTAGATTCACGGTTCTCAATTATAGCTTTGAATAATAATTCGTCGCTGTCAACTTTTAACTCATCCATTTCACGTTTTAATTCTGAAAATTTAGTATCATCTAGTTTTTTTTTTATAAGTTCTTTGATTTCTGTTTTTTTTGCCTTGTTCTTTGAAAAACTTATTTTTCCTATTAAATTTTTGAGTTTTCCAAAGAGTCTAACAAATATTCCACGTTTCTCAGGTTTCTTCATTTCTTCTTCTATTTTTCCTGGTGTAGCCTCAGAAATTTTCAATTTCTCTCCAATTTTAGATAATACCGCGGATTTTGTTGGATCGTCTAACGTCGCCGTGATTATTTCATATTCATTAGCCTGCTCGTCGAATGTTTCTTGGTTTTGGTCAATAGGCATGATAAGTTTATCGAGCGGAGTTTCTTTAAACTCTCTTTCAACCATTTCATAATCTTCATCAACGCTTGCTTGTCTTGAAATGTCGCTAGTACTAACCGGCGTTTCTCCTGATACAGGAGATAATGTCCCGTGTATACTATTAGAGTCGACTAGGTTTTCTGAAGCATCGAGAGTGCTCAGTGGTGGCTTTCGTGTAATGACTGGGTTTTGCGAAGCATCGCTAGTGCTAAATGATATCTCTTGCATTATACTGCTGACTGGGTTTTGCGAAGCATCGCCAGTACTCGGTGGTGGGTTTTGCGAAGCATCGCTAGTGCTAAATGATGTCTCTTGTATTATACTGTCCTTAATGACTGGTTTTTGCGAAACAGGAACAGTGCTAAATGATGTATCTTGTGTACTGGGCGGAGGTAGTTGTTCTTCTCTTTTACCTAATTTTTTCATTTTAATTTTTTCTGTACGAGCGGGTATTTTACGAGCGGGTATTTTAGGAGATGTTTTGATCTTTTCTCGCGGTATGATATTTTCATCTTCACCTTCAAATAGTGGATTCAGAATTTCTCTACCGTTAACTTTAGTAAGTTCAACTTCAAATGGATCAGCAATGGTACGAGGAGGTTTTTGATCAGTTTCGATTGGTGTAAACTCTCTTGCTTCTTCTGGTGTCATTCGTCTTTCAACCAAATTTAAACTGACATCAATGTTTCCACTAGAATCTGGAAAAACACTACTACCGAATGAGCTTTTATCAGGAACGCCACCGCGCATGTTTTTTAAAGTCCTTTTCTTTAAATTAAGATGTCCTCTTTTCCGGTTTGTTTTGGGTTTTTTTAAGTTATTTATTCTTCTGTTTATTTTTCGTGTTCCCTTTTTACTGTGTGTTCCCCTTTTACTCTGTGTTCCCTTTTTACTGTGTGTTCCCCCTTTACTCTGTGTTCCCTTTTTACTGTGTGTTCCCCTTTTACCTTGTATTTTTTTAATACGCTGTTTCTTTGTTACTTTCAACATTTTATTATATATATCTTATATATTAAAATGAAAAAGAAAGATTGGCAAAAAGATGATATATACATAGATTGTCAACCAGTAAACAGTAAAGGTGATACGTTAGTTGGATTCGACGTTGTCCAACATGAATTATCTACTATTGAAAAAAGTGGAGATAAATTAGATATCTCTGGATTTCTCTCAAACCCGCTAGTTGGCGTTCTTGTAGGCGGAATTGGGCTTTATGCCATAATTAAAGTTGCTCAATTAGGAATAGGCGCTATGTCTTCAAATAATAAAAAATAAATAAAAATCACCCATATCTCTCGCGCATTTCCGAATAGGTCATATTACGCCCATATTCCTTCTTGAACTCGTCACATCCATCACTAACTACTTTAAGAGTGGATTCTTGAGTTACATTATTATTTTTCTTTAGTTCTTCCACCTTTTTCATTCCTTCAGCCTCCATTTTCTTCTTATTTTCAGCCAATGTCTCCATATATTATATTATTTGTCATAGATTTAAATTGTTTTAGTCATCCATTAAACAGACGCCTGTAAGCACTTTATTTTTGCTGAATTTGCCGTTGCATGTTGATTCAGTTTCAATCTCAATTTCGTCATCATCTGTGCCAGAATACAACACGTCTTCTGTGAAATATGTATCACTCTTCGTATACTCCACTTTATAGTCTGATTTCTTATAAAGTGCCCTGCGCTTATACCACTGACGCTTAAACGTATCGTGTGTATCTATTATGTCGATCACGAGAGGATGGTCGTGCTTTACGCGCAAAATTCGTCCAACAGCTTGTGTCACGTCTGTCTTTGGTGTCATCATAAAGAGCGTTGTGAGTGTCTTAATATCAAGCGCCTCCTCTGCCATCGCATATGTCGCAATAATAATGTCCTTGCTTTCACTTTCTTTGAGGTCTTTCTCTTTCATTCCGCCTACATAATATCCGACTGTGCCAATTTTGCGGTATTCAATGGCATCATACATGTATTTTAGGATATTCTTGTTATGAGCCAACATCATCACCTGTATTCGCTGTCCCTTCGCCTTCGCTTTGGAGAGAACATCAACAAGCACTTTGAGAATGAATTCACTGCGTGGATTGTAAGAACATAACTTGCCAATCATCTTAGAATAATGAGGTTGTCCCTTGAAATTCAGCTCTGTCTCCTCAAATTCGCTGTCATTACTGCGATATTCAATGCCTTTAACTAGAACTGCGCTCTCATTTTTTCTCTCCACTTTAACAACCACATCTCCAAGGAACATCTTGAACACCTTTGTCATTCCGTCTTTCCGATTCATTGTCGCGGAGAGACCGAGCATATATTTAGTGACAATCTTAAACAGGGAATTGCTGAAAACCTCAGCTAGAATGTGATGACACTCATCTACAACTGTAAAGCCAAAGTCGCTAAATACACAGTCGTCATAATCTTTCATAGAGAGAGACTGGAGCATTCCAATGACAATGTCTTTGTTTTCTACGTCGATTATTTGCCCTTGTATCTTTCCTACTCTGGCATCTGGGAGAAACTGCTCAATTCTCTCAATCCACTGATTAAGGAGGAATTCCTTGTGAACAATGATTAGCGTCTTCTTCTTCAGTTTAGCGATGATATTGAGAGCCAAAACGGTCTTGCCAAATCCGCAATAAAGTTCTAGGAGTCCGCATCCGTGTTCTTTTGCGTGAGAGACAAACTTCTCCACAATTGGCACTTGATCGGCACGAAGACCACCATTAAATTCAATTGCGATGTCGCTGCCTTCGTGCATTTTCACAGATTTAGGAGGACCAAATTGTTTTACACCGAAAATACGAGGAAGGTAATATTTTTGGTGTGACTCCCGATAAACAGGAAAAGTCTTGGCTTGACCGCCCATAGCCGTGTTAATTGACGGTTTAGCCGTAAGTTCTGTTTTAATCATTTTCACTTGTTCGATTGACAAATCTTTCTTATAAATGGTATATCCTCGCGGTCCAAGATAGGTTTCCATGTTTTAGAAGCAGAGAGAAATAATTATATAGATATAACATTAAGCGTTTAATTCAATTTTTCTCTCTAATTAATATACATCATTATGGATATGCCTAAGATGACCCCTCACAACATCGGTGTAGCATTGTTAATTGCCTTTGTTGCTCTTGAACAAGATATGCCTCTCAGTATCGCTCGTATAATTGACAACCCAGTCGGCAATGTTGTTGTTTTTGCTCTCGCTATCTACCTCTTATCCAAGAGTCGTGTGCTCGGTGTTGTTGCTTTGTTGGCTGCGTACGAGCTGGTTCGTCGTGCCCAGAAGAAGACTGGTCGTCGGGCTGCACTCAAATTTCTCCCTGGAGAAGATAAAAAATATCGCGAACTTACACTGATGAACCAATTTCCGGCGACATTAGAGGAGGAAGTTGTATCAAACATGGTTGCGTTCGTTGAGGATAGCAGCCTTGGCAAGGCGGAATTTAAGCCTCATCTGTCTGAACTTCACCAGGCGACTCATCTTTAACTTCATTAACGAAATAGATGCTTGGATAAAGATTAATCATACAAGCAACGCGATGAGCAACGTCGATGGAACGTAGCACAAAATGAAGCTCGCTCATATGATGCGAATGTGGTGATGAACGGAACCAGTGGATTCTATTTAATAAGTTTTTTAGAATTATGTTTGGTCTCTTGCCGATTGTTGCGCAGTCGTCGGCGAACTGTAATTCATTATCAAACACAAGGACCGGGCGTCGCTGGTTATTAAGGCCATTATCGCTTGACAGTCTATTGGCTATGAGTTTGACAACATCTTGTTTTTTAACTATTAATATCATTGGTTCGTAAGTTAACAAATAATCAGTGAAATCATTCATTCCTTCGATTACCTCTAAATATTCAAATCTAATACTAGACGGAATATATTTTGTCAGTTTACCAACTGGTAGAGCACACGAACGAGTAATGGTTGTGATGATTTCAAGTGATTTGTATCTTGAATTAGCGTGTTTAATAAAGTTCTTTGTAAGCTCAAATGTTGCCTTGAATGGGACATACGCATTTGCTATGTGTCTGGATTCGATGCGCTTTACTTTAACATACTTATTCATTTCATTGTTGATGAATTTGGTGGTTATGTTTGTGTCGTCGTTTAAAAATGTGTCTTGAGGAAACACTGTGCTTGGTCCTTTATATTTACACTCCACTTTTCTCTCGGCAAGTGAAGTGTAAGAAGCATAGAATTTCCAGTAATTTTCAGGTGAATCGAGTTCTTCTGGGTATTTTTCACAAAAGTCAATAACTAACGATGTTAAGTATTTGTTATTGACTGGTATTAACAAGTCATTCTTTATTATGGTTTTTATTGCGATGGTTTGGAGAGAATTCATCTGGTATGGGGTGTGAATAATAATGAGGTGTGCGTAATAATTTCAATTTTTACACTTTGTCAAATTGTTTACACTAAGCTAGCGCCAACTGGTGCTTCAAGCGGTTCAGCGACAGAAACGTCGTTGTCTAATATAGGCGATGCGAGACCTTTTCCAGTAAAGTGATTGTAATTATCAACTGCATTGCCTGCGTGTGGTTGAACGTGATGCGGAGATGCCTCGGCACTCGGAGAACCAAGTACGGCCGAATATCCGCTAGCCTGAACCGTATTACTGCCATACTGGTTATATCCGCCGCGCATAGTCTTACGTCTGCTATCCAACTTTTCCCCACGCTTCTTCGTCTGTTTGAGAGAAGCCAAGTGTTTGACGACACGACCCAAGTGCATTCTGGCAATCATCTTATGAGTGCCAAGCATCTTGCTTTTGAGAGAAACAAGACAATTACGAGCCCTGCTAAGAGCGTTTTTCATCGTGACCAACATACGCTTCACTTTGGACGCCTGCTTGCATTTGAGAGCCTCCTCTTCGGTACGAAACACCTTGCTATAATGCTTAATGAATGAAACGACCTTAGGGTTCTTCATGTCGTCTTTAAGTTCAGCCTCATAAATGGCAACGGCACCAGGGCAAACACGGCGCCAGAGGGAGAGAAAGCGGGGACCACCGCCCATGTGAACACCAGGTGTAACCGGTGCATAAGAACCGGCGAAATCAACTAGATTCTTGCCGCCGTTGAATCCATAAAACTGAACTCCGTTCTCGCTGGCTACACCTTCCATAGGGTATTTCACGGTGGATTGGTCTACGAGCACATAACTTTCGGATGCGGCAGCTGGAGAGCCACCCATCTTGTGAGAAGAGCCACCCATCATTTGAGAAGAGCCACCCATCATGTGAGAAGAGCCACCCATCATTTGAGAAGAGCCACCACGTTGAGGTTGACCCGCTAATTCAGACCAGGATGGAATCTCATAGTGTTTCGGATGTTGCTCACAAGCCATCGTCTGGGTAACACCGGCGTGGTGACCATGTCCAAGTAATTCCAGCTCTTGTCCGAACCCAAATCCACCACCATTCATACGCATTTTGCGAGTTTTCGTTTTTCGTCCGCCAGTATTCATATTATATACATTAAGACGAGAAATATTTCTGTTGCCATCGAGACTTCCTTCATTTCCATGAGGACCAATATCTCGTGTAGTGTCGTGTGTTATAAATGCTGATAATTGCTCATTGTTCGACAAAAGGCTCATTTGCTTATACATAAAGTCATTATTAAAAATTTACTGGCTTAATTGGTTGCCACTTCTTAAACTTGGGAACATACTCGCATTCCATCTTAATTACACGCGACTTATCGGTAATGAACTTGTCGAGAGAAACATTCTCAAATTCGTCCTCATCGTCGCTTTCTTCAAGAGAATCCAAGTTGCGATTCTCTTTAATATTCCTAAAAAGCGCATTCATCATTTTACTCACTTCATACGTCGGAATACACGCCAATCCGCAATCAACGTCGGTTTCGTCAAATAGTGTGTAAATGTCGTTTTGTGTTTCGGCAATAACATTAAATACTTTGTGTGTCTTACTAGCAACAGAGACATGTTTAACTAAGACATTAACATAAACGTTGTCCTTCCTATGCTGAACACAATAAAACGACAAATCATGCGTCTTGCCAACAGGAGCAATCATAAATTGCGTTTTGAAATCAACGACATTCACAATTTTTCTTTCTAAAAACAAATCACCCAAAATTCTGAACCGTTCAATCGGATTCATGAATGAAACGACACGATTCTTATAAACATAAGTATCATCCAGCACAATCAGCCGGTTTCTCGTTACAATAGTACCACTTAGAACTGTGCCGATGATTGTATGATTGAAACTGCATGATACAACGGAAATGTCTTTAATTTTACCTTTCTCTCGATCACGTTCAATTAGAATACACGTGGGTTCGCCATTATGGAGAGAAAACCATGCGAAACACTTGGGTCCCTTTGGAATGGAGACGGCAATAGAAACGTCATCGGCAACTTTATTATGAGCGATTGTTTCATAACAAAGTTTAAACGAAGGGAATTTGGAGAGAACGAGTTGTTTTTCTTCGGTAGAGAGAATCATTTTGGTTAATTGTTATTACTACTTTATGCCATAGGTTTAAATCGTTTGTCAATTAAAATGTAGAAACACCGTCTAATTCTTGTTCATATGGGTGTATATTAACCTCGGTCGGTGGCAGTTCTGCGTTATCTAGGTCACTCATAAAGTTCATAAGCTCATTTGCCATAGTTTCAGGTGGGTTTGGTTGTTGAGGTGGAGCAGAATACATCTCAGTTGGCATTTGTATGGGTTTTTCGATTTGGTTTCTTGTTGTGGCCAATGTATTGTAAATTTGCTCATAATGGCTCTTAGTTTCGTTAACAATGTTTCTCTCCAGTGGTTTAGAAAAAGACAACTTTAAATATTCATACACTTGATGAATTAAGAATATTAACACAATTGAAAGTGATATTACACCGACCATCCAAATTATCATTTTTAATTAACACATACATTTGTTATTTGAGATAGAAACGAAATAATCTCACGTTCTTCAATTGATTCGCCCTTAATTTCAAAGAAATAGTCAATTGATTCCTCGTCATTTCTCTCTATTACAAATGTTACATTGTCATTGATTTTAAAGCGCTCAACAATAAAATCAACTCTAATACTATTAGTCGGTAGAATATTAACCTCTGATTTTACCCACGATACATTGGATACTATTAAATCAGGCGATGTTGCCTGTATAGTTTTATTGAATTTGATGCAATTTATGTAAATGCGGTCTTGTTTAATTTCATAATAGCCGTCATCTGCCAGATAAATTTGTTTCTTGACCGCTGAAGACAAGATATTTGAGAGAAACTCATAAACAGCATCATCAACATCAACCAGTTTTTGATGAATTGCCTTATTTGTAAAGTATACTCGCATTTGTAAATTATATATAGTTATTACAAACCATTTAAACCTATTTAGATATTTAAATATAGTAATAAGTTCGCTCATTAAAAATGTCGCTTCTCAAATATGTCTTGATAGAGAAATCAGGAGAATGTGTTGAAAAGACAAGCAAGAATGGTCTAGCTGTTGATGAGTTGTATAAGAAATGTGGATTTAAAAAGGTGGATGGGTTTAATGAGTCCGGAAAGTGGCGGCTAAATGATGGACTTGATATTATTGTGTATGGCCGACTTGATGGAAAGGCAGGTAGCGAGAACAAGTTTGAATGCCCGCCACCAATTGACAAGCAGTTGTTTTTTGGAAATATGGCAGTGGTTGCTATGTTGAACGGTGTTCACGTGGATTTGGATGTGAATCACTGGGGAGAAATTTATGCCGAGTTGATGGGTGGGTTTGAGGATATTGATAGTGAAGAAGAAGAAGAAGAAGAACTATCGGAAGAGGAGGAAGACCAGAAAGATGACTTTATTGTTGAGGACGAAGAGCAAGAAATCAGCGAGAATGAGAATGAGAACGAAGAACAAGAGCTTACTAAAGAAGACTATATTTCAGAAGACGACTATTGAAAAAAATTGAAGTGTGTTAAACCACTTAAAAATTAAACTACCATATTATTCATACAAAAATGAGCGACACCACAACTACCATTTCACGCGAGAAAATTGTGAGCAATCTCACGACTTTAATTGGAAATGTCTCACAAGCAACCAATCTTGAAAAAGCGACTTACAACTGGGCGATTGACCAAGCAACCACACGTAATGTTGTCAAAAAATGGGACAATCCTCAATTTGTCCAACTATATCAAGACAAATTGAGGAGCATTTACATGAATTTATCGCCATCTAGTTATGTTCGCAATACCTCACTCATTCAGAGGTTGAAATCCAGGGAGATTGCGGCCAAGGACATTCCATATATGTCACACCAAGAACTTCACCCTGAACTGTGGAACCCAGTCGTCGACGCTAAAATTAAGCGAGACAAGAGCAAATGTGAGGTGAATTTGGAGGCAGCAACAGATGAATTCACGTGTTTCAAGTGTAAGAAGAACAAATGCACTTATTACCAACTTCAGACTAGGTCTGCGGACGAGCCGATGACCACATTTGTAACGTGTATTAACTGCGGAAACAGGTGGAAGTTTTAAATGTAAAATAAGAGCATACTTATTTCGGTAAATATTTTTTTCTTACATATAAGCAATATCTCTTATGGAACGGCTCAAATCATTTGCTAATAAACACAGAATATCATCTTCGCTCAATAATTTACTTGGAACAGAAAACCAGCAACAACAATATCATTATATAGCTGACTTTGATAAAGTGAGCGAAGAAGAATGTATCTTGCTAGATAAGAAGAACAATGATATATACAAGAAAAATTGCGATTTATATAGGCACATGATCGAAAAAATGAAACGACAAAATGCGCTTTTTACAATAGAAAATCCACCGGCAGCGCCCGAACAGCCGAACAATTACAGCAAGTTAATGTGTTATAAGATGAGAAACGTTGAAAAGAACGTGCGTCTTCAAACATTTGCGGTGATGTATTTGCTTGAAGTTGGACACACAGTGACTTATTATAAAACAAGTGATGGTGGAGAGAATGAGTTTGAACCACATGAAGCCATTGAATTATGCGAAAGGCAGTTTGGAGATAATATAAATAACTTATTTAAGAGACATCAAGAGAACAAAATGAATACCATGAAAAAGTCGAAGTCAATCAATATTCCACCGACATACGATGATATGAGGGCTGTCGCGTCTGCTCCTCCTTTGTATCCACAACAACTCAGTTCATCGGCACCGCCAGCAAATAGAAATTATTTCAATTATTCTGATAATAAATAGGAAGAAACCATGGAAATAATATATATTTTTCTTTTATATGAGTTGCGTAGAACTAACACCAGCCCAAAAGAAGAAAAATATATATAGACATACGCATAGTGGACGCTCAAAGGCAATGGAATTTTCACACATTATGCGGAATACTAAGTTCGATTTGACGCGGAAGAATGTGAATTGTGCTACTGGGGGACCCATTATTACTGAATAATGGGTACAAGTTAGTAAATTGCTAGCATCGGATTCAAGTGATAATGATACTTTTGGGCGAGATGTTTCTATTTATGGCGATTACATAGTTGTTGGTGCTTTTAGAAACAATACACCTCCTTACATAGAGAACGGCGCTGTTTATATTTATAAAAAAAATGACAATGGTTCATATGGAGATCCGTCCGGTTCAGTCTATATAGAAAATTACAAATTGCTAGCATCAGATTTAAGTGATGAAGATTGGTTTGGTGTGGAGAGTGACATTTATGGCGATTACATAGTTGTTGGTGCAACTAGAAAAGATATACCTCCTCACGAGGATAACGGCGCAGCATATGTATTTAAAAAACAGTTAACTACAAATTAATCTGTTCCAAATCCGCGAATTTCCAGTATTCAACCGCCCCATTCGGTAGAGGTCTCTTGACAATAAACGGAATCTTCTTTTGTTCATACTCCATCATTGCAATCGTATAGCCATCGATGACGTGTTCCGGCACATCAATCATAACCGCAGCGCCACAATTAATTTGCTTCGATCTAACACCAAGAATGCGTGCTTTCTCAAATTTAGAGACAAACGGCAGTGTCTTATGAAAATTGTCTACAATCTGACCGTCTTGATTGCGAACAATGGTTGAAAGCGTCGCGATTTCGTCATAATTGTGAGTCTGAATCTCAGGGTGAAAGCTAATCAAGTAGTCTTTGCTTATTTCACCCTCAAATTTGCGCAAATTCATCTCACTTTCCTCATCTCCCAGTTTTACTGCAGTTGAAATTCCACCACTTGCAATTTTTTTAAATGTCTCACAATCAATAAACTTGCTATTCTTGTTTCTGCGGGTCTTTTTCTTCGATCCACCAACCTCTTCTTCGTAACCACCACCAGGACTAATGTCTTCTTCTTCTTCTTGTTCTTCTTCTTGTTCTTCTTCTTGTTCTTCTGGTTCTTCTGGTTCTACTTCTGATTCGCTTGTCTCTTCCTCTTCTTCCTCTTCTTCTTCTTCATCTCCTTCAACGTGTTCTTCTTCTTCTTGAAGAAGTTCTTCAACATTCGGTGGTTCTTGATCGTTGTTGGACATCGTTGTATAATATTACAGGAGAACAAATGTTTAAACCAATTAAAAAGATTTAAACATTTCAATTTTTTCCAACTTTAATTCTTGTCATCTGTCTTCCAAATTGTATCGCAAGTAGTGCAAATATACACATATTTCATATTAATCTCATCATAACGGATGTTGATGACGCTTCTCTCAGTCGGTTTCTTGGCGTCATTAGTTGAACATTTCACATTCGGACAAGGAACACTCTTAATTCTAGGCAATGTGGGGTCAATCTTGGTGTATTTGTTAATGATGTGATGAAACTGCTGTTCAGACCCCTTTAAATGGAGTTCAGACACAATCATGTTGTCTTCGGTGATATTTGTCTCTTCATTTCCACATTTGCGACAATAATACACGAGCTTGCTTTCATCCTCTTCACTAATTTTAATGTAATACATGTTGTCACAGACTTCGCAGAAATACATGTTGTGTTTGTATATTAGGTTGATAAATAATTGTATTTAATTCTTTTATCAGTTTGTTTCAATTTTTTCATATTTTATTTTTAGTGGATTCGAGGATATTCAACAACGATTCAAAATCGACGACAACGCTCATTCCTCTATAATTTATTTCATCAAACTCATATCTCGTTTTACCAGGTAAAGTCTCTAAATGTTTTGTGACATTTTCGCGTATTCTCTCAAAATTCTCTAAAAAGTGTTTTTTCATAATGGAGTGAAATGAAATAAATTCTTGTGGCATAATTTCCCTAGTAACCATTTTACAAATTGCCGATTCTACATTCTTATATGCGATTACTTTTGTATATGTGTTAATCAAGTTGGCGTGCGACGACATTTCATAACCTGGTTCATTTGTTAGGGGTTTGTCATTTAACACCATAATCAAACTCATAAGAATGGACCGAATTGTTTGACACGAAGTCCATCGTTCTCCTTTCCAAGTATTGAGAATTGAGAGACAAACTCTTCCGTTTACATACAAATTCGGATTAAATCGGGTTCTCTCTCGGTCATCAGTCATAAACGTCAACTGTGGTGGAGAATGTGGGTAATTACACGGGAAGTTCAGTTTGAATAAGTAGAATCCATCTGAGTATGGTGTATCTGTTGGGCCAATGATCATCGCATATCCAACAAACATATTTTCATCCGAATGAACATAATAAATACCTTGGTCGGCAAGTGGGTTCTTAACAACATCGACGACGTCTTTTAACAGGCGTTTTCTTGTTTCGTCAGTGATGACCTTATTAACTACATTATACAAATCATTTTCATCCATTATTGCTAGTAATTATATTATTTATCAAGCAACATTTAAATTGGTTAAATATAAAGATAATTGAAACCGACATTTTCAATAAAATGTGTAAAACATCCAATTTGAAAAATTGATATAAAATTTTACTGCCATAATATAAGCATCCACACAAAATGGCAAACATGACAGCAACATCGACGTCGACAATCAAGAATCTGGATGACTTTTTGGCAAATCACAAAACTAAAATAAGAACAGAGATTACGCACACACGAATGCCAGACAAAGACCTCGGCATTTACGGTGGTGCTTATTGCATTCCGAAAGAAAAGATGAATGAGTTTTACAAGTTATATACAAAGAAGGTTTTCATTGACAAGAAGAATGAGCATTTGACTGAATGCCAACTCAAGGGCGACTCTGACAAGAAACGGCCCATTGTGCTTGATTTTGATTTTCGCTACGAAGCATCTATTATTGAACGACAGCATAGTTCAGAACATTTGAACGACCTCGTTGAACTGGTTGTCGAGACGCTCAACAAAATCATCGAGATACCTCGCAAAAAGGCGTTTGATGTCTATGTTATGGAGAAGGAAGACGTAAATGTCGTCTGCGAGGATGACAAGGAAGAAACAAAGGATGGAATACACTTGTTCATTGGAATAGCGGCAGACAAGAAGGTGCAGATGATATTGAGAGAAGAACTTCTCAAGGACATTGCTAATGTATTTGGCGAACTCCCACTTACCAATGGGTATGACTCAGTGATTGACGCCGGAATCAGTGATGGTCACACAAATTGGACTGTTTATGGGTCTCGCAAGCCAGGACATCAGGCATATCAAGTCACGAAGTATTTCAGTCTCGAATATACAAATGAAGGCGAAATTGAGTGGGACGAGTTGAAAGACTTGTCTCGGGTGAATAGCAAGCCGATGGAAATAGCAATGAAGTTGTCAGTACGAAATGATGGATACGAGCAGTTTCCTATTCGCGATGCGTTTCAAAAGCGTTATGATAATGTTAGTGCGAGCGACAAGAAACGAAAACTCAAGGTTTCGGGTGGTGGAGGTGATGATATTAAGTCGCAAGTTCTCGGTGGAGTGCCGATTTCATACCTTGAGGAGCACAAATATGAGGGAATTACGTGTGTTGACGACCTTGAAGAGATTACAAATTATTACATCGACCATTTGGAAGAAGACAAATACAAATCCCGCGATGTTCACGCATATGTTATGGCTCTTCCTGAGAAATATTACGATAATTACCAAGAATGGATTCGTGTTGGATGGGCACTACACAACACGAATCCTCAACTATTCTTGACCTGGATGCTTTTTAGTAGCAAATCTCAGGGAAAGTTTCGCGTATTTGACATACCCACACATTATGAGACGTGGGTTCACATGCGATACAACAACGACACATTTAAGACGTTTAGCGACAAGTCGATAATTTACTGGTTGAAGCGAGACGCGCCCGAGGAATACACGCGAATCAACCGCCAAACGACTGACTACTACTTGATGAAGTCGCTTGAGGCTGAATCTCCCGCAGAATGTGACATAGCCAGAGTTTTGTATTCGCTCTACAAGGAGAAATTTCGCTGCGCAAGTATTAAAAATAAGGTTTGGTATGAATTCATTAATGGCCGTTGGGTTGAGATTGATTCAGGCACTACATTGCGAACGAAAATTTCGCGTGAAGTGTTCTCGTTGTATGCTGGTAAGAGTTCGGAATTGGGTCCGAAAACGGCGTGTGCTGATGGCGACAGCGAGGAAGAGAAAAAGCTGGCGTCTTATTACAGGAAGCTGTGCACCCGTCTTACTAACTTGTCACTTCAACTGAAAAAGACGACATTTAAGAATAACGTGATGCGTGAGGCGTGCGATGAGTTTTATGAGGAGGACTTCTTGGATAAGTTGGACATCAACCCCTATTTGATGTGTTTTGAAAATGGTGTGGTGGATTTCAAGGAGAAGCGGTTTCGCAAGGGTATGCCCGAGGACTATTTGTCTCTATCAACTGGGACGAATTACACTGAATACAATGCGAATAACCCGAAGATGGTTCATGCTCGCGAGGAAATCAACACCTTCATGCGACAACTTTTCCCAGACGAGGAACTCAACAAGTATGCGTGGGACCACTTGGCATCAGTTCTAATTGGTGTGAATCTCAACCAAACATTTAACTGTTATTTAGGTGGCGGTCGCAACGGTAAGAGCAAACTGACGAAGTTGATGAGTATGATTCTTGGTAAATATCAGGGTGTTGTCCCGATTTCGTTGGTGACGTCAAAGAGGCAAAACATTGGTGCGTGTTCGCCTGAAATCGCACATTTGAAGGGTATCAGGTATGCTGTTATGCAGGAGCCGTCCAAAGGAGACATTCTAAATGACGGAATTATGAAGGAGATTACTGGTTCTGACCCCATTACTGGTCGTGCTCTCTGGCAAGATGAGGTTACATTTGTGCCGCAACTTACACTGGTGGTTTGCACGAACAATATGTTTGAACTTAGAAGCACAGATGACGGCACGATGCGGCGATTCCGTCTGGTGGATTTCAAGTCAAAGTTCGTTGAGACACCAGATTCCTCAAGCAAATATGAGTTTTTGGTGGACTTAAAAATTGAGGAGAAGTTTATTGATTGGGCTCCAGTCTTTATGGATATGTTGGTAAAGCGCGCGTATCAGACTGACGGGTTTGTCAAGGATTGTCCGATGGTAATGCACTCCACTCAAAAATACGAGCAACAGCAGAACCACGTTAAGGCGTTCTTTAACGAGAAGATAGTTAAGGATGACAATGGAACGGTTAAGAAGACAGAGCTAGCGGAGGAGTTTAAGGCGTGGTTTGATGTGGAGCAAGGTAAGGGAGCGAAGGCACCGAAGACTAAGGAGTTGTATGATTACATCACGAAAATTACAGGGACAGAGGCTACAAAGGGTGGATGGAAGGGTTATCGCATTGTTTATGACGACAACGCGGAAAACATTGATTAATTCATTATGTTGTTATAAAACGAAATAGGAATGATTGACTGTAATACACGGCCAATTCCATCTTTTTTATGTCTCTGTAAAAGCGGTGTAAGCACGCTATTAATAAACCACGCAAAATGATAAGAAATAAAGCGGAGACCAAGTTCATTTATGTGGTTTAATTCGCACTTTCCATCTTTTTCAACGCGAATGTTGTTTAGTTCTCTCAAGTTATGAATGTCGTCTTCATGCACTATTTTATATTGAATAACCTTGCGATTGCGACCGACGTTGTTAATCATTCCACAATGAAGAATATCCGCATTAAATAACACGCAAGTATTTTTCTCTCCACTTATATTCGTTGAACGAGACCAGATAAATGGGAATTGGTTGTGACTATTTGGTGTAATTGAGAGAAAATCACCATCGTATTCGTAAATAATCGCCGTGTATGTTGGGTGGATAGTATTGAAATAGTGTTGCCCGCTTGTTACATCACGATGGTATGTTGATAGCGAACATCCTTTAATGTAGTAATAATAGTCTAAAAACTTATATCCTGGAGGCAATTTTGAGAGAAACTCGTGTTCAACTGCGAATCTTTTTTGAACAGGGGTCAGACCATCAAGATGTTTCTTAGTAGTCCAATGAGTGAAACCTTCTGTCATTATAGTTGGATGTTTGTCGAGAGAAAGAGAGAAAGAATAATATAAAAAATAAGTAAGAACTATTATTGCTAAAATAAGTAACAGAGGTTGTATTTTCGCAACCATATATTCTCGGTTTAAAATAAGTTTTTAAACTGTTGCCAATTAAAAATGCTTTTGTGTAGAAACAGAAAAGCATTTTCTGCCGACGAACAACAAACCTCTCTTATGTTACATAAATTCGTTGAGCGCCTAGTATAGTGTGTTGATGTAAGAGACACCAAACATTTTTTAAATTGTTGCTGTATGTTTTCGATTGTAACCACGAATATGGGATTTCCGTGGCTATTAGCTGAAAACGAAATGTATATATAGCGGTGGTAGGATTCGAACCTACGTGGGCAGAGCCCTGTAATCATTGTCAATTGCTGTGTGGTTCTAATTAAATGCGAGAACACCTTTTAAAATTACCTCCTTAACCACTCGGACACACCGCCAACATATACTAACATAGTTTCTTTAAGTAGGTTTTTACATCTTTTAACATTTATATTTTCTTCCAAGAACAAATGTTATTTTTGTTTGGTTTAGATATATATTTGTTCCCATCATTACCAACAATTGTTTTATTACAATTTTCATTTGCTGGGTATGGAGGAGATTTTCTATTTTTATATTTTTTTAATGTTTTTATAGCATTTTTACCAGAAACACTTTTAAGTTTTTCAGTCATATTTTTACGTTGTTTTATGTTTAATCCTAAAGGATTTGTTTTAGTTTTTAATGCATATTTTAAATTACGTATCCATGATGTTTTACAACTTTCTTTACAATTTCCATTTCCTATTGCCGATAATATTTTCATAGCTCCATTATAACTACTAATAAATGGCATATATATAAAGTAAAATATAATTTACCTCATACAAAATGTAAAACACTTAATTTTTGAGAGAATTCGTTATTTCTTCCTCTTTATTCACATAATCCAGCTTGACATCTGCCATTCTTACTGCATTTGTAAGCCGAACAATCCACCTAATTACATATGGATACAACAGAATCATCGCCAAATAAATGTATGGTTGTCGTGTAGTATAAGAGCCATTATAAATAACTACAACAACGAAGATTATAATTACCATCCAATAAATCTGCCGAAACAAGCGATTCCATTTGTTGGTCTGCTCTACATCTTGTTCGTCATAATATCCACCACGGTATCCAATTTCAGAGTCTGCCGTTTTTCTCTCAATTTCCGCTTTCGTAGCCTCCAATTCATCCACCGTTTTCTTCCTCAATTCAAACAAATAAGTCTTGTATTTGGTGAGATCCGTTATGCTGATTTCCTGGTCTTTTATAATCGCGTCTTGTTTGGCGAACTTGGATTTCAAATCTCCCGCCAATTCCGCGACTTCTCTGTTAGATTCTACTTCCTTTTTTCTCTCATACTCTGCCGATTTTCCTGAATAAACATAATATTTCTCTTCAGCTTGGTCTACTATACGTGGTGCCTCGCGCATTTGGTTGAGTGCCTTTTGGTATTCAACGAAGAGGTCTTGTTCTCGTTTTCTCTGTTGACATCCAGCGTCACACTGAGGTTGAATATTAAAATTCGCCTTTTTTATGAGTTCGGCCAATTTAGCATCCATTGTTGTTATATTATGTGGGCATTAAATTATGGCCGATGGCTTTAAATTATGGCCGATGGCATTAAATTATGGCCGATGGCTTTAAATTATGGCCGATGGCATTAAATTATGGCCGATGGCTTTAACATCGCACATAATCCATTTGAATTACCGACGAAATAACTCGTTGTCCATTACATTTAAAAAGCCGCGAAATTCTCAACATTTGGCATCGACAAACTGGCCGATGGTGGCGCAATTCTCTCTATCTTAACACGGTCTACACTTCCATTAAGACCAAACGCACTGACACCATCGCCATAAACCTTTTGAATTTCTTCGCCGGCGGATTTTGTATAACCACTTAATTGTTGTTTTGCGTCATCATAACTGGTTTCTGCCCCATAAAGCATCTTCACAAAAGCCCGTTTGTCGTGGTCGAGAACTGTTTCATAACCAGGTTGCGACTGTTGAACAACTAGATCACTTGAGAAATTGTATTTATCAAAGTTCAAAGGAGAACGGGCGCCAATGTCAAGTAATTTACGGCCAACCATAATGATAGCAACAACAAGCACAACCGCTATTATTCCAGTTGAGAGAAAATCCGGTAAAACACCAAGTTGTGCTGTTTTATTCAATAAAACCATTGAAACCGCCGCCAGAAATATGTAAAACATGACCGTCTTATAAGCATCATAACGCTGGGCTTCATAAGACCCAATCTCAACCATACGCAATTTGTCATTTTTCATCTCTTCTAACTTTCGAACTTGGGTTTTCATATCAGTCAGTTGTGCCTCGGCTACTTTTGCTAAAGCAAGCTGACTAGCAAGACCTTTCTGAGTGCCGGTTAAATCACTCTGGTCTCCAGTAAATTGTCCCTGAATTTGCTTGAACATGTTCAATCTCATTTGAGTAAGTTGGTCAATCTGGTCCATTATGCGTCCTTGCTTGCCATAATCAATGGGTTGTTCGTCATTATCACTGCTGGGTGTATCAACAATCCACTTTTTATTTTTACAAACCCAGTTCTTATTTCCTGAACCTGGTTTTCCAGAAAGGCATTTTTGCCCTTCAATCGTGCAATCATACCCATAACAACTATCTGCGTTTGGAATAGTTGTGAGAGCCTGTTTTGCGCTAGTCGTTTCAAGCTCTTTATAAAGTGATTCTTCCATTTGTTGAAGACGTTTAATATCGTCTAATGTGGAACTTGTTGGGTCATATTGTCCGCTCATTTATATATTAATGAGATTTAATACTTTAATGATGTTCAGAAACAACACTAGTACTCTTGGCTCCGCCAAATAGTAAGTATCCAATGGCAACAGCAGTTCCACCCGCAATTAACAGATATTTGAGAGAACTCGCAGACACTATGGCTGAATTATCTGTCATAGTTGCATCAAGTGTCGTGGTTTGTTCCATAATTCGGCGCAACTTATCTTTTTGCTTCTTAAGTTCAAGTAGTTGGTTCTTAATTATTGTATCGGTATTCTTGCTTGCTTTTTCATAACCAACTGAAGACACCCGTAATTTAGATGATTCTCTCAGTATTCTAGAAGATAGTTCTATTAACTTGTCATTTAGCGCTACTAAAGTGGGATGAATGTCATCTTTAATTGCCGACGTGTTACACGATGTGAAATTGTCGCCACCAGCCATAGCCAAATAGTTGTCGTGTGAAACTCCGACCAAATTCGTGGGGCATCCCTCGGGAATTGGGACAGTGCTATCTTTCATATGTCTTACTCCCTTTTCATCAACCCACGAGACCTCTTTTGTCTCTGAGTCTTGAATCATCTGTCCTTCAAGTCCGCACACTTCCTTCTCAGCCAGGTTGGCACCAACAGGAATCTGCGCTATAGTGGCGCTATCCAGAACCATATTTGTGCCAGTTACACACGAATTATCTGATGCGAATTTGCGTAAATAGCCAAACTTGTTTATCATATATTTCTCTCCAGTAAGCGTGGATACTAAACTATTCGCATACTTCGCGGTCGGTGAGTTTTGATGTTTAATTAAATCGGCGACATATTGATTGTATGCGGCAGAATATTGTGCGAGAGTCTGGTCGAATTCGCTCTTGAGTTGGTCGAGCATCGAATTGTTGGCGAATCCCTCCTTTCTGTATGACTTTATTTTCCGGTTAAATGCCGCGCCTTGTTTGAGAGAAGACGTTGGCTTATCAACTATTAACAGATTTCTTAACATATATAATTTACCCGAAGAAAAATAAAACCAATCACATACTTTTGAACTAATAACATCACACAGTTCTAAACCTTATTATGTTAAACATAGTTACGCGATTAATGATAGTTATTTTTAATTCACAACAATATAAAAATATAAAACTATAATATAACAGAGAACTATGAACGAAGAACAATTATCATGGGAGATTATTGACAAATACTTTAAGGAGACGCCACATAATCTCGTTAAACATCACATCGACTCCTACAACGACTTTGTTAAAAACGGTATCAAACAGAATTTCAGAGAGAAGAACCCCATTAAAATATATAAGAAGCAAAACGCCGATACAAAAGAGTTTGACTATCAATGCCGTCTTTATTTTGGTGGAAAAGATGGCAACAAGGTTTACTATGGACGTCCTATGATTTACGACGATGGCGACCGAAGCCACTATATGTATCCTAATGAGGCCAGATTGCGCAATATGACATATGGAATGACAGTTCACTACGACGTCGATGCCGAATTCACGATTCTCACTGAATCCGGCGAACGAATTGAGAAAACAATAACGCTTGAAAAGATCTTCTTGGGGCGTTTGCCAATTATGATTCAGAGCGATTTATGTGTGCTCGGTGGTCTCTCTCCGGATGTCCGCTTCAATATGGGTGAATGTCGCAATGATCCCGGTGGTTATTTCGTTATTGACGGTAAAGAGAAATTAATTGTTAGTCAAGAGAAATTCGCAGACAATATGCTCAACATTTCTGACAAGGGCACTGAAGAATACACACATTCAGCCGAGATTCGTTCTGTGTCTGAGGATGTCTCCAAGCCAATTCGTAAGCTCTCCATTCGCATTATGAGCGGCACGTCTTCTCTCCAAGGCGGTAATATAGTCGTCAATATTCCTAACGTCAGAAAACCCGTGCCCCTTTTTATTCTTATGCGTACTCTCGGAGTGATTAGCGACAAAGAAATCATTCAGCATTGTCTCCTTAACATCGACGAGAATTCCAACTATCTCGAACTATTTAGGGCGAGTATTCACGATGCTGGGCCGATTTTCACTCAAGAAACGGCGATTGACTATATTAAACACCTGACGAAAACGAAGACGACAGCATCAGTAATGCATATTCTCATGGATTATTTACTCCCTCATTTGGGCGAGCTCAACTTCAAAGATAAGGCACTTTACATTGGATACATTGTGAGGCGTTTGCTGAGAGTTGTGAAAAAGGAGGAAACGGCGACAGACCGCGATAGTTTCAAGTTTAAACGCATCCAAACCACAGGCAATCTTCTCTATGAGCTCTTTAGAGAATACTGGAACCTGGAGACGAAAGAGATTTATAAGAAGTTCGACAAGGAATACTATTTCCATGAGAACGTTTATCAGAATCAAGATTTCATTTCTCTCATTGAGAAGTTTTACACGAATGCCTTTAAAGACCGTACTCTGGAAGCCGGATTTCGCAAGGCATTCAAAGGAAATTGGGGTTCTCAAGAGCATACGCATATCGATGGTGTCGTTCAAGACTTGAATCGTCTGTCATTTAATTCAGCCGTTTCTATCTTACGCAAGGTGAATTTGCCAATCGACAGCAGCGCAAAGGTGGTAGGCCCGCGTATTCTTCACATGACTCAGTGGGGTATTATTGATCCACTTGATACACCCGACGGAGGTAGCATAGGTTTAAACAAGCATCTTGCAATTATGACGCACATTACCAATGGAGAGAGTGGCTATCCCTACATTAAGATGCTGAGAGAACTGGGTATGCTTTATTTGGCTGAATGCAATTTTGATATGCTTAATCGCCAAACTAAAGCGTTTGTTAATGGAGCGTGGGTTGGAATTATAAGCAATCCACAAGAACTTCAGGAGCGTCTCAGGGGACTTCGTCGTAATGGTGTCTTTTCTCTATATACGAGCATCCGATTTGACATATTGCGCAATGAATTCCACGTGAATACAGATGCTGGACGCCCTTGTCGCCCGTTAATTCACATTCAAGACAATAAAATAAATTATTACAGGCCCAACATCGTTGATCTATTTAAAACCGGTAAATACACATTTAAGCAGTTGATTAGTGGGTTTCTAGAGGATAAGAGTAAGATTAAGATGGATATGCCGTTGGAGTTGCTACAGGAGACTGCTGGTGTGATTGACTATATCGATACGATGGAGTCAGACGCAGTGTTAATCGCGACTGAACCACGTGATTTCGTTGCTCAACCAGCGACACATATGGAAATTCACCCAACGACCATTCTCGGAGTGATGGGTAATCAAATCATTTTCCCCGAGAATAATCCAGTGTCTCGAAATCAATTCTCGTGCGGACAGAGCAAACAGGGCATTTCTCTCTATCATACGAATTACCAAGTTCGAATTGATAAGATGGGTGTTGTTCTCAATGATGGACAAATTCCGCTTGTTAAAAGCCGATATATGAAATACATTAATAATGAAGAGCATCCTTACGGTGTAAATGCTATTGTGGCTATTATGTCTTACAATGGATACAATGTTGAAGACGCTATTCTCATTAATCGCGGCGCAATCGACCGCGGTCTCTTCAGAATGACGTATTTTTCAATGTATGAAACGCGTGAAGAAAGTAGCAAGGTTTCTGGTTCAATGATTGACAGCAAAATAATGAAGATCGAGGGTCAAAATGTCTTTAAAAAGAAGCCCGGTTATGATTACAGCCAACTTGATGATAACGGGCTCGTCGCGGAAAACACGCTTCTCTCCGATAAAGTGGTTCTCATTGGCCGAGCATCTAATACAGTTGATACACCAGACGCATACGTTGATTCATCTGTTGCTCCCAAGAAAGGCCAGTTGGGCTATGTTGATAAGGCATTTATGACAGACGGTGAAGAAGGCTTCCGAATTGCCAAGGTGCGTGTTCGCGAGGAACGATATCCTTCAATTGGCGACAAGTTTTGTAGTCGTTGCGGACAAAAGGGAACAATCGGACTCATTATTCCTGAGAGCGATATGCCGTTTACTGCCGAGGGAATTCGCCCTGATCTTATCATTAATCCCCACGCGTTGCCTAGTCGTATGACGATTGGTCAATTGATTGAGACGCTTATGGGTAAGGCCGGGACACTTTATGGTGCTTACGGAGATTGCACTGGATTCGTAAATAAAGGTCCTAAACATGAGGAATATGGAGAGATGTTGTCAAATATGGGTTATCATTCAAGCGGAAATGAGGTGCTATACAATGGAATGAATGGCGAACAAATGGAGAGCGACATTTTCATCGGTCCTTCTTATTATATGCGTCTTAAGCACATGGTAAAAGATAAAATCAACTACCGCACCCGTGGTCCAAGAACAGCATTAACGCGTCAAACCGTTCAAGGTCGCGCAAATGATGGTGGTTTACGTATTGGTGAGATGGAGCGAGATGCTGTCATTGGAAATGGGTTGAATCACTTCTTAAATGAGTCGCATATGGTAAGAGGAGATGAATACTACATGGCTATTTGTAATAACACTGGAACTGTGGCTATTTATAATGAAGACCGTGATTTGTTTTTGAGTCCAGGTGCGGATGGGCCGATTAAGTTTACAACGGCAATAGATGATACAATGAACGTTGAGAATGTGAGTCGATATGGCCGAAGTTTCAGCATTGTTCGCGTTCCATACACATTTAAGTTGCTTATGCAGGAATTAGGAACGATGAACATAAGTATGCGTATTATTACGGAAGACAACATTAATCAATTATACAATATGTCATATAGCAATAATGTGGATGTGTTAAATTCCAATGAGAACATCTTGAAAAAACGAGTTCCACTTGTAAATGATGCCAACAAGAGAGAAGAACAGCAACCAAAGGCAGAAGAACAGCAACCAGCGGCAGAAGAACAGCAACCAGCGGCAGAAGAACAGCAACCAAAGGCAGAAGAACAGCAACCAGCGGCAGAAGAACAGCAACCAGC